AGAGCCATTACATCTTTTAGAGAAGAGGTGATCACTAGATAAGGAGCTTTCTTAATCTGTTCAAAACCTTGAATATAATCCTGAACTTTAATAAACTTCTTGTCTAGAGTTTTGGGCTGATAGATTTTGTACAGTGTACCATCATCTTTAAAGTAACCGTATAAGTAGTTACCTTTAATGGTTAGATCAATGGGACCATCATCACAATCCTTATGCATAGTGTAACTATCTAACGGTCTTACATTATGCTCGTTTAGTAATTTAGATCCAATATTAAACTGGGTCCAAAAATACTGGTCTTGTGTGGTCCAGGACCTGAAAACAAACTGACTAACTTTATATTTAGACGCTTGTTTAAATTTTTGTACATCATATCCTCCGTTATTGTGGAGGACAAAGTCATTATAATTCTCTACTACTAAAGTACAAGCTTTATGATAGTTAAGTCCTGTAATATCTTTTACTAGATCAATTGCAGAACCTCCTTTACCAGAGCTAAAGTCTTTATACTTATACGTATCCTTAGTAGGATCGTAGTATATACACATACTAGGTGTACGTTCTTTAGAATTAAATAAGCTTTTAATCTTTATATCATGCCCGCTAAGCTTTTCACCAAGCTTACAGAAGTGTTCAAATATCCATGATGCTGGGACATCCTTGATGTCATGCACCATATTTTTTATCTTAAACATGATCTAGAGTTAAATGAAGAAGGGGGAGCAATACCTCTCCCCCTGATCTTCTGGGCAGCTAATTACATATCAAAATCACTATTCACTGGCTCAAAGCTAGCTACTGGCTTATTTTGTAAAGCCTTATAGTGATACTGGTTGTTCTTATCAAACTTTTCAAGCTTAGCTTCTTCTGCAGAAACAAACTTGTACTTAGGTAAAGACAACTTAATAATAGTCTTACCGTTGTACTCTTCTTCTGTACCTTTCAAGAACCAATGTAAGTTGTGTCCTTTCAAGATGTATACAGCTTTCTCAACCCAGTCTTCAAGACTAGATGCAGAAATATTATCAATCTGATCTCTTAAGCCAAGTTCTGATGCAATAACTGCAAGCTTGTACATGATCTCATTTTTAGATACGTTACTATCATTGAACTGGTCAGTCCAGATAGTTGCAGATACACGACTAGATTGTCCTGTATACTTAGGTCCGTCTGGGTTATTTTTATCAATAGCCCAACCTTCAAAGCCCTCAGATGCTGGGCCTTCTAATACTAACTCTAAGGTTTTCTTATCACCTTTGTTAGATGTTCTAACTTGCCCACTGTGAATGTGTGCATAAACTACTCCTGCTTGTAGAGATTTAGCTGTACCTCCACCTTGTTTTACTTCTTGTCCTTTTGTACTAAACATACGTCTGTTATTTATTTATGTGAATGAAAAATTGAGTACTAGTTTTCGTAATCTATAATGCTCTGTCTAACAATAGCTAAGTCATTGATAATTTCAAACTCGTCAAACATACCTCTTGGTGCTTTACATGTGTTCTCACCGTTGTTGGCTGTTTCAAATACGTATCTGATAACACCATCTTTGTCTTTCTTAACTTTGCCAAACAAAACTATAGAAAATAATCCTTCTAATGTAAGCTTTTCGTCAACCATTTTACCAATGGTCTTAGCTTTAAACTTTTTCTTACCCTCCATGTCTGTAGATTCTTCAGCATGTGTAAGGATAAATACCATTAAATCTTCTCTTAAGTCTTTAGGCATACGTGCAATACGTGCCAGGTTAGCACCGATCTGGGTAAACTTTTCGTAACCCTTCTCGTCTACTCTCTCAAAGAACTCAAAAGAACTCATATACTGGAAGTCATCAATAACTAAGTTCTTAATATCAGGACGCTTCTCTGAAACATACTTCATGCATGCTTCTATCTGTTGTGATGAACTAGCTGAATATAGATTACCTTTTGGGTTATCTTTACTCCACTGTACATACTTCTTTCTCCACCCTTTAAAAGGTAAAGCTTTGTTAGCTACGTTAATAATGAACGTCTCTGCTGGATCTAGGTTTTCTATACTAGTAGACTTACCTGAACCAGACTCTGCAATAATTAGGATTCCCTGTGCCATATGTTATTTTGTAGATTTAATTAACTCATTTAACCATGTCTTAGAACTTACTGGCTTACCTGTTTGGATAGCGTAGTAGTCTCTAATAGTCATCTCACTGTAAGGAGCATCTTCCATGGTAGCTGGTGCTTTGTAAGCTTGCATAGGCGTCTTAGGTAGAGAAGAAGGTAACTGTTCTTCTTGATCACCAAACCTAGCTGTTTTCTTGATAGCTACTGATGTAGGATTAACTACTCTTAGTTCTTCTAAAGGAACTAGGTAAGATCCTTTTTCATTAAGCTCATACTCTTCTTCAAATGCTGTGCTAAATGGTACTCTGTAAACTTTACGTTCTGCATCTGCAGGTGCAAGATCACGAGTGATTAGCTCAAAGAAGAAACCTTTTTCTTTTCTAAACTCAGAAGAGAAAATACCTACTACCATTCTACCATGCTTGTCATAGAACGGCATCTTCATGTTAAAGTCTGTACGTGGGATTTCTAAGTCATCAATTAAATCTTGATGGAAATCTCTGATAGCTTCTAGCTTAAGTTTTTTAAGCTCTTTAACATCTGTTACTTGTGGTGTGTTACTTGTCATACTGTGTGTTTTTGTTTTATAATTCTTGGCCAACATCAGCCGAAGGTCTTTGTGCATTTCTAGGTCCCCTTGGTGTCCATGTCTGCGGTTGTTGCTGAACTGTAGGTGGAGGAGGAGACTCAATCATACGTTGTCTTTTAAAATCTGTTTGTAAGAAAATGATATTATCATCTGTAGCACCATTACGTAGTTTTAATAAATGTAAGAATACATTTTCTTTACTAGCTTGATAATGCTCTGGCCCGTAGTCTTCTATGTTTAGTGTAAATGGTCTACTTATAGCAAAGACTAAGTCTGAGCCTTGCATAAGAGCATCACCACCAAAGATATCTGATGAACTAGGATAGTTAGCAATTGTACCTGGAGTTCTGCGTGATACATCTTCCATGGTACGGTTAAGCTGTGTAAGGATAATAACAATAACGGGTAGGTCACGCTTTACATCTATAAGCATATCTGCTATATTGTAAAGAGTCTGTAATTTCTCTCTCTCATCTGCTGCTTTTTTTACAAGCCAGCTATGGTCAATAGTTACAATCATAGGTTTACCACCTAGCTCATTAAAATAGTGATGGATAGCTTTCTTCATATCAGCAGAAGTAAGAGGCTTCTTAATACGTATCCTCTGTACGCCAAGCTTTTCTAACTCTTCTGCATCTTTGAGATAGTTTTCCATCTGTTGGTATGCAAAGTCATCAAGCTCTCTTTTAGAAGATAACACTACGTTATAGTCCATAGCAACCTGTGCCGCAAACTCTCTTGCAGCATAGGACTCGTCACCCATCTCAAATTGAAACTCTAGGATAGAAAAATCCTGATCTGGATTAAGTCTTTTAGACTCTCTCAGGATATGACTAATGAACATAGTCTTACCTGCAGCGGGGCGTGCACCTATTGTAACTAGGCTGCCCCACTCTATACCACCAATGGTTGCATTGTTAATAGCATCCCAAGGTGTTTTTAAGGACTTAATACGTCCTTTACGTCTATCATTAATGTATTTTAGACCTTTACGTAAACCTTCAGCGTGCGTAATAGCACCATAGGCTCTCTCTATTTTTTGATCCATGTAAGATTGTATTATAAACTAACTAATGATTTACCAAACACTTCTTGTACGATGTCTTTAGCTTGTGCTAAACTTTTCATACTGGCGTTTAATGAGGCTCTGTGTTCAGCATTTCTGACTACAGTCTCTAGTATCTCAAGGTTTATAATACGTAGATCAGGTCTTGACTCGTCTACTACGGGGAGTGTCTTAAAGAAATCTTTTAAGTCCTCAGAATTGTGGGTTGTGTTACTCATGTTAAATTGTTTAATGTAATTCAAATATATGACTAATTAGGGAAAAAACAAAATTTTTCTAACGGTTTTCCTGAAACCACTTACTATTTTGTTTTTTATACTGTTCCATAGCTGGTTCTAGAATTTCTGGACTTTCTAGTAACAGATCACAGTAGTTTGCTAGTTCAGATACACCAAACTTATCTATAAAGTAGCCACTATTTTTCATAAACTCAAAGTTTACTTTCTCTTTTTCAAAGATGTAATACTCTGTAGCTAAATGAACTATGGGCCATTCATATTCAGGATAAGTTTGAAAGAACTTGATAAACTTATCTTTAAGTTGTGCTACACTTTGCTTAGATACAGCTCCTGATGGCAGTGTACCTTTAGGAAATAACTCTCTATAGTACTTTATCTTATCAAGGAACTGGTCTCCCAGCACTTCACTAGTAACCTTTTTTTTACTTTTGAGGAGAAAGGTTTGAAACTCATCTAAAATTAATACTGCTTTGTCTGTTAGTTGTCCCTCATCATTTATAAATCCTTTAGCTCTACAGATATGTCCTTCAGCTTCTTGGTTTATTATACCAGTAGGCTTAATTCTGTTTCTGCAGCAGTCAAGAAAGTAAATCTGATTGGGGCTGACGTTGTACTTGATTAGTGTTGTCCATAATTGGTGACTCATGCTGTTCTCTGATATGTTTAAGGATAGTAAAATACTTTAGACGAAATGCTTCATTAGTTTCTACTAAGTCAGCAAATGCATTAACGTTGTGAATGATGGTAGTGTGGTCTCTGTTTCCTAGCATTTCACCTATAGAAGTTAAGTTATACTTCATAGACCTAGCCATGTGGCAGAAAATAGATCGTAACTCTACAATGTTTCTTTCTCTAAGCTTAGACTCTAAAGGTATCACCTCATTAAATCTCTTAGGTAAGAAAGGATCAAACATTTTCTTCAGACTATGAAGACTCATGATGGGAATAGAAGTATCCCCATGGACTTTAGAACTGCTGACAATAATAGGATAGTACCCCATTTTTTCATAGAACAGGTCTTTAAACTCTGTGATAAGCTTTTTTTCAAGCTTGTTGGCGTAAGCTGTGGTTTCCATACGTTATTCTAGTTTTATGCACAAATCTAGGTTAATTCCTGGATATTTTGTATATTATAATGTAGGGATTATAGAAAATCTACACTTTAAATATTTATATATAAATACTTTACACAATGGCTAAAAAATTTTATGCCCAAAAAGACGCTCTAGGGTTCCCAATTCCGGGTACTATGATGTCTGTTGCTAGTACAGCTAAAACTCCAGTTGATACTATTGTTATTCCTGCAGCAGACGTAGCTCCAGGTGTTGGTCAATCAGTGGTAGCTCAACCTTCAGGCTTACGTTACTTTGTACGTAAAGATTCTAAAGGAAATATTGTACCTAACACATTGACTATCAGTCTGAAGAAGCCCGCAGGTTCTGTTTATGAGTTTAAACTTTTAAAATAGAATTCTAAATGACTAGAGAGAATCCGTCTATAGCAGCTTTTAAGGTTTGGATATTTCCATCCTTAGTATCTCTTGTTAGTTTACTCATTTGGAATGATGTAAACGAAATAAAAGCTGACGTAAAGTTACTAATGGCTCAGTCTAATATTGACAAGACCAGGATTGATAACTTAGAACGTCAAATGTTTAAAGCTGCATCAGCTCCAATAGCTCCAATTCCAGAAGTACCTGAGTATCAAGAAGTTGTAGCTGTATTACCTGATGACAAAGCTATGAAACTAAAAACAATTAAGTATGACTTTTAAACAATGGGTCTTAGATCTTTTTAAAGATGAGCGTGGATCTACCTCTATTAAACCAGTGGTAGGTTTTATGTGTGCATTGTTTCTATGTATCACTCTTACAGCTAATAGTTTTACCCATGGGGACATTAAACCCTCTGATGCTTTAGTAGATGCTGTAATGTACATCTGTATTGCAGCTTTAATTGGTGATACAGGGGATAAGTTCTCACTTAAAAAGAAAACCGATGAATAAGATATACATCTTTATTATAGGTGTACTAGTAGTCTTTGTTCTTTTACAGAATAAAGGTTGTGTGGGCGGTGGAGACCGTTCTACATCTGATACTACTATTGTACACGATACTACCTGGTTCAAAAAGGATAGTTTAATATACTCAAAACCGTTACCGGCTCAGATTATTCATGATAGTTTGTTTATAGAAGGTAAGACAGAGTACTTAGCTGATACTAATTATGCTGCTCTAAAGGTACAGTTTGATAATCTTGTTAAGATGTACACTGCATTAGCTATATACGTTGACAGTGTAAAGCTTGATACACTTGGTTATGTTGTTGTAACTGACAGTATCAGGGAAAACAAGATAACTGGTAGATCTTGGAAGTATGATTACAAGATTCCATTTGTTACTAAGACAGTAACTGTCACTAATCAAGCTCCTGCTAAAACACAATTGTATGTAGGAGGTGGTATAAATACAACCCAAACTTTAGGATTGCATTCTGCAGAAGCAGGACTTATTCTAAAGACTAAAAAAGATAAGATATACGGACTTAAAGCCGGATCTGATATAAACGGTAACATTTCTTATGGTTTCCAGACTTACTGGAAGATCGGTAAAAAAAATAAATAGTATGAAAAAGATTATTGAATTAGTAAAGAAGTTCTTATTTGGTAGCAAGGTACAGAAGGCTGTAGTTGCTGCTCAGGTAGTGAAAGAAGTTAAGAAAGTAGCTCCTAAAGCTGCTGCTAAGAAGAAGAAGTAGTAAACAATTATAGATATGAACTTAGACAAACTAAAAGGACACGTTCCGGATACTGTGATTGCACAAATTCCTGGCGTAATGGAAAGCTTTGGTGTTAATACACCATTGAGACTGGCTCACTTCTTAGCTCAGTGTGGACATGAATCAGGTGGATTCAGACTTACTCAGGAAAACCTTAACTATTCAGCTAAGGGTCTTATGGGTATTTTTAAGAAATACTTTCCTACACAAGCACTAGCTGACGCTTACGCTCGTAAACCAGAAAAGATTGCTAACCGTGTATACGGTGGACGTATGGGTAATGGTCCTGAAGCATCTGGAGAGGGGTTCAAGTTCCGTGGAAGAGGCTATATCCAATTGACGGGTAAGCAAAACTATACTGCTTTTGATGCTGCTGTACCTGATGATATCCTTGCTAATCCTGATTTAGTATCTACTAAACATGCATTAGCGTCTGCAGCTTGGTTCTGGAAAAAGAACGGACTTAATCTTATTGCTGATACTGGCTCTAGTAATGAAGTAGTAACCAAAATTACTAAGCGTGTAAACGGTGGTACTATTGGTTTAGCTGATCGTATCAAGCATTTTAAAGAGTATCACGCATTACTTGCATAAAAACCAATAACTATGGCAAAAGCTAAAGGATCTGAAGCTAAGAAAATCAGCTTCGGTAAAAGAAGACTTGGTCGTCACAGTAAGACTAGTGGACCAAAACAGAAACATGTTAAAAAATACAGAGGGCAAGGGAGGTAATAACTCTTAGCTCTCACAAAAGAAGAAAGTATGAGGGCTGTTTTACTTAACTACACAAGCAAACTTGGGGACTTTATTGCTAAGATATTTATAGGTATAGTATGTCTATGGATAGCTTTTGCATTAAGCATTCAGGTTTACATGATCTACTTGCACTTTTCTGGGCAAGAAGATAAGACTTTAGCAATTTCTAACTGGTTCAGTTGGAAGTTTGACGGTACGTTCAAAAATGATCCAGGTAATATCTGGTATGAACAACCTAAGAAGATAGATATATCTGCTGTTACTAATAAAGTGGTAGTAGGTTCTCTTGCTGGTAACCGTAACTTAGAATTTGGTGTAAAGAATGTACTAGAAGAAGCACTTCAAGAGAAAGAGTATGAGTTAGACAAGAATGCTAATCTTAAGTTATCTGTAGAGATAATCTATTTAGATGTATTAAAGACGCAATCTAGTTTTTCCGTACTACATAATAATAAAGAGTCAGTCGTCATTAGACTACGTGGTCTTTTATATAAAGAGGGAAAGCTTGAAAAGAAAATTATTGTAGAAGAGTCTGCTGATGAAATATCTATGTCAGCTGTTCTTGTAGATGAAGGGGGTAAATTTAACCAACAAAACTTAAGTTCTGCTTTGAAAAAAGCTTCTGTTTCATTAGTAAATAAACTATTATAATGAAAAAAGTATTACTTTTTGTTACGGTTTTATTGGCTTTTGCTGTACAGGTTTCTGCTCAGCAAAAGTTTAAAGCTTCTACGTTTGTAGGAGGGTCTTCTCTTAACCGAGGAGACACTTTTGACTATATCATCTATGGTAATGGTATGAATAACAACACTACACGTCAGTTGTTATTTGATATTATGTATGATCAGGTAAACTTTGAGTTAGTTTCAGTTAACCATACCGGGACAGGGGGAAACGGTGGTATTCTTCCTCAAAACTCTACAATACAGTTATCTTGGAATAACTATCCTAACTATACCTGGAATTCAGTTACATCAGGATCTGCTGCTAATAACACAGCTAATGGTACTACTAACTATCAATATGCTAGTTATACATTTAATGGAGTTGGTGGACCTAATGCTATTTTAAGAACAACACTATCTTGGGCTACTAATTCACCTATGCCATATAGTGGTTATAGTGATTTTATTAGAATAAGATTTAGACTTAAAGCTGCTTCTACAGCATATACGTTTAATCCTATTAAATTAAACTTTGTAGCAGGTTGGAAAGCAGATGGTACATGGGACAATACAATAATGGAAGCTCCATTATCTACTTCTGTTTTGATGAACCAAAACTTTGGTAAGTATGTGTCAGCTAAAGTAGATATTAACTCTAACTTATTTAATCTATCTAATTTAAGAGTTTCATTTAGAGATACTCTTACTAACCAGGGTGTATTATTTCCTATTACATCTACAGGAGAGGTTGATATTAATCAATCTCAGTTAAATGCTAATACTGTATATGATGTTAGTGTAATGCATGATATGGATCAGTTATATAATATTTATAACAACGCTATTACTATCTCAGATTTTACTTCAGCTCAAGGTGAATTTACATCTATGGGACTGGATGGATCTAATGGTCAAAGTTTAAATACTGGACAATCATTATTTGCTGCAGATATTAACCGTAATAAGTCTATTGATGGTGGTGATCTACCACAATTATTAGCACAAGTAGCTGGTATAGATACTTTAATGATGCTTCCTAATGGTTATACATCAGGTAGTGGTGGATGGATGAGTCTTCCTACATGGAATGCAGCTAATGCTACAACTATTGCAGGTCAAGTAGAATGGGCTTACGTTACTGTAAACGGATACTCTAATGGTATAAGTAAGTTACATATTGATGCAAGAGAGTTTCCTAGTGGTGTTACAGCTGATCAGATTAAATCTGTACAATTGTTTGACGTTTACACTGGCCCTGTTGAGTTTGTAAGTAATGATGGAACATGGGCTATATACAGACTACCATCTTCTCTAACAAAAGTTACTGACGGTTCTAGTACATATATCTCTTCTATAAGAAATATGCAGGGATCTGATTATGGCTTTAGAGCAGAGTTTGAGATGAATACATCTGTAAATAATTCTTGGGGCTCTATTACTAAGTCAAACTGGAAGACTATTACTATGCCTCGTACTTTATTTAAAACAGGCACACTTGGTACTAATGCTGTTTTAGATCTTAAGTATCTTTTATGGGGTGATGTAAATAGATCTCATTCTTCTCAAGTAGTTGCTATGAGTGGAGGAAACACTTCAGTACAGACTAATGCAGTTAATAGCTTGGCTACCAACACTGCTTTTAGAACTATGGCTGTTCAATCTAATAGTACAGGTACTTCAATTACTACACCTGGAAGTTTAAATGTTATTGATGTAAACTTAAATAATTTAACTGTTACATCTAACACTGTAGAAATTCCAGTTAGTATAGATACAAAAGGTGCATCTGTCACTGGATTACAATTTGAATTTACATTTGATCCAGCTAAGATTAAGTTTGAAGAGCTATTAGCTACTGTACCAAACACTTGGTATGTATTTGCAAGCTCTAAAGATGGTCGTGTTAAGTTTGGTGCTCTAGATAAAAACAACTCAGAGGCTATCAAAGGAACTAGTGTACCATTTAAACTTAAATTTAGTACAATAGGTCAAGGTGTTGATATTGTTACATCTGTAAAGGTATCACCTCTTATGGATGCTGCAGATATAAAAGGAAATCAGTTAGGTATTAATCTTAACTCTACTCAAATTAAATTAACAGGTTATAATAACTTCTAAAATGAAAGAGACTAATAAAATACTAGGTATATACTTATTGTTTATATTAATTTTTGTAATTTATTCTTGTACTAAGGTAGAATTAGAAGAGCCTACTCCTATTAATCTAGGCGTACAGTCTACATCTACAAGTATTAAGTCTATTACACAAAGTGGCAATATTATTACAGCTGAGTTTGCTACTACAGTTGGAGCTAAGTATTCTGTATTAATTGTACCATTTGGTAAAGAAGAGCCAGTTAAGAAAGAAGGCTTTACAGCTACAGAAGAAGTAACTAAAAAAGTATTTGATCTTAAACAGCTGGCTAAGCAAGATTATGATCTTATCTTTATAGACATAAACGGTAAAGAAGTTAAACATCCAATAATTATAAAATAGAATATCATGTCAGAAGAAACACAAGAAGAAGGAACCTGGTCAAGTCTTAAGAAGACTATCGTAGGTGTATTAGGTACTGTTGTTACAGCCGGTGGTGTATGGTTAACTACACTATTAGGTGGTGGAGATAAAGAAGCAGCTCCTGTTGCAGCTCCAGCCCCTGTAATTAACATTACTAACTCTAACCAACAAGCTCAACAAGCTGGTGGTGGAACTAAAGTAATTGAAAGAGTTGTAGAAAAACCTGCAGCTCAGCCAGCTCAACCTGCTGCTAAAGTTAAAAAGAAAGAAGGTGATGAGTTTAAGGAAGAAGCACCAAAGTGGTAATTAATTAATAAACGTTTATATGGAAAACAACACACAACCTAGTGGTTTTAAAGAACTACTTAGCTCAATGATGATGAGACGCTGGTTTATTACAGCGTTAGTACTTGGATCTTTTATGCTTATTATAGCAGGTATCTTTACCGCTATTACTTACGGTACAGCAATCCAAGGTGAATGGAAAGAACTATTGTTATTATTACTAGGAGCTTTCATTGGCTCTTATGGTAAGATTATTGATTACTGGTTCTCTGATACTGACAAGGATAAAATGTTAGTACAGAAAATGGATGAAGAAGACGGAGTTTCATTATCACATACTAATGATATGAAAGACTCTAACAAGCCATCTACTCCTCTTGTGGACCCTGCTTTCTTAGCTGCAGCTGATAGAGCTAATGCTCAATCACAAGCTTCTAAAGAAGAGGTTAAAGAAGAAGAAGTAAAGTCTGAAGCTCCAGTTGCTACACCAGCTAAAAAAGGTGTAGAAATTGATGAAGATGGAGACGGTGTAATGGACGGTCTAGACTTTGATGGTGATGGTAAGATTGATGAGTATTTTGCACACCGTCAGTGTGAGCACGTTTGGGGTGACGCTGATGGAGACGGAGATGAAGAATGTCTTAAGTGTGGCAAAATAAAAGATATTGTTTAACTTAATTAACTCCCATGGACTCTGATGAACAAAAGAACCACACTACGGAGAGTAAACTCTCTGAAAGATATAAGTCTAATGCTAGCCATGTTTTTTTTACCACTAGGCTACGATCTTTTATTCAAGACGCTCTTAAACGTCACTGGGAGCTTTTGGGCTACAGATATCATATTCTATTGCTTATCAGGGGTATTTTGGCTTTTGTACTGGGGTCTATCCAAATACTCTAATAAACTGAAGACATGAGAAAGAAATATTTTGTTTGGTTTATGTTTTTTTCCGGCATGCTCCTGGTGGGGCATGCTGGTTTTTCTCAGGTAGCTAAGACTACTACTGAGAATTATAAAGCAGATTTTGAAAAGGCTATTGACATCAGTCAGTTCCTAGATTATGAAGGTAAGCAGATTCCTATCCAGATCTTAAAGGCTGGAATCTCTGAAGAAATGTATGAGTTATTTCCTGAGCTTAAAGAAAAGCGTGTAGGTTTAGGTGTAGCTAACATTTCTATGGAATACTTAGAAAACCTAAACAGATTTAAGTTTACAGAAGACAAAACTGAGATTAAGAACCGTATGGTTAAGCAGTTTCAGGCTTCTCAAGCAGGTATATCAGAAAACAAATTAGACGGCAGGGGGAAAATTAATCTAGCTGAATACTTTGTTACCATTGAATGTTATGACTACTCTATATCAGAGGATGAGTCAGTATATATCAAAGGTGATACCAAGCAGCTACTAGTAACACGTATTGGTCTTCAGGTTAGATTTACAAACGCTGAGACTGGTACAGTTATATCTGGTTCTGGCTTAGGTGAAGCTAAGACTACTAAAGAAACATCTGGTTTGTCAGATGCTAGTTTAGATCCTGTAAAGTTTAATCAATCTTCTATCTCTATTGCTACTAAAAAAGCTCTAGACATTGCTTGTGCAAGAATCCTGGACCGTATGGTTAAAAAGGGAATCTTTGACAAGTAATGAAAAAGTATATTATCACTCTTATTGTTGTAGTAATACTACCATTGTATGGCTATTCTCAAACTTTGGTTCAGACATTTGTTGATCCTTGTACAAAGACTGTTTCTACGTTTGTTATCCCTATTACTGGTAGTACTGTTATCGTTTTTTATAATAAGTCTAAAGTCTTTACTGCAGCTGACGTTAGGAGTGGTGCGTTTAACACGTGGCTTAATCAAGTATATGAAGACTATAGAAAGCTATCTCCTTGTTCTGTGGCTCAAGCTTCAGCAACTAGCACTCAGATTACAGCCGGTGCTGTTTCTGCTGCTGTAAGTGCTGCCGCATCAGCAGCTGCTTCTACTGCCGCTGCTTCAGCTGCCTCCAGTGCAGCATCTCAAGCCGCTAGTTCTGCGGCTTCTTCTGCTTCTAGTAGTGCAGCATCATCTGCAAGTTCTTCTGCAGCAAGTTCAGCTTCTTCCTCAGCTAGTAGCTCTGCTAGTAGTTCAAGCAATTCTCAAGGATCGAGCTCAGAATCTAGTAGCAGCAGCTCTAGCAGTGGGGAAAGTTCTTCAAGTTCTGAATCTAGTAGTTCAGAATCATCTAGTAGTAGCTCAGAATCTAAGTCTGAGTCTAAATCAGAATCTAAATCAAGTGGGGGTGGATCTAAATCTAAGAGTGCAGCTAAAGGCCCTGCTAAAGTAAATCCTATATTATTTAACTCTGACTTTACTGGTGGGCAAAGTCTAGATAATAGTTTCAGTATTATTATGACCGGTGGGATATCTCAGTCTTCTATGACTGGGCAATCTTCCTGGGGACTAACCGGCATGGTGTGGAGCAACTTTCAACAGTTTGCTCTTAGTGGTAGATATACAGCTATGCATTTTGATGCAGGTAAGCTTCAAGGTATATCTAACTTTGGTTTCACTGCAGCCTATGCTTTTGGTACAGTGTTTGGTTTTGGTACCTACGCATACATTTATCCTATGGGTAAGTGGGGTGTGACAGGAGCTAACCTGACTGTTTCTTTTGCTGGAGCAGATTACTTACCTACTCCTTCTAGTGACCCTATGAAACAAATGAGTGTCACTAGTTCTATTCTTCTCTTCTACACAAAGCCTTTTACTCTTACTCGTAGATTAACTTTATCACCAGATATATATTTTTCTGGTAGTCCCCTTGTATATCTTACTAAAGATGGGACATTTACTGAATCTACTGATGTCAGTATACTTTCCGGGATGGGGATTGATTACTCTTTTACTAAAAGATTTAAATTAAACATAGGGCTCAAGACTAGCATAAGTTCTAGTCCTGATATCCCTATGTTATTTTTTGGTGTTATAGGTTCTAAGATAAACCTATAGTGTTACCTTTACGATCTACATTGTACACTTTTGTACCATCAAATACAACCACTTGATTGCTATCTGAGTACTGTTTGATAATATCATCTTTAAAGTGACTAAATCTAGATCCTTTAACACCTATAAAGAATGCTTTATCTGAGTATTCTCTACAAGTATCTTCTGCATCTGTAATAACTATTGCGTTAACACCGTTTTTTTCAATGCTTCTAATAGCATTATCAGTGGTAGTACCACCTGATGTATCAAGCATAGCTAAAGAAATAGGATCGTTCTTGAATTTAGTAACAGAGTTATTAAATAAGTAAACCTCATTTAGCATACCCATCTCACTAAGCTTAACTGTAAATGCTTTACAGAAGTCTAGCTTACTAATTCTATTTCCATGAGCATCTTTAACGCCACAGTTATCAGACATTGATCCTGAAATATCTATGTAGATATCTACCTTACCAATTGACTTTTCATCTTTGACTAGTATATCTTCTGCAAAGATTTTACGTAGTTTAGGATGTAGCTCAATATAGTCATTAAGACCACCTAGATTATCAGAGTTAAACAAGTCTTCATATACAGTCTCTTTCTTAGCACTAAAATAAGAAGCAGATTTATCCATAAGCTTCTTAATCTTATCTTTAAGACTACCTAAAGACATACTAAGCTTAGATAGTTCCTGTACAACCTTTCTGATATAATCTGGACTAAGGTTACCAGCTTGTCTTCCTCCGTCTTTATTAACGTTATCAAACATTTTTTCCTGGGTTTCTTTGTCTACAGATTCATCAAGACCTTTACAAGTATCTGTTGCATCTTTAAGAGCTTGGTCAAGCATGTTCTTAGATTGTTTATCATTAAACATCTTATCCATTGCTTGATCTAGATCATCAGGGTCACCTTCACCATTCATGCCACTCATGAACTGCTGTTGTGTATCTGGATCTATATACTCCATCATAGCAGATCTTACAGCAAAATATGCCATAATATTTCTAGCAAAGATCGTAGACTTAAGGTTACTACCTTCAGTCATAATCTTAGCAACAGGGTTGTTAGCTCTCTCAAGCATTTTGAACTTAGTGTAGTTAGTATCTTCACGGTCTTCAAATTCTAAGTTTTCCATCTTATGATAGAAAAGCTTATGAATGTCTTTAGACATGTGCTTAGGAAACTTTCTATAGTTCTCTTGTACTTTCTTTGTAAAAGTATCATAGTCTGGCTTTTGATCAGGGTTGATCTTAGTACTAGAGGATAGCTTACGGTATGCATCTGCTATTGCATCTTGGTTTTGCATATAAGTATCTACTACAGTATCTACTTTACGCTCATCTATGTAATGCATGTATGGCTTAATAAGATCAGCTTTCTTATAAAAGTTAATCTTACCAAACAATCCATCATCATCGTCATTATAGTAAGACTGTATCTCACCTTTTTTTACTTTCTCAAGAATGGTGTATACATTCTTATATTGTTTAGGACTAGCCATGTTTACAAAGTTATGGGTTATAGTTATGAAGATAGAGATGCACCTACTAATAGATGCATCTCACCTTCATCGTTTAAGAAATAGATCTCACCACTTTTCCAGTAGAAATTTTCTGTTAAGTGTCTATAACCCTGTTCTAGAAAGGGTTGCTAGCATCAACTGGCATAGAAGCATGCTCCATTTCCATTGGACCAGATTCCATCTCAGACATCATAGCTTCTAATTCATTGTTGTCTACATTATCAACACGTGCTGGATGATTCTGTAAGATATACTGCATAGAAAGCTCAATCTCTCCAACTTGACCTGCATCCATAATACCTCTACCCGCATATGTATTGATCAATCCTTCAATCTCTGCAATAGCCAACTCTAACTGAGCATTGGTTTGATAGCTGTGTAGCATCTCCACCTTACTCATTACTGCTTTAACCTCTGGTGACATTAGTTTATTCTGTAATTCAGAACCTGCAGTTTGATCAATCATGATCTGAGCTGTTTTTACAAGAGCCTTATCTACTGAGATATCCCAGATATAAGATACAGCTTTAGAAAGTGTAGGTACGAAAGTAAGTGTACGGTCAGAGCTATGCTGGTAACCAACTTCTAGATATTTTTCTAGCTTAGTTGCTGGAATTTCTACCTCGTTGATTTCCATCTTATTAGGGATACCGATGTTAAACTTCTCACGGTAATCACGGCCACCTTTGTTGTAGTATTTAACCATCTCACCTGCAGATACACGGTTAACTGTATGTTTTAACATAAAACGGTCCCAGAATGGAGAACCTTTCTCTTCTTTAGGGATTTCATTACATGTAGCTACAAACAGTTTCCACTTACATGGAATCTTGTGCTTACCATTGAACAAGAACTTCTCGTTCATTACACCTAACATGGCATTACGGATAGCTGAGCTAGCTTTATCTACCTCGTTGATGATTACAATCTCTGCATCAGCAATAGGTGTGCTAAGAGAGTACTCATTATCTGTAAACAACTTGCCTAAGTCAGGCATACCCTTGATTTCTGATGCTTTAGTTCCTTCATCAGTTTCTAAGATGTAGATCTTCTCAGCAAAGTCTTTTGCTGTCATCTTACCATCTTTGTTTAACCAAGCCTTAGCATAATCAACTACAGTTTTAGTCTTTGCTACACCTGGCTGACCGATTAATAGACATGGTAGTCCTGTTGCTTCAGCCAAAGCTAGCATTTTAAATACTTCCTCTTTATTAATTAGAGAGGTTTCAATCTGACGCACTTCTTGCGTGGTTCTTTTAGTAATAGATTTTACTTTAGACATGTTTCTGTTAATTTTGAATTTTTGTTCTACTGTTTTATCAATTGTTGTATCAACCCAAGTCATTTTACCACCTGAGTCAGTAACTGTTTGTGCGGACATGTGATATCCACCATTAATTCTCCTAGTGAGATCTTTATAAGTTTGCGAAGGCTGAGAGGTCGTCTGCTGTAACTTCATCGTTTCTTTTTGTAGTAGATCCACTACTGATACTTTGTAAGCTGACATCAGAAACTGGTCCGTTGTGCTCTCCTTCAGTGACAGGTACGCTGACCAAAGACTCCTCATGTATGGTGTCTGTAGCGGATACGGTGGTTGTTCCTCCATTATAGTCTTGTTTAGTGTCATCAATTACAGTAAATACTGTTACAGTAGTTTCTGCATCTTTTAATACAGGATGTTTACGGATCATAGCAATCTGCTGATCTTTAGCATTATACTTTTCTTGAATAGATCCATATCCTAGATCATCTCTTTTCAACCATGTTAGACCATTGTCTAAGTCTTCTAAAATTTGAGATACATAGATCTCCACTTTGTTTACTGCCATCTTTGTTAGATTTTAAAGGTTACCAATTAATTTTATACTGAGGCCCGTTGTTTGCTACAATAATCTCATTAGCTTTATTAAATACATCTTTACAGTCCCACTTATGACCAGTATATACTGCAGAAGCAGGGTGTGATGCTTTAAGAACGTAATGGTTTTGTCCAAGTACAGTCTCTAATTCTTGAGCCTTGGCTCCCAATAGGATAAATATTATACCTGAGTTAGTCAAGTTTAACATATCTAGTAAATACATTATAAAGTCATTCCATATATCGTAATGACTACCTACTTTATCTATTTCACAAGTAAGAGCTGTGTTAATTAAGAGTACACCTTGGTTAGCCCAGCGTTTTAAGTCTGGATCTTGATATGTAGGCCACTCTTGATATACAGTACGTTCTATCTCTTCAAAGATATATCTCAAGCTTGGTTGCGGTTTACCTGTATTACTACAGCTAAATGCTATACCATCAGCTACATTCATGCTAGGATAGGGGTCTTGTCCTATAATAACCACTTTAACATCTTTTTCTGGACACTCTTCAAATGCTTTAAAGACATGTTTTAGTGGAGGTGTGAACCTTTTACCTGCTTCTCTTTGTAAATAAAGAGCTTCTAGTATCTTGTCAAAGTCACTAGATTGAATAAAGCCACGTAGTTTTGTGGCCCATCCTGAAGGAGTGAGCTTTTCTATAAGCTTACACTTTATTTCTTCTAGATTTACTGTTTGTGTCATAAACTTTTATAAATTTGTGTAAAACAAACCTAATATTATGTCAAATATTAAGATGATTAAGAAGGATGCATCTATACAAGTAGCCTTCGGCTCTGGTTTTATACAGAAAATACAAGCTATTGTAGTTCATATGGTTAATGAACGTACAGATGAAGAACTTGCTGAGTTTCAGAGGTTAGCTGTAGCAAAAGAAGAACTTACACTAGACTGGATGGAACATCTGTCTACTATGATGCTTCTAATGAATGAGATTGAAACTCAAGCTGAAGAGCAAGGTTTTACTTATGATGCTGACATTAGCCAATTGGACAGTTAACACTAATACCAATATCTATTGCTGCTTGTATAGCTAGTGATAGTTCTTCTCTAGAACATTCACCAAAGCTTTTGGCTAAGAAATACTCTTTGCCACTAACTTCCCTAGCCAAGCATAATCCTGCTTTATCTTTTACTAATAACTTCATGTTATCAAACGGCTCTCCTACATGTAATGCTAATTCTCTTATCATTGCATGTAGCTTAGCTAATTGAGGTAGTGTACCATCATCTTGTTGTACCTCAAAAAAAAACTCTACAATAGTTCCATCTGGAACTTCTGATACAAAGAGTTCATGTTGTTTAGAAACAGCCAAGCTAGAAAACTCTAGCCTGCCGTTCCTCTTTATAAACTTACCATTAAAGGGCTGATGATTCATAGGAAGATATGTTTACATCAAAATACTTAATTTTTCTTGGGTCTAAATCTCTAAGAGCTTCAGCTACCCATCTCTCATCTACAGTGTCTTTATAACAAAGTATGTGTACATAAGCAGTTTCTGTAGGATTAAGACGTAATAAACGTCCTAGTCTTTGAGAAGACTTACGCTCGTTACCATATGCATGCATGATAATACCAGCTCTAAGCTCAGGAATATTAATACCCTCGTTTAGTTGTAGTACACATGATAGTTCTGATATCTTACCTTTTTTAAAATCTTGTAGATTTTGCTCTGACTCTTCATTATTAGAGTGATAAGAGTTCTTACATATCCTATCTGCTTGATCTTGTGTATTACAAAAGATAATACATTTATCTTCTATATCACCAAGAAGCTTCTTTACATATGTTTCCTTGGTTCTAAAATCCATTAGCACCCGCATTCTCATAACTGAAGCTATTTGCTCCTGTTTTTTAGATTGTGCACCTGCTATTCTTTTAGTCCAGTAGTCATAACTTTTACGTTCTGATGTATAAAATTGCTTACCATCTTTCATATTAACAGGTAAACTATTAATATTAGATATAGGCATAGTGTGTACTATAATTCTATAATCATTTAGAATATCATCACTCACTGCATCATCAGTAATATACTTGTAAAGGATAGGACAAAACTGATGTACCATCTTACCTTTTTCAGACTGAAAATGTCTAGGTGGAGTACCAGTTAGGCCCAGTATTCTACCAGTAAACTGTGCTAGAAACACAGTGTGAGATATAAGAAGACTATGACATTCGTCTAAGACCACTATATCATAATGACCTGGATTCTTTTTATGTAAAGACAGATAGGTTGTATATTCAGCATTGTCTAGTGATATACCAAACTTAGCTGCGTCACTATCCCAGCTATCAAATATAGAAACCTTGGGTGCTACAATTAACACTCTAAGCTTCTTCATATTAGCTTTTTGATAGTAATCTATATAACGTAAACCTATTAAGGTTTTACCAACACCCATTGATATGCCCAAGCCACAACGTTTGTTAGCTATGGCCATATCAAGAGCTTCTTGTTGGATTTCATCTCTTTTACTCATCTAATTCATATTCTGCGTAACAAAAATTACTGCATAATGTAATAATTCTAAGCTGTTTACTGCATTCTGCATCAGCTTTACTGATAGAGTCTCTTAGATTGTTAGCTACTACTGCTTGTACAAAGCTACCGCCTTGTAAAACATTATCTCTAGTCATCATTACAGATATCATTACATCTATAATGTGTTCAGATACTTCTGTATTGTATCTGTTTGCAAAGTGGACTGCAGCAGCTCTGTACTTGTCCCTTGTTTCTTGCCAGTTATTATCCATAATATTTAATTTACTTCGTCATCTTCAGGCTCTTCACCCTGCATGATATCAAATTGATCACCAATCTTACGTAAAACATTACCTAATTCTTTAGCTAAGTGTTTTACAGCTTCTGGATCTAATGAGTTTAACCACTCATCTTGCTTTTCTTCAGGACAGTCTTCAAAAGTTGTTGGTTCTCTACGTTCATCTTCATCAAACTTGTGGAAGATATAAATACCTGATAGACTTCTTCTGTTTACTTTTTCCATTACGAATATTGTTTTTTAAGCTCTTTATGACCTTCTTCTGCTTCTTTTACAGTAGCATAGTATACTTGTTTATACACCTTTGACCACATAATTTTCTTATTGTGGTAGCCAAACACTGTACTTAGATACTTACCTTCCCCACTAAGAGAAGCTGTAGTAGAAATATAGTATTGGTCATTAACTACATCTTGTTTACTTAGTTCTGCCATCTTCTTGTTATTTAGCCTCCCATTTCACCTGTGTCTCTCCAGTCGGTATTACCCCACTCATCTTTAAGCTTACGATGTTCCTGGTAAGGAGTTGGTTTATACTTTTTTACGATTGGCATAATCTCTCTTGTTAAAGAACCTGCTGTTTTAGTACCATCAATAACCCATTTTATGATAGTGTTTTCTATAGCACTATATACTTCATCTTCAGTCATTATCTTGTTGTTTACAGATTGAAATAAGTTTATCTATACACGCATTCTCTGCTTCTTCGTAGGTAGAAAAGTTAGTATTCCAACTACCAATAAAAGTGGAGTCTGTTAAAATACCAAAAATATACTCTCTACTATTTTGAGAGCCAAGTGATACCCAAGATACTAAATCATACTTCTCTCTAAACCATCTAAATACTTGGCTTTTAGTAGGAGCATGTAAGTCTTTATCAGGCATGTATAAACCTTCTTCATCTAAATAACACAGGCATAGCTGTCTATTTTCTATTTCATACATACAGAATGTAGGTTCATCAAACCCAAGGCTACATAGTTCTAGTGCTTGATCGAAAGATATAATATCCTTTTCTGGTTCTTTTGTATTACTGCTCATATCTTTTGACTTTTTCTACAGACCATGTATATTCACTATCACTATCAAGACAGAAGTAATAGTGTCCACCCGTTTGTTGTGCTACAAATTTAAACATCCATAAGCTAGTTTTCTTAAGCTCATAAATAATTTCTTCGTTTCCAGACCAACCAAAAGTGTGAATTTCTAATAATCCATCTTCTTCTCTAATAGCATCATCATATGTATAGATTGACTTTATGTAATCTATTAATGGATACATTTCAGGAGTAGTAAACCATTTACCAAATCTATAGTCACCATCTACTGTTTCAGTGCCCCAGTTTCTAATATATAAAAGAGCTTCTGTAGTAGGATAGCCATCCTCATCTAAGAGTTTATCCGGATAAAAATAGTCTAATAATTTATCTTCTTCCATAAGTTATCTGATTTTAATTTCATCTAATAAAACTATCACAAGTATAGGAAGTATACACCAACCAATTATCAAACTACCAAAAATTAAACCCATAAGATCAAGTATACTTATACTAGCAGAGGTTTTAATAGCTCTATGAATTGCAAGAATAAGTGTTATTATACCACTTATGATCATATACTCTTTCATAGATTATTTAATTTTAACTTTGGAATAAGGTGTACCGTCATCTTCTACTCTTATATCATATGTACCTAGAGAGTCAATAACTATGTATTCATGATTAGATATACGATATACTACATCATATTTCTTTTGAAGACTTTCCATATCTTCAGAGGGAGTAGTTACACTACAGCTTGTAAATAATACTAATAAGACAATTAATCTTTTCATAGGTTATTTGTTTTTAGCTATTAGTATGGCAGCAGATAGCTACCTCTTTACCTTTAACTATTTCAATTAATTTTTTAAGACAAGCAAGTTCTGCACTTTCATATGATTCAGTAGTTTCTTTATACACAGCTTCTGGTTTTGCGTAAAATGGTATTTCTCTACCACCTACTATTGTATAAGAAGTTGATGGCTTTAGTAGTTTAATTTCATATCCATTAGGGAAAATTAATGGTAACATAAAGAAATTTCCTTCAATATAATCTCCTCTTTCATTAATAGACCTTTTTGTGATGTACTGATTTCTAAGCCATCTAAATGCTTGTTGGTATAGTGGTGCTTTTAATTCAAACCCAGTACTAAATAAAGTATTTTCTAACTCTTTAGATTGATCATAAATAGCTACTGTATCTTCACCAAAACCTAATTCTTTAAGTTCCAATGCTTGTTCATAAGGGATAAATTCTTTTTTCATAGGTTATTTGTTTTTACGAGCCCAGTTACGCTTAGCTTTCTTTTTTTTATCTACCACAACTTTAGTGCGGTATCTACCATCATAAGCTCCAGCATTAACTTGGTCTTTACGTTTTTGATTATTTTTCATTACAATCTGTTTTCAGATAATCCAAGTTCTTTAGCTTCATTAGGATGAAGCTCTATCCATGTGTGGCAGTTTCTACATACAGGTAACCATGTAGCAATGCGTAGATGGTTTTCACCTCTACCTGCTTTATGATGTACTTCTGTAGCTGCACTAGTACATCCTTGAAGTCTTGCTTTACAAGAAGAGTTAACTACAAGGTATGCAGTACGTATTTTAGAATACTGATCTATAGTCTCCCGCATCTTTTTAGATACAGGAGCTATAGACTTAGGTTTCTCAATACTATACCAGCATTCCTTGCAGTATTTATCTTTTCCTTGAGACTTCCATATGTGTTTCATCTGGTTACAACCAGCACACTGTTTAAGCTTCGGTTGGATCATTTTTAGTATTTAAAGCTGTTTGAGTAGAATGTAATTTACGCTTTAATACATAACTATCCATAACTGGCTTACCTAAAATACTCACAGGTTGTGATATTTTTTCCACCTCTATTGTAGCACCAGCTTCAAGGGTTCTTTCTAACATCATTCTATCTAGATCATTCTCTGGAATAAGAACTAGTTGTGATGTTCCATTAATAACAAATGTATATTGCATCTTTTAATTAAGTTAGTTTGAAAAAATTGTAAGGTAATAATTTAGCTTGTACTAGTCTTTCTGCTATAGCAGTTTCACTTGTTATGCCAAGGTCTCTAAGGGACATAGGACATTCAAGATCTTTGTCATAGTATTCATTTTCAGAAAGAAATTTTACTATAGGAGAGTTAGGAAACATAGCTAATAGTAGACTATCTACTTGTTTGCATATGATTTCTTGCTTCCATCTGTTAAGTAGTTTTTGTACTCTTGTGTAGAGAACAATTACACTTCTCTTCTTTTCTGCAGGCATAGCTTTAAGCTCCTGTGCAGTGTAGAAGTTTAAACCATACAAGGCTTCAGCATATAGCTGTTCTTGTATAGGTGTAAATCCCGGGTGTTCAATCTTCTGATACTTAACTGTACCATAAAGTTGAATTTGTTGAACAGCTGTAGACTCATACTTTATGAATCTGTGCTTGTTCACATCTCCAAAAGACACTACTATGCCTTTAGAGTTAGCTGACACTGTTTTGTTTGGGTTGTGCATGTGGATGTAGATTGTTAGGACATTAATGGATTGGTATAAAAAAGAGAGCTCATTTCTGAGCCCTCTTATTACAATTATAAAGTAGTCTCTTCAGCTAAGATCTTACGTCCTAAGTCCGCAAGAGCACTGTTTTTAAGAGAACTAATTTGTTTTTGTGCAACTTGTACTTCTTTAATCTCAATACTGTTATCATGAGTAATAAGCTCATCATATGCATCTTGATTAGAAGTAAAGAATGTTTGACGATAGATAGGTTGATCATCTATTCTACATACTACACCTGTTTGACCTGCAATCTTAAGATCCTTATCAGGATTCTCAGGATTGAACGGTGTAAGAGATTCTTTTACAATAATTTTACCTGAAAGCTCATAGCCTTCTACAAACCCAGCTTGTGCTAAGTCTTCTACTTTACCCTTAATTAATGCTGAGCGTTTTACTGGCTTTAACCAACCAGCTTCACTGATTTGTGTAACTGATTGCTCAACACGTACGTATCCGTACTCTGGGTTGTTTTGGGATACCCCAATTACGTTACCATTTGTATCTGCGGTAACTCTAACTTTACTTTGTTTCATACGAACATTGTTTTAAAATAAATAAAAAAGCCCCTAGATTTCTCTAGAGGCATACAAGTTTAACATAGGAATTAATTATTCTTCTTCAGGTTGATAGTCTATATCTGTATAACTAATCTTATCTTCATTTGATATATTAGTCAAGTCAGGTAGTACATCAGGAGTTTCTTCTTCATAAACAGCTGAAGATTTCTTTTGTATAACGGAGCCAAACCATGGATCTTCTAATGTGTCACCATAATTATAAGCTATGAGATACTCAAGCTCTTCATCAGTCATTTCAAAATACTGCTCGGTACTTATTTCTATTACCCTTCCGTTAGGTAGTTGATAGAGCATTTCATGGATAGTTTAACTATCATAAAACTAAGTATAATAATAATACATACAACTACTATATAGATAAACTACGGATAATAGAGCTATAAGGTGTTACTCTTTAACCTTTTTGTTCTGGTTATAGAACTTTTTCTTCCAATAAGCATTGGTCTTATTGATAATATCTTGTTTCTCAGATATCTTTTCATTAAGTACTTCTACTTCTTTCTCAAGCTCTTTTACTTTCTTATAGCTTGTAAATAAGCTTTTAAGCCATTCAATCATAATTATAAATTTATTTAAGCTGTAAACTTTTTATATAAGTTACCAAATCTGCCTCCATTTTCAGCAAACTGATTACTTAACTCAGGCATATCTACAAGTTCTATATCTTCTACCAAGTCTCCTGTAGGAGAGACAGACAATCTAATTATTTCATACACATAGCTTTCTATTTTAGCTCCTGTATCTATGGTTAATATTAGAATTTCTTTTTTAATAGGTATTTTCTTGTAGTCATCTACTTTTGGGTCAAAGTCATCTGCTGGAGACTCACGCATCCAAGCTTCTGAGGCCTAAGCCACTGCTTTTATACTAAATCTTTCCTTTACTTTCACAGCTATCTCAGGTATCATTTTATCTACAAACATCTGTTTGCCGCTGTCTGAGTTTGCTATCTTTTCAGGAAGAGGTATATGTACAATAGCGGGCTTATTCTCTTCTAAATGATCAGCTATGATTGTTACAGTTGGTTGTATATTACCAGTCTCTAACAACATTTCTTTCATGTTCTGAAGATACTCATTCTTAATTTCTATAAACTGTTGATCTGTCATAATTAGAATGCATAAGAGTTAAATGATCTATGAGTTTTGTTAGTCTTCTCTAAGAAATAAATTATATCCTCTTCAAATTCTTCTAAACTAGTGCCATCAGCTGATTTCTCAGTGGTATATTCTTTTACAACTAATTGACTTTCAGATATAACAGATACAATCCTACCTTTATAAGAATGTCCTATATAGAAGTCATTACCAACAGATCCTTGAGCTGTAATCCATCTTGGCTCAATGGTTGTAAAAGTATCCACTTCTTCTTTTGTACCATTATCTGTCAATTTGTAAACATTGTAGAGGTCATCTCTATCTGCATGTACATTAAAGATTGGTTTAAAGATTTGTGGATCTTCATGATGGATGTTTACTTCTTGTACAATAGACTTAACTAAGTCCATAGTAATAATAGGTAGCTCAGAAATCATTTTGATTGTACACTCACGTAATTCTGGATGAAGAAGAGTATCATCTACTACTTGCATAATTACATTAAGAGTCATATCATCAAATGTCTTTACATATCTAATACGGCTTGGACGCTGTAATAAGTTACGCTCAATACGTAGTTCATTAGTAGTAAGCAAGAACATAAGTCTATGCTTAGTCTTTAATGCACCATCCATGATAGGAAGTAATGAGTTGTTATATCCATCATAGATTTTCTCAAACTCATCTATAAAGACAATAACGTCTTGTTGTATCTCGTTTAAGAAGGATACTATAGATTTATGGTGAAAAGGAATGATGATAACTGGTAGGTTCATCTCATTACAGATCATTTCTGCAGTAACAGTCTTACCTGTACCCTTAACACCATTAAGTAATACACCAAAGTTTCCAGTAGTTTCTTGCCATGAGCGTTTTACACGGTCTATAAAAGCACGTTCTATACCATATATCTTATATGGAAAGTGAAACTTATCTGTAATCTGTGTAAGATATGGATTCTCAAACTGGTCTAACTGGTATTTGTATATACCTACAGGTAATAAAGGTACCTGTTGACTAATCTCTTTTAAAGCAAAGTTGTTGGCTGATTGTGTCCAGACGTTATTCATGTGTGTTGTTATTTAGTCCCACCACTCGGCAGAATGTCTTTTAAGAATTTCATAAATTAGATTGTCACATTTTTCTTGACGTATATGCCCCATATACAGAGATATAGTTTCTTTATCATCTAAACGTGAATTTTCATTATACTTTTTTAAAGCTGCTCGTTTAGCTCCTGGATATTTTACAATATACTTATCAAGAGTTTCAGATAATGGATCTCCAAGTATATCTTCATCATTAAGAACTATATAGTCATAGCGTTCCATGTCATAATAATCAGCATGCTTACGTTCTATTAGATTAAGAACAACAGTCATCCAGAAATTATCTCTGTCTACATGTACATGTCTATTAGCTTTTACTAAATAAGCACGTTGATGCTCAATCTTCTTCTGAAGCATTTTAGTAATGTAATAGTCATCCCAATCTTTGTCTTTATAAATAGTGGGTGCCCATCTTATAACATTCCATATACCTTGAAAGAAGTTTTTTATACGCCAGTGTATGATTCTTAAGAATCTACTTTTATAGGTTTTATGCTCCCAAGCTGTTTCTTTAGGTATAACTAGTTTAGTATACTGTTTCATCATCTAAGTGTTTAGCTATTTCTCTAAGTGAGTCTGCATGAGTTTTATCTAATATAAATTCATCCCATGCACCGTATCTAGATTTAAATCCAAATATATATTTTATACCATACTTCACACGGTACCAAAAGGACCGTCTAATTAAATGTACATGTACATATGCTTCTGGAGGGTATAAATCTCCACCTTCATCTAAATGTATTATCATTTGATGTTCACAACTATAACAGCTGCATAATAACAATAATTGTTTGTCTGCCATTTTATTTAGTTAGAGGTGTCCAAGCATTCATTGCTCTATCACCATGTTCTATTACACAGGTTCTGCATAATACAGTTATCCAACCTGATGTAACACCAAGATCTTGTTCTGACCTACATTGCTGACAGGTATTGTCACAAATGTATTCTGCCATGCTAATCATACCTTCTATGACATTATCATGACCATTTGTATAAAAGCGTAGACCACCAAACTTCTCTTTCATTTGAGAACAAGTCACTTGTTGTGGTCTATATTCACCATCTTTTGAATAAGTAACATGATTATCTATATAGCTTTGCATACATCCGCAAAGTTTATCTATTATAGATATCCAACCTTTAGGTAAGCCATACCAGTTTACTCTACCTGGATTACCCTCATAGTCTTCAAATATTTTAGGATACTTGTTAATTAGTTCTTCTATAGTCATAATATTAAAATTTAAAAAGGTCTATCTCAGGGTTCCATAGTTCTTACGGATCTACCATTGTCCTGATCAGGCTACTAAGTTGATATACTGTTCGTTTGACGGAGCTCTATCATCATGTCGTACTACTAACTATACACGAACTGTTTGCGGATACTTGTCCTAGGTAATTATATTTAATACGCTACTTAGCTCCTGAGATCAGACCTTTTAATAAATAGCTACTATAACAGTTCAATGCTGGCCGAGGGCTTTAGACTCACTTGAGGCTGCTATAATCAGCTAATGCGTTACAAGAGTTATGCATAACACCGTACAGCTAAACACACCTTAGCAGGATGCTGCTTGCATATGATATTATCACATAACTCTTAATGGGTTTGTGCAAGACTATCACAGGATAGTGCATTTCAGCAAGAATACGTCACTTGGGGAGCACTTAGTATAGTCTGTATTTCTACAGTGCAGGAGAAAATTCCTTACCATACTCAGCTCAACCTTTCGCTACCATGTACGCTCTTTACTAGCTCTGTTGATCAGGCTTGCACAATGACTGGCGTGGGGACAGGACTTAATCATATACTAGCGTGTATATACACCTAATATATGTGCACGTGTCCCACTTGCCTTTAAGAGGGCCCTCCCACTAGCATCCAACAGGTGCATAGTTTCGCAGGCTACCACCTATGTGATATTAGTGCTGGGAGGATGTTATTTTAAGATGATAGTCTTACGGGTCTTTCCTTTACCCATAAACAATCTATCTATTATTCCTTTAGACTGAAGAGTTTCTATACTTCTCTTTATAGTTGACGGACTTGTACCACATTCATCTGCCATACGGTAGACACTAACAGTTAACTCATTAGTTTGACTACCAGCAAATGTACATAAATATGCATACAAGCCTTTGTCTTTTAAGGATAGTTCTGGGTCTCTCATAACTTCGTTAGAGACTTGACCAAAGCCTTTTATTAAACGTGGATTTATGCTTTTCATGTACTATGTGATTGTATTAGATATGTAAAAAATGTAGAGGGAGTCAAAGACTCCCATCTACACCTTACTCACTAACCCTAAATCCTAATCAAAGATATTTTTTAGAAAGTCATCTACGTTAAAATCACCATCTGGACGGCTACTTAGCTTTTGAGTAAGCTGTTTTAAGTATACATCAAAGTTATAGTGTGAGTCTTTAACAATAGATATTCTTTTAATAATAGTATTAACAGTGATGTTATCAATCTCATCCTCTTCTTCTTTCTTGTCATCATCATCATCGTCTCTATCCTTAAGCTCTTGAATAAGATTGATAATACTTAGTTTAAGCTTATCTTCTTTAGATTGATCCTTAGAATTTAAATACTTATACCTACCAAATGCTTCCATAGCCATCTTTTGATGACCATAGAAAGTAAGTAATGTGTATTCGTACTCTAAATCATCAGTAATCATACTAAGAGTACGTTGCAAGTCTCCTGTTACAGTAGACATTTCTTTAGGGGCGTCATCTTCATCCTCAAATAGTTCTATTCTTTGTAAAGCATTAGAAAAAGCTGAAAAGAATATACGTTCACGACATCTAGTTCTTATATAACTAGGAATCTGCATAGCTTCATGAAAATGGTCTTGAGTGTGATCAAACTCTCTGTTTTTTAGTATCATAACACTAATTATAAAAGAGGGACCTGTTACAGTCCCTCTTGTGTGAATTAAATAGACTTTTCAAACTTAAGAACTAAGCTTGTTACTCCTTTGTCACTACGTAGTTCAAAAGAGTTGATTGGGATGATAAACTCACCATGTTTAAGCACACCTTGGTTGTTAACTACAGATTTATCAACTGACTTAGTTGAGTCTGCTTTAACTCTTTTAGTGTACTTTCTAGTAACTCTACCCATGTTCTTGTAATTTTTCTTCTGCTTACGAACATACTGATAAACAGAGTTTGTAGTTCTAGACAACTCTGTAGCCAATGTTTTAGCTACATTGTAGTCAAACTTAAGACTGCCATTAATATATGGCATTAACTTACTGATTTCTTCATTAACGAAGAATTTCTGTGGCTTTTGTTGATTAACCATCTTATTTGTTTTTAGGAATTAATAAATAATCTTTTTACTTAGTTTTAATAATCTTCTGTACAATACGTTGTACTAGTTCTTCTGGAGTATCACTACTGTTAGAGAAGTAATCATCTAACAAGATCATGTTCTTAATACCTTCTACAGAAACCATAGCAGTTTCTCTGATAGTAATACTTTGTTCTCCTGCTCTATAAGAATAGATAGATACGTCAGCCAGCATGCCAGAATGTTTATCCTGTATAGCATGTCTTAGTTCATCTATTTTAGTTCTAATTTCTGACATCTGCTGGTCATACTTACAAAGCTGTTTGTAATCCTTAGAAGCTTTAATATCTTGTTTAATCTTCTCTGCATGAGCAGAGGCATTCTTTTTAAGTTCTTCACGAACTTGTTCTGCTAATGCTTTAGCAATTGTGGGTGTTAGTTTTTTCTGTGACATGATTAGTATGTATGTAAAGAATTAATTTAGAAAATAATCAGCTTAACGTACTGATTGTGGTTGGTGTTCCTTAATGCTAAGCAGCTATGCTGTTAGTGTCAGTGTTTTATTTACTACTGAGACATACTGACTAACATGAAGTTAATCAAAGCAGCAGTCCTTTTCATAAGCCCCCCTCACGACAGCCATATCATCTGTAGTAGCTCATGGTTGATCAGTCCTGTTTTCCAGATTTGAGCATGAGCGTGCCCTACTAGCTCATGCTAGCTTCACCGTCTTTAATTATTTATCCATGAACTCAAAAATGTAAGTATTGGTAAGTGTATCATACACCACCATCATCTGAGTTGCATCAGATCTATCATGTGATATGGTCTGAGGATTAAACTCTTCAGGTAGATCATAAGTTACCTGTTGTAATTTGTAATGCTTAAGAGCATTGTAATAAGTTATGGCTATGCATAGTAGTATAATACCAACAATAGCCACCGTAATTTTATTTATTCTGGTCATGCTTGTTCTATTAAAGGTAATAACTCAAGGGCTTGTTTATAACTATCTGCCCATATACGATAGTCTTTGATGATCCACATAGATTTACCTGTAGTGGTGTTAATCTCATCAGGTGCCGGATCTAACTGGTTATATTCTGGCTCTTCGTTAAGAGAATATGGATTAGGTACTTCACCCCATACAGATTCATCGTTAACAATAGCTACAGGTAACCACACAAAGCCAGATTGTATACCATTCTGTGTAGGTGTAACAATGTTATACTTTGTTAAGAAGTCCATCATACCCTCATTCTCTGAGTAGTCTTTAATAAGCACTTCGTTATCAGCCAGTAATACTTCTGGCATATTGACCGTAGCCACAGCATACGGTTGTCCATCTATTGCATCATTTAATTGTAATGCAATACGGTTGTTAAGGTATCTATCTACCTTAACAGTTATACTTCTCTTATGCCCAAAGGCAGTTAAACTGAATACTTTCATTTGTAATGAATTTAGGAGGTTAATTACTTAATCCAGTAGTTTGTCTTACCTACCACACATCTATATTGTTTTGGTGGATGTGGTTTGTAAGGGTTGTAAACTACACAACTTGTTCCTAGCATAGTGATAATGCTAAGGATTAATAACTTTTTCAATGTACTTGATTTAATGAATTTTAATAAATATGTTTTCTGGGTAGGTGTTATTGAACAGATATAGTACAACAGGACATAACCATAAATCATGATTGTTGTCTTTCACTGTATACCATGCACCTGCGTCAAGTTCTGCTTCATCTATTAGTTCAGATGTATAACCATAATTTGATGATCTAATAAGCTGTACATCATGACCATCAAAGTGTTCATCTGTAAACTCAATAGTGATTGTTCTTTCACCTTTTGCTAGTGTAGATAAGAATGTATCTGCACCTGCCACCATTTCAAGATTGGCTTTGGTGCCAACTCCTGATTCTATGTACTCTGGTAGATCTATGTACCATCGTCCGTTTTCTTCTTGATAAAATTTCTTTACCATATAGTTAGATTAAGAATTAGTAAATGATTTAGGAAGTTAGTTTCCCCTTTGATATGATCTCCAGGGATTCACTAACCATCCATATTAAGTTAAACTGTCATTAGTAGGAATTTGTGCACTTCTAGGAAGCGTGACCACCATACTATTAGGCCAGTGATAAGTAATGATAAACCTATAATAAAGAACACTGTCTCTATTAGGCTGAGTTTGTGGAGCTTTTTCATGGACGTATATAAGAAATAGAAAATATGTAGGTTTTGAGCCTCTACCTACAAAGCCTCTGATCAATGAAGTAGACCAGATAAACTCCTATCGTTAAACTATGCGTTTTTAGTCTTGCGTGCCAGCTTGTACATAGCACGATTGGGCTGATACTCTGACATTCTAGAGTATAATCTCTCTATAGCATGCCATCTGGTACAAGCATACACAGATTGTGTGTACACTTGACCATCTGGCATAACTACTTTGAGGGGGAAAAATCTCATGTTTTCCATAGGAATAAAACTTTTAGTGGGCTCATATTTGAGCTCTCCTTAACACAGTATAGAGTATACTATATAATATCTATGTTAATGGGGTCAAATATGAGCTGTCTTAAAATACTCTTTCAAAATACTCTTCATTCATGATGTAGTACTCACGGGCTGGGAAGATGGCTAACCACCAACCAAGGAACATGCTGTAAGCTATGAACCAGCCGTCAGATGTAATAGTCTCTATATAGGAAGTAAAGAACATACCTACAGTGGAGAGTAAGAGGAAGAAGAATATGTATGAGACAAAGTAGATAACTAATAACATAATAGATTTCATAATATCTAATTATTAAGAGGGTGAGTGAATGGATTAGTGTATTTATAGCTATCTTATCCGCTCCAAAAGGGTGGTTTAGATGCTATTTAAAGGATAAAAGTAAGTGGTAGAGGTTAACTACCACTCACAGTGTCATACGTTAACGTGTATAAATGTTGTTTAATACGTAATGACAACAAAAACTTTGGATGTATATCCAGGTGCTAGCTTGGCTAGTCTAAGCTTTAGGTTAACAAAGCGTAGTTTCATGTATGCATACCAGTTACGGAATACTTCCCAGGTAGCAAACATAAGGTTCTTAGATCTAATCATAAGACATAAGTTAAGGATGGTGGATAAATAGGACAAACTCAGTACTGCATCCTAACAGAAAAACTATATAAGACGTAGTACCGAGTTGTGGTATGACTGAACAGAAAAAAGAAATCTGGGTTAATCCCAGATTCCTTTTCTTTGGGAGTCATCCCAAAGGCTGCCGTCATCCGCTCTGCGGGTGCCGGGGATGACACGGAAGTTTCCGTCGTCATCAATGGACTCTACCACAGAGTCCATGTTACTGGCCCAGAAGGTCACGACAGTACCTTGGTCTGTCGTGGCTCTGAAGGCCACGTTTTTCGTACGTGGGAACGCCTTAGTTTCCACGGTAGAAATGTTGAACGTAAGGTTCTCTGAACCTTCGGTCAAGGCTTGCTTTGCAAGCAGATGCAATGATGTTGCTGCCATAAATTTAAGTTTAACTTGTTAAACGAGGGGGTATTCCCCCGTCAAATTTATGGTGGGGTAGCTTGGTTGGGCGGGTACTCACAACCTCTACTACGGATGTTATCAAGGGGGGGGGTCTATATATGTACACTAAGAGGTGGGGGTTATACACAAATGTTGAAAAATTATTATGGTAAGTTTGGAATCTATTATTAAATTTGTTAAGTTTAAACTTATTAAGTATATTATAATATAAACCAAACAACAAATGATACACAGTTGCAACATCCACTGCCACAGTATAGATATAGATAAAGTGGAGATGATGGGTATAGAAGACAAGGGGCAATGGATGCCGTTTGCTTTCCATCTAGGTGTAGTGGTGGCTATTAAGCTCACCTCTAATGAAGAAGATTCTTTTGTTTACAACTGCACCACGGTTTTTACAGAGCATGGGGATAATTACATTATTGACACCCCGTATTTAGAATTCCTACCAATATTTACAGAATTTAACTTCTCATCCTCTATAGAAGAGGAAGGGGGTGATGATAGTGATTTAGACTTTTAACAATTTAAACAAACCAAAAGATGAGTACTACAGAAAACCAAACAGTAGAAGAACAAAAGGTTCCTACAAAAGAAGAGATCATTGCTTTTATTAACGAGCAGATTGATGTAAAGAAAGTTCAGCTAGAGCTACAGGAGTTAAACACAGGTTTAGCTATGTCTAGAGCAGAAGAACTTAAGGCTTTAGCGTTCATTGCTCAAATGACACAACAGGGAGGGGCTAAGCCACAGGGCACACCTCACACAATTACACAGGAAGACATGGATAATAATCCAGAGCTTGCTGAAGAAGGTATTAAAGTGGGGGATGAAGTGATTATTCCTGAAATGCCTCCTGTAGAAAAGCAGAGATCATTAAAGAAAGAAAAATAAATCAACATGGCATTAGTTAATCAGGTGGATAAAAGAGTGAGGATGACCACTTGGCAGATTGTCAAGTATCAGATACTCACACATTGCTACCTCTTTGATATACCAGTGAGTGAGGCAGATCTAAACTGCCTCACACTTCTGGCTATAGAGGGAGCTCAAGAACTTACACATTTTTGTAACAAAGCACACGACAAGAAGATATTCTCTAGCACACAGTCTGTACGTAACTGTCTAACTAAAGCTGAAAAGAAAGGGCTTATTAAGAAGGAAGGAAAGAATAAGAAAAAGATATTTATTGAGCCCACTCTTAAGCTACATGCACACGGGAATATTCTGTTAGACTATAAATTTTTAAGCGTTGAAGCCTAGAAAATCTAAAGATCTTATTCCTATAGTAGCTGAACAGCTAGGAGTTTCTCAGCAAATGGTGTCAGATGTGACATCGTTTTACTGGCAGGAAATAAGAAAGAGTTTGTCTAGTTTAAAACACGCTCGTATACATGTAACCAATTTAGGAGATTTTACAATCAAACATTGGAAGCTAGATGACAAGATAGAAAAGCTTGAGACGTTTAAAGAAAACTTTAGACAGAAAGGCTTACAAGAAATTGTCACTAGATTTAGAACAGATGAATCTCTTTTTGATCTAAAAGCTATTAAAGCTCTGATGGAAGAAGAGAAACAAAGAAAAGATTTTATTAAGCTTCATAAAACCAAAAGTAATGAATCTAAAAGAGAACATAATAAAGATATGGAAAGCCAAGGGTCAGATACTGGAGGGAGTGACTAATTCTATCTTTAAGAGAGAGGATGTAGAGCAAATTGCACAACAGAGAATGCATATTTGTAAAACATGTGATACATATACAGAAGAAGACACAGGATGCATGGTGGCCGGCACTGGCCCATGTTGCAATCATTTAGTAGGAGGTTGCGGTTGTTCACTAGGGTTCAAAACTAGATCCCTATCTTCAGATTGTCCAAAGGGACACTGGAAAGCTGAAGTGAGTCAGGAAGAAGAGGACATGATTAATCAGAAATTAGGAATATAAACATAAACATATGAGCATTTTGAGATTCACCCCACACGATCACAGTTACACAAGTATTAATCCAGAGGATATAACTAAATGGATATCAGTTACAAGTTTTATTGGTAACTTTAAACAACCATTTGACGCAGATAAGATTGCTGAAAAGACGTCTAAGTCTAAGAAGTCTAAATGGTACGGCATGACGCCAGAAGAAATTAAACAAGCATGGGCTAATGAGGCTCTTAGAGCAACAACATTAGGTACATGGTATCACAACTGCAGAGAATCAGATATATGTTCACTAGAAACAATGGAACGACATGGTAGTACTGTTCCTATTTTTAAACCAATTGAGATTGAGGGTACTAAATTTTCTCCAAACCAGAAGCTCACAGATGGTGTATATCCTGAGCACATGGTTTACCTAAAGAGTGCTGGCTTATGTGGTCAGTCAGATTTAGTAGAAGTGATTAATGGAGAAGTACATATTACAGACTATAAGACTAACAAAGAAATCAAGACAGAAGGCTTTACTAACTGGGAAGGTATAACTACCAAAATGAACTTTCCTGTTAATCATTTAGATGATTGTAACGTAAACCACTATGCATTACAGCTTAGCTTGTACATGTATATTATTCTTAAGCACAATCCAAGACTTAAGCCCGGAGTACTTACTATTCACCACATTGTATTTGAGACAGTGGGTACAGATAAGTTTGGTAACCCAATCACCGCTCTTGATACAAATGGTGATCCTATAGTGAAGGATATTGTACAGTATGATCTTCCATATTTAAAAGCTGAGGTTATTAACTTACTACATTGGTTAGAAGATAACAGAGATAAACTAAAAGCTAAACACTAATGTATAAATTAAGGAACGGTAATTGGATTACAGATCCCATGTTTGATGCAATCATAGATGAGTTTAATAAAAGTCAAGCTAGAAGAATGCAGCTTTTACTAGAGCTTCTTAAAGAGCAGAATAAGAAGAAAAGAAACAGACGTAAAATGACAAAGAATGCCAAGAAAAACCTTGTTAGTTAGTCCTTTAAAGGAAAGGAAACTAATTCCTGAGTTGTGTAAAAAGATAGTGGAAAAATATCCAGACTTAACACCTAAGAACACACTTGTTATTATGGTGAGTCCAGACTATTCTGCTACAGTGGCTATGCATGTAGCTCATCATCTAAGTGCAGATGGAGAAATGTGTGATATCCTACCTATACATGTATCCTATCCTGATGAGACTATAAACAAATATGTTGATAGAGCTACTATGGATTTACATTTCCATTTTCAGTTTACTGATACATTTTATACTAACTATGTTTTAGTAGAAGCAGGCGTAATTCGTGGAGGCACATATACATGGCTTACTAATTTGTTAAAAAAGAAAGTGGTTGGTAATATAATTACTACTACCTTGTATGAAAATGTAGGTAGTAAGTTTAAGAGTGACGTTGTAGGAGAATACTACGATGATAGTAAACAAGATTTAACTTTCTATTTTGAAAGATATAATAAACACTGGAATTAATGGTAAGATTATTTGATATAGCTAATGGTAAGGTGGTTCCTAGTGAACACTGTTACACCTTAAAGTTTTTAAAAGATATTATGGATGAGTATGGTGATGAATCTACTAAGGTGTATTCTTACTTATTCTACATGACATGTCCTAACCCAGATTTAAATCCTTTCTTTGATGTTCCTGAAACAGATAAAGAAGATATCATTCTAGCAGAAGTGGACGGTGATTTTTCTACAGAAGATGATCTTGTAATAAATGGATTACGTATGTGTAAGAAAATGTACGAAACTCCTACATATAGAGCATACCAGGGTATTAAGATTGCACTAGATAACATGGCCGGCTTTATGGCTACAGAAAAAGTGACATCTGGCAGAGACGGATCTGCTACAGCCATCCTTAGAATTGCAGAAAGATTTGACTCTGTTAGACAAAGTTTTAAGGGAGTGTACAGAGACTTAATGGAAGAACAACAGTCTCAAGTTAGAGGAGGACAAAACTTAGCGTATGACCAATAGTAAAAACATGAGAGAGCCAAACAGAGAACGTAAACAAGAAATTAAATATCATGTAACTCTTAATGATGAACAGAGAGAAGCTAGACGTTTAATTATTGAAAACCAGATTGTAATAGTTACAGGTAGAGCTGGTAGTGGTAAATCTTTAGTATGTGCATTAAGTGCACTAGATTTCCTAAATAAGAAGCAGTGTGACCAAATATTTGTAACACGTGCCACTATAGAGGTAGGTAGCTCTTTAGGATTCCTCCCAGGATCTCTAGATGAGAAGTTTAATCCTTATCTAGAAGCTTTTCAGGAGAATCTAGTAAAGTGTGCAGACAAAGTGAAGATTCAGTCTATGGTAAAAGATGAGAAGATCATTGCTTATCCTGTACAGTTTATCCGTGGTAAAACTATAGATGATATCTTAGTTGTAGAAGAAGCACAAAACCTCACTAAAACTGAGATGCTGGCTATTCTAACTAGACTTGGTAAAACAGGTAAGATTATTATTAACGGTGATAATGAACAACAAGACACTAAACATAGTGTTACAGGTTTGACTTATGCTATTGAACTATCTAAAAAGATTAGTGAGATTAAGTGGATCAAACTAAAAGAAAACCATCGTAGTGATATTGTTGGTAAGATACTAGAATATGAGTATAACAAGTAGTAAAATTGTAGAGTGACGAAATTTGGCTGTCTCAGTTATGGCCTTGGCAAACGTACCCACCTGTCTCGTGGGCGGTGATGCAGAAATAGATTGATAATATGGGGTAGACCACCAGCTTGCAAGCGTTGTGTTATCAATTGAATCTCACCTTGGTGGTTCGAGTCCACCCTCTACAGCAAAAGGTTGACTGGAATAACGTACTTTTAACTGTAGAAAGGGCCGTACGTGATCGGTTAGAAATGCCAGTTGTAAAAGCAGATGTCCACGCACCCATCTTCTGCTTTCCTAAATTATTAAATAAAAATATTATGAAACAAGAAGTTTACACAGATTATGAAAACATCAAGGAGTTTTCTCCAGTGGAGGAACAATCAGATGTGAAGTATGAGTTTATGCAAGACTGGGTTTTTCATTTTAACCCTTACACTAGTTTATGGAATGCTATTCCTAGACATTTGTACACTGGTTACTGGAGTAACTATGAAATGAAAGGTATTCTGCGTAGTAAAGACATAAATACACTGTTGTATTTACTACATAGAGGTAAAGGTAATCTTGAGCATATTAATAAGATAACCAGTGTAGATGGTAACAAATAATGTTTAGAGAAATACCTACATACGAGAATGGTCAATGGGACGTAACCACCTTCTATACAAGAGAAGAGTTTAGAGACTTCTTGTTGTTTATTTTTAAAGAGCCTGGTAAGTATAACTTTAATGAAACTAGTAAGATCTTTAATGAAGAAGGTCGTAAGTTTCAAAAACAAGGATATTATTGTGCAGCTCCTGTAAAGACAAAAGACTTTATTGCCTACTGGAATGACCAAAAAGCAAAATGCCGTAATGGAATCATTGTAAAAGACGGTGATGAAAAGTGGTATATAAGCAGAGACTACTATATGTGGTTGAACTTCTTACCTATTTATGACAAAGAAGAGAAAAGGTTTGACTTTGCTAAGGTGAGGGATGCACAATATCACATGGCTCTATATGAGCATTTAGCTGAACTACACTGGAAACACGCTATTATTCTAAAGAAGCGTCAGATAGCCTCTTCTTATTTCCATATGGCTAAGCTTATCAACCAATATTGGTTTGAAGAAGGAGCTGTATTAAAGATAGGGGCTTCTTTAAAAGATTATATAAACGAGAAAGGCTCATGGAAGTTTCTTAATGAATATAAGAACTTCTTAAATGAACACACAGCCTGGTATCGTCCAGCTGAGCCTGACAAGGTTGGGGCATGGCAGCAACAGATTAAGGTGAGGATAGGTGGTCGTGACACGTATAAAGGTTTGAAATCCACGATCAACCTATACTCCTTTGAAAAAGACCCTACACATGGTGTCGGTGGACCTGTAACATACTTCTTTCATGAGGAAGCAGGTATCGCACCTAAGATGGATGACACGTATGGATTTATGAAGCCAGCACTTAAGTCTGGTCACATGATCACTGGTCAGTTTATTGCAGCTGGATCAGTCGGTGATCTAGATCAGTGTGAGCCAATGAAGGAATATATCCTACACCCAGAAGAGAATGGCTTCTATGGGGTAGAAAGTAGCCTTGTAGACAAGGACGGAACAATTGGTATAACTGGTCTATTTATTCCAGAACAGTGGTCTATGCCCCCTTATATTGATCAGTGGGGCAACTCTAAGGTGGAGGAAGCTTTAGAGGCTCTAGAGAAAGAATTTGAGAAGATGAAAAGGGATTTAGACCCGGCAGCTTATCAACTTACTGTATCTCAGCAACCACGTTGTATTGAAGAAGCTTTTGCTACCCGTAAAGTGAGTGTGTTCCCTCCACACTTGGTTGCTAAACAGATGCAACGTATTCAGGATAAAGAATATTCTGTAGAATACTTAGAGCTTTCTAGAAATGCTGAGGGTAAGATAGTAGACAAACCATCTAGAAAGATTCCTATCATGGAGTTTCCTATATCTAAAAAGACTGAAGACAAAGAGGGAGTGATCTGTATCTACGAAAGACCTCATAAAGATCCACCATTTGGGATGTACTATGCTTCTGTGGACCCTGTTGGAGAAGGAAAGACCACTACATCTGAATCACTATGTTCTATATACGTATATAAGAATCCAGTGGAGGTTATTAAAGATGACGGTAACGGTAGGGTTAAAAACGAGATAGAACGTGACATGATTGTAGCATCATGGTGTGGACGTTTTGATGATCTTAACAAAACCCATGAACGTCTAGAGCTTCTTATAGAATGGTATAATGCTTGGACCGTTGTAGAAAATAACGTAGCTTTATTCATTCAGTATATGATAAGCAAGAAAAAGCAGAGATATCTTGTACCAAAAGATATGATCTTGTTCTTAAAAGACATTGGTGCCAACCGTAACGTATTCCAAGAATATGGATGGAAGAACGTGGGTACACTATTCAAGGGTACAGTGTTGTCTTATGGGATTGAATTCTTAAAAGAAGAGCTTGATCATGAGACTAAAGAGAACGGAGACATTGTAAAAACAATATACGGAGCAGAACGTATACCAGATATTATGCTTCTACGTGAAATGCAAGCTTACAGAGATGGACTAAACGTGGATAGGTTAGTAGCATTTTGTGCCCTTATAGCCTTTGCAAAGGTCCAACAAAGTAACAGAGGACTGACTAAACGTGTAGAAGTTACAAAAGAAAACTTGGATAACTCCCAGAAATTTAGTAAATTAAATTGGAGCCCCTTTAGACATATCGGTGGCTCTAAAGGTAGTACACTCGGTTCTAAAGGACACCGTAACCCCTTTAAAAATATGAAATAGATATGGAAAATCAAGAACTTCATGCTCAAAAGGTAACTATTCTTTCTAGATTGATCAAGGAAAGCTCTCTCACACTTGAGGAAGCTTTACTTCTTTTAAAAGAAGAAGACGCTATAGAAGAGGATGTTGTACAAGAACCCAAGTATGTTCCTCAAACTGGTACAAGTACTTGGAGAACTACTCCATACACAGTTACTTATCCAACATATTTAAGTGGTACCACTATGCCTTTAACAGGATCTAATGTAACGTTTACTAATACAATTGCTGATAGTTCAGCAGACTTAAATAATTAAATATCATGCAGATATACAATGCTCTAGATCTTAAATCTGGTAAAAAGGCTGACTATAATAAGATGGGTACGCTTACGCAACCTATCCAGTTTTTACCTGAAAAGGAAAAGGACGAGGAATGGAGAGCATGGAATCTAGATTGGCTAGAGTTCCAAGGTATGAAACAACTTAGACGTAATGCTCGTAGACTCATGAAGAACTACAAGCTAGCTAAGGGTATTATTGATAAGGCTGACTACATTGTAGAAGAAGATAATGAGATGGCAGATCTTATTGACACTCTAACAAAAGAAGATGAGTCTGCATTAGAGCTTAAGTTCTATCCTATTATTCCTAACGTAATTAACGTATTGTGTAATGAGTTTTCTAAAAGAAGCTCACGCATTATGTTTAAAGCCGTTGATGACATTTCATATAATGAAATGATGGAAGAAAAGCGTTCTATGATAGAGAAAGTCTTATTAGAGGATGCTGAGAGGAAGATGATGATTGAGATGATGAACATGGGTATTGAGCTAGAATCTGAAGAAATGCAGAAAGCTCTAGCCCCAGAAAATCTACAACAACTTCCAGAGATTGAAGGATTTTTCCGTAAAGATTATAGATCTATGATTGAAGAGTGGGCTAGCCACCAGATGTCAGTAGATGAAGAAAGATTTAAAATGCAAGAGTTAGAAGAGCGTGGTTTTAGAGACATGCTTATTACTGACCGTGAGTTTTGGCATTTTAAAATGAATGAAGATGATTATGATGTAGAGCTATGGAATCCATTGCTTACATTCTACCATAAATCTCCAGACGTACGTTACATTTCTCAGGGTAACTGGGTAGGTAAGATGGATATGATGTCTGTATCAGACGTTATTGACAAGTATGGTTGGATGATGACTCAAGATCAATTAGAGTCTTTAGAAGCCATCTATCCTGTACGTTCAGCCGGATATGCTGTACAAGGATACCAAAATGATGGTACTTACTATGATCCTACTAAATCCCATGATTGGAATACAGAAATGCCATCATTGGGGTACAGACAATATGCTTCTCTATACGATACTAAGTTTGGTACAGGAGATATTGTAGAGTGGATTTTAGCTGACTCAGAAGATACTGTAGATTTTGGTAAGTCACACTTACTACGTGTATCTCAGATCTATTGGAAGTCTCAACGTAAGATTGGTCACTTGACTAAGATTACTGAAGAAGGAGAAGTTATTCAAGATATTATTGGTGAAAACTACAAGATCACTGATAAGCCTTTATACAACACTTCTATATACAAACAAAAGTCTAAAGATAATTTAATCTTTGGTGAACATATTGACTGGATCTGGATTAACGAAACCTGGGGTGGTATTAAGATTGGCCCTAATAGACCTGCATTCTGGGGAATGAATAACCCTGGAGGCATTAATCCTATTTACTTAGGTCTTAATGGTGGTAAACCAGGACGTATTCCATTCCAGTTTAAAGGAGACGCAACTCTTTATGGATGTAAGCTTCCAGTGGAAGGTTCTGTATTTGGTGATAGAAACACCCGCAGTATTTCATTGGTAGATCTTATGAAGCCATACCAGATAGGTTACAACATTGTAAATAACCAAATAGCTGACATCCTTGTGGATGAGCTAGGTACGGTTATTATGCTGGACCAGAACTCTTTACCACGTCACTCTATGGGAGAAGACTGGGGTAAAAATAATCTGGCCAAAGCCTATGTGGCTATGAAGAACTTCCAGATGTTACCATTGGATACTTCTATTACTAATACAGAGAATGCTCTTAACTTCCAGCATTATCAAGTGTTAAACTTAGAACAAACTAACCGTTTGCTTTCTCGTGTTAACTTAGCTAGTTACTTTAAGAATCAAGCTTTTGAAACTATTGGTCTTAATCCACAACGGATGGGTCAGCAGATTGCTCAACAACAAACTGCTACTGGTATAGAACAAGCTATGAATGCTTCTTATGCCCAAACAGAGCAGTATTTTATTCAGCATTCTGATAACTTGATGCCACGTGTACACCAAATGCGTACAGACTTGGCTCAATACTATCATTCTAAAAAACCAAGTGTACGTCTTCAGTATATCACAGGTAAAGATGAAAAGGTTAATTTTGAGATGAACGGTACCGAGTTGTTAATGAGAGATCTAAATATTTTCTGTACTACAAAGACCAACTCTCGTTCTGTTATGGAGCAGCTTAAACAACTTGCTCTAAGTAATAATACTACTGGTGCATCTATTTATGACCTTGGTAATGTTATTAAGTCTGAGTCTATTGCAGAGTTAACAGGTGTTCTTAAAGATGCTGAAAAGAAAACTCAAGAAGCTAAGCAGTCAGAAATGCAGCAGCAACAAGAAATGCAGCAGCAGATGATTGAGTCTCAAGAACGTCAGAAACAAATGGATCTTCAGTTTAGAGCTGAGCAAGCTGATCTAGATAGACAAACTCAGCTTACTGTAGCTGAAATTAGAGCAGCTGGATATGGTGCAGGTGTAGATATTAACCAAAATCAGATGTCTGACTACCAAGATGCATTAGAAGGTATTAGAAGTGAACAACGTTATCAAGATCAAATAAACTTGAAGCGTGAGTCTGAGCTAACAAGAAAAGAACAAGGTGGTCAGAAACTTCAGATTGAACGTGAAAAAATACAGACTCAGAAAGAAATAGCGGATAAACAACTACAGATTGCTAGGGAAAATAAGAACAAGTATGATGTAGGTGGATCTGCTGGAAAAAAGAAGAAATAATTATAGCTCTATTATCCGCACCTTAGATGATATTTTTACGGTAAAAGTAAATTTTTAAGATTTAAGTTGTATATTAATTATGTAGAGATACACATAAAACCAAACAAAAAATGACTGATAATCAAACCAGTGTGCAGACTTCTGTACAACAAGTAGATCTTGATATTGATAGTTGGTTAGGAGCACCAGGTGCAGATAGCATTGTAACTCCTACAGGAACTGATGATAAGAAAGATCAAAAACCAAACATCTTTAGTCAAGGAAAGTTTGACACAAGCTTTTTAGATGATGAAGATGATAGTGATGATACGGATGATAAAGATCCAGCTGATGATAAGAAGATTGATCCAGCAGCAGCTAAAGACTTTATTGATAACCTTGTGGATGATAACCAAGATAATGATGATGATGATCAATCTGGTAAATCTAAAGGTGGAAGACCTAAGACAGAAAAGTCTGGCTTAGTTGAGTTTCTTAAAAAACGTATTGAGTCAAAGGAAATGTTTGCCTTTGATGACTATGATGAGAACAAGCAGTCTTTAGAAGATTACTTAGGTAGTCTTGGAGAGAAAGATGTTGAGGAGCTATGGCAAGCCAACATTGATAACTTAAAACAAGAAGTTGCTGCTAAGACTCCTCAAGAGTTCTTTGAATCATTACCAGAAGAGTTGCAATATGCAGCTAAGTACGTAGCAGATGGAGGACAAGACTTAAAAGGTCTTTTCCAAGCTCTAGCTCAAGTTGAACAAGTTCGTCAACTTGATCCTACTAATGAGTATGACCAAGAAGGTATTGTAAAAAGTTATTTACAAGCTACCGGTTTTGGTTCAGAAGAGGAGATTGAAGAAGAACTTACTACTTGGAAAGATCTAGGAGTACTAGAGAAAAAAGCCAAGCAGTTCAAGCCTAAGTTGGATCAGATGCAAGAAGAGTATGTACAAGCTCAACTTGCTGAACAAGAAAGTAGAAAGATGCAACAGGAACAAGCGGCAGATGCTTACATGAAAAATGTATTTGAAGCCCTTAGACCAGCAGAGATCAACGGACTTAAGTTGGATAAAAAGACTCAAGCTCAGTTATATAGTGGACTAGTTCAACCAAACTATCCTTCTATTAGTGGAAGACCAACTAACCAGTTAGGTCATCTTTTAGAGAAGTATCAGTTTGTAGAGCCAAATTATCCACTGATTGCTGAAGCACTCTGGTTACTATCTAATCCTGAAGAATACCGTCAGAACCTTGTAAAGCAAGGGAAGAACCAAGCAGTAGAACAAACAGTGAGACAGTTAAAAACTGAACAAGCTCGTAAGAATGTTTCTACTTATCAGGAAGAAGATGAAAGTAGATCTAGAAAAATTGCTAGACCTACAAACATATTTAAACGCTAATTTACATTAACTTATTTTATTATTAACCCTTTAAATTTAAAAGCCTTATGGCAACTCCAGTTTTGAACAATGGTATATTTCTACGAGATACCAGCTATCAGACTAGCTCGCACGTAGACAGCTACCACCTTTCAAACTTGCTGAAGTCAGCAGAACCTACTGATTTAGGTCCTGTGGATTTATGGGCTATGGCACAAAAAGTAGAAATGCCTTTGTACCAGATGTCTAGCTTTGGCGGTAAGAACGTTATCTCTGTAGATAACGCACGTGGTGAGTACAAGTGGCAGATTCCAGTAACGCAGGATCTTCCATACATTACAGAAGATATTGAATCAGCTAATGCCACTAAAGGTATTGATGGTCAGACCTTCAAGATTAAAATTAATAAGCGTTCTTTTGGTCATGGTGATATCATCACTTATGACAAGTACAATGGTGTTGAAATGTACATCACTGCTGACGATATTATCCCAGCTGGTGACGGTTTCATCTACACTGTACAGTTAGTAAACAACGACAATGCTAAGTATTTGGATAACAAGTACTTGAAAGTTGGTACTAAGGTGTTCCGTAAAGGTTCTGCTCGTGGTGAGTACGGTGAAAGATTCTCTGACATTGGTAACATCAACGCTGGATTCCGTGAATTCTACAACTATGTAGGTGGTGCTGAAGCTCACGTTCATTATTCTGTAAGCTCTAGAGCTGACTTAATGATGAAAGGTGGTATGAAAGCTGACGGTACAGTTCCAGTTATTGAAATGTGGAGAAACTTTGACAAGAATGTTGATCCTTCTGTTTCTTCTTTAGAGACAATGGCTTCTAAAATGGGTAAAGATTATGTAAAGAAAGCTTACGAATCAGGACAGCTTACTCGTACATTCTTAACTTCTATGGAAGCAGCTCATTTGACTAAGATTGCTAACGACATTGAAACTTACTTAATGTGGGGTCAAGGTGGTAAAGTTAAGCAAGATGGTCCAGATGATATCCGTCTATCTGTAGGTCTTTGGAAGCAGCTTGATAACTCTTACAAGCGTATTTACAACAAAGGTTCATTCAACCTAGACTTGTTTAAGTCTGAGATCTTCAACTTCTTTAATGGTAAAGTTGAGTTCCAAGGTCCAGATCCTAAGCGTGAGTTGGTTGTACAAACTGGACTTGGTGGTATGAAGCTTGTTAACGAGGCTATTAAGCGTGAAGCTATTAACTCTGGCTTGGTAATCAATGCATCAGAAGTAGGAGCTATCACTGGTAAAGGTATGGATCTAAACTTTGGTTTTGCATACACTCAATACGTTATTCCGTTCTTGGCTAACGTTAAGTTTGTATTGAACCCAGCGTTTGATAACATCCACACTAATGATATTGAGAACCCAATCATTGATGGTTTCCCTCTATCTTCTTATAATTTCATTATCTTTGATATTACTGAGAATACTAACGACAACATCTTCTTGTTGAAGTTATCTTGGGATAATCAATTGAAGTGGTTCTACCAAAACGGTACAATGGACTACATGGGTCGTACTCAAGGCTTCCAGTCTTCTGGACAGTTCAACGGTTACCGTGTATTCATGACACAAACAATGCCAGCTATCTGGGTTAAAGACCCAACCAAGGTGTTGAAGATTGTTATGAGAAACCCAGTTACTGGAGGATCATTCTAAAAAATAGTATCTGAGGCAGGGGGTTAAAATCCCCTGCCAAAAGGTACAACAGTGCCACCCTGTAGATAGTCTCTGCAGGCCACCTATTGTACGCATACCATGATGATCACATGGGGAGCTTGCAACTCTCAATAGGTTCTAAATATAAAAGGTCATATATTGTGACCAGTTATAGTAAAAACCAAACAAACCAAACATGAGCGGAGTAACCATCGTGGAGAAGTATCCACAGAACAAGAAGTCCACTATTGCTATTAGACCATTCTTTGATCCAATGGTAGATAATATGGGACTACAGAAGTACGGATTAAGTCTTTTTGACGGAGCGTTCCACGAGGAACAATTAGCTTGTCTAGAGATTAACGGTATCGTAAGATACATCACTGGATTAAATGAGTTTTCTCCAGACGTTAAAGGACTACCTGCAGAAGATCAAGAAGCTAAAGTTAAGCAGATCAGAGCAGTGGTTGCACAGTTGGAAAAAGAACTAGCAGCTAACGTAGTAGATCCAACAGATGAAAACTTCTGGAATAAGATTAAGTTGATGAAACCTGATAATTCAGCTTTCTGGGACAAGATCAAGATTAGATGTGGTAACGAGCCAACGTATTTAGAACCTGATAAAGATCCATATGATCTAATTAGATTGTATGCTATTGAAGCAGGAGGTTTCTCAATCGTAGCTAAGAGCTTAGAAGAAGCACGCAGAATGCCAGTTCCTCCTAAGTTTTATTTAGATAAGCTAGAAGAAACTGCATCAGTACAAACAGAAGTTAAGAAGATGCGTAATAAGGCGTTAGCTGAACTTCAGAAGTTATTTGACAAGAACCAGAACAAGCTTCTATACGTAGCAAAAGTGTTAGACCCTAACAGTGCTCAGTATAAGAAGTCTACACCAAATGATATTGTCTATGACAACATGGATAAGTATATTAACGGTGATCTTGTAGAGAAAGATAAGCGTAAAACCGCTCAGAGATTCTTAGATGTTGCTACTCTTGATATGGAAACATTAAAGATTAGAGCTATTGTAAAAGACTGTACATATTATAAGTTTATTGCAACTAAGGCTGACGGGTTTATCTACCACATGGAAACTACAACAATGTTAGGACGTACTCCTAGTGATTGTGTAGAATACTTAAAGAACCCTTTGAATGAAGAGATCTTGGTAGATTTAACAAAGAAGGTAGAGAAGTACTGGAACCAGTAAAAACAGTACCTGGGTTGCTTCCCTTAAGAACAGCACCCAGGTCTTTATAAAATATGAACAACAACCTGTTACAGATAAAGATAAAGCAGAGGCTTAATAAGCTTGGCTCTTTTGATTATGACAACATTGAGTGTTGGATGATCCAAGAGGCTTTTAATAAGGCTCAACTTGAATGGGTACGTAGACGTCTTCATGGGTTAAATGCTCTTAAAGAGTCTTCAGAACAGAGTGTAACAGTTGTTGATGATCTTCAGATATTACTAAATGAGGTTGACTTAAGAGGTGATGAGAAGCCAAAGTTTTTTGAAACAGTTGCTATTCCAGCTAACTATTTACATTTTGTAAGAGTTAGTGCTAATATAAAGAATGACTGCTGCCCAAAAAGAGTTTTGTCTACTGTATACCAAGCTGAAGAAGCTAACGTTGACATTTTATTAGCAGATAGTTTTAAGTCACCTTCTTTTGAATGGGCTGAAACTTTCTGTACAATATTTGGAGATAAGATTAGAATCTATACAAACGGTTTATTTACTGTACATGATACTAAGCTTGTATACTATAGAAAGCCAAAAGATATTCAAATCTTAGGTTGTAGTAACATTTCTACAGGACAAACGTATACAACTAATGTAGAGTGTGAGTTAAAGGATGACATTTGTGAGATTTTAGTAGACGAAGCTGCTGCTATTTTAGCAGGTGATATAGAGTCTATGAACCAGTATCAGAGAGAAGTACAAAACGCACAAAGAAATAGTTAATGATACAGAAGTTACAAAGACCTGGACCTATGGGACCTTGCATGGAAACAGCAGCAATGTTGGCTCATGCTCAAGCTCTTACAACAAGTATGCACCAGTTGCATTTAAAGATTACTGGACCTGGTTCTTTTTCAGTACATAAAGCTCTTAATGAGTTTTATGATGGAATGCCAGATTTAGTAGATGCTGTTGCAGAACAGTATCAAGGAGCTCGTGAGAAGCTTCTAGACTTTCCAACAGTAACACCGTATAAGTGCGGATCTGTACAGGAAGCAATCTCTCACATGAAAGAACTATATACAGAAGTTGTTGAGTTACAAAAGATTATGCCTTTCTCAGAAGTAACAAACCAACTAGATGAGGTGAAAAGTTTAATCTCTGCAACCAAGTATAAGTTAATGTTTTTAAGTTAAAATTTGTTTTTTATTTATTTATAACCCTTTAAATTAAAGCCCTATGTATTTTCCTAATGCATTCCGCAAGTCATTCTTGCCTGCTAGCACAACTCTTGCTAGCTCAGGATCAACTGCTGCTTTGACTGCTGGACAGATTGGTTTCTTTGATGCCAAGACTTTCCAAGTAGTTTCTGCACAAGCTGCTCCATTTATCTTAGCTGAAGGTAGTCGTTTTGCTTCAGACAAAATTGGCCCCGTTCACGGTGGTTACAAAGAGTCTAAGAAGTCTAAAGCTATCAACCCTAAGTACATCAGCCGCCTTATCAAGGTGACTTCTGATGTAGCTCAGAACCAAATTATCAAAGTAGAAGCTAATGCTTGTGCAGGTCTTGCTTGTGACAGCACTATCCGTCTACGTCTTGATGTTAAAGGTTCTCCTGCTCTCCGTTTCTTGAACCACCAGTTGTACAAAACATTGGATGCTTACACAGGATGCTGTGATGTAAACAATGCTGCAATTGATCACACTGTGGCTCTTTTGAAATGGGCTGATCAGATCAACGAAGCTCCTTTGTTGAAAGATTTCGTTCAAGCTAAAGTATGGTTAGAAACTACAGCTTCTGTAGCTATTGATCCTACTTCAGGTTCTGCAACTATTGCTGTAGCAAACGCTGATGCTGCTCTTTTCCAAGTTGGTGAAAAAGTAGTTCATGCTTCTTTAGCTCCTAATAGCATTGTTGTAAGTGTTGGTGCTGCTGACTCAGCGTCTTCTGGTAATGCAAACGTAGTTCTTTCTGTTGCTGCAGTTAGCTCTACAAACGGTAATGCTGCAGTATTTACTGCACAAACTACTGCTGGTTACACTCCTGCTACTTCTAGCTTGGGATCTGTAAACTCTCACTTGGATATTGTTGCTGCTTATGTAGACACAACTTTTGGTAACTGTACGTTCACTCCTACTGACAAGTATGATCTTGAGCCTTTGTTTATCTACGCTTCTGTAGTAGACGAGTCTGGTGAGCCTTGTAAAGTAGAATGTATCACTGTATCAGAAACAAAAGCTCCTAAGCAAGCATCTGGTGTTGGTGAAACTGTATTACGTGAGTTGATCTTAGATGGTCGTTACTTACAGCATGCATATCCTGATAGCTCTCGTGTAGATAGCTTACGTATGCGTGAGATTGAAGCTGATCCAGCTTTGGCAACTGTTAACCGTAGCGGTTTGTATGATCAAGTATTGATCTTACACAACGTTCCACGTTTTAACAACCCTACTAGTACTTTTGATAATGATCAGTATTTGATCGTGGTTCACGTACCTGCTGGTACTAACACTGACTCAATTACTAACTTCATTGCAGCAAGTGCAAGTGCGGCTGGTAACGCAGTATCTTTAGAGACTGTATAAGGATATTAAGAATATCTAAACACTAAGGGAGAGGACACACGTCCCTCCCTTTTTGTTTTTTGGACATGTCCCAAAAAATTAGTATATTATTATTGAGAACTTGTATTCTCCAATCTATATAAATATTTAAAGTTTATTATTATGGCAAGCAAACACCAGCTAAGTTTAGAGCTGCCTGATACCAACAATATCAAGGTTTTACGTCTTTTTGACACTAGTATCTACGCAGATGGTCTGCCTGTAGACTGTGGAGCATTAAGAATTACTTCTCCCGGGTTTAATCTACCTGTAGGTATTGAGGTGTTACCTAACTTTAACATCGTTCTAAACGCATGTAGTTTAGGTTTACAACGTACTTCTTGTACAGAAGCCTCTCAGCCTTTACCTGATGGTATTTATGTGATTAACTATTCTGTTAGTCCTAATACAAATGTGTTCGTAGAATATAATCATTTACGCACAACACAAACAACTAATAAATATTTTAACTTACTTTGTGATCTAGAAATGTCAGCCTGTGAACCAGATGCTGATGTTAAAGATAAACTAGAAGAGCTACGTCTTATTAAAAGTTTTATTGACGCAGCTAAAGCTAAAGTTGAGTATTGTCATGAACCATCTGCTGGTATGGAACTATTGATGTATGCTCAGAAGAAGCTAAACAAGTACGCTTCAGAGTGTGCTTAGAATAAAGATTTCATAAAAACCAACATATATGAGAACTTGTACAAATTGCGGAACTACTATTACTTGTGGATGCCAAGACAGAATAGCATCTAACGGAACAAGAGTATGTGCTAACTGTATTTCATCTTATGAGATTCAGATTAATGCACAAGCTTTAATGGCTGCTTTAAATACTAAAACAGAAACTCAAAATGAGAACCCTCCTTCCTAAAAAAGAAAAGTACTATAAAGAGTTTGCTGACTCTCTTAATAGAGTGTACAGACAGATGCGTTATGGTATTAACTCATGCAGACCAGACTTAAATGATGATCTTATTGATATGAGAAAACAGATTGTAGACTGGCAAGCTATTGAGGATGAAGGAGCTTTGTGTCAAAGTAATATTAACTATACCACTTGGTTACCAGTTAGTTATAGAAATGATACTTCTGTACAATATGATAGAAGTAGTGATGTGTGGGGTCCTGGTTATTATAAGTCTTCATCTGCTGATGCACCACAACAAGTAGGTTTTGGTTACACTTACGGTGATGGTACTAAAAATATTATTGAGGTAAATAGTGGTGGTTGTGTAACAAGAATTAACTTAAACCCAGCTATTAACTTTAATCAGAATAGCTCATTTGAGTTTACACAACAAACACCTGCCACTGTATGGAATATTGTGCATGGTATGGGACTTAAACCTAATATTACTACTGAAGACTTATCAGGTGTAGATATTCAAGGTGTTATTCAGTATGTAGATAATAATACTGTTACAATTACATTTAACCAAGCCGTAGCTGGTAGAGCATACTTATCATAATGGCAGTACAGAAGATATACGTAGATTATGATTTTAACAAAAATCAGATTCTTAATGCTAAGTTACAACCTGTAACAACAGCAGAAAGAATTGCTTTAGCTTCTGGGTATAATTCTGGTGATGCTGGTGTTGTTGTATATGATACTACACTACATCTTTTATATGCTTGGGATGGTAATCAGTGGGATCAGATGAGTGTATCTCAAGAACAGATTACTGAGATAGAGGAGGCTTTTAATAAAACAGTAGTAGCAATTGATATTACTTCTGATACACAAAATAGAACTATAACTCTTACGTATAGAGATAATCTTTCTATACAAGATAGTTATAAGTTTTCTCATATTCATAATCAGACCGTGTCAAGTTCCACGTGGAACATTACACACAACTTAAATAAGTACCCATCTGTTTCTATAGTAGATTCTAGTAATGAAGAAGTTATAGGAGAAGTGGAGCATATAAACGCTAATTCATTAACAGTAAAGTTTTCTGCACCATTTAGTGGGAAAGCATTTTTGAACTAATTGTAAAATATATATACCATGTCTAAAAAGTTTTTAACCAATCTGGACCTCACCAAAAACCAGATTATCAACGTAGCGGTACACAACAATGCTGGTGCACCGGGAAGTCCAGTAGTTGGTCAAATCTATTTTGACACTACTCCTTCAGTATTAAGAATGTTCTTCTGGGATGGAACCCAATGGGTTGATATGTCAGGTGACATCCAAGATGTTCTTGGAGGTAGCGGTTTAACAGCTACAACATCAGCTAACGGTGACGTTATCACGTTGGATGTAAACGTAGATAATGCTACAATTGAAATTGATAATGATAGTCTAAGAGTAAAAGACTTAGGTATTATTACAGGTAAACTTGCTAACTCTGCAGTTACCACTGTAAAAATTAACGCTAATGCGGTAACTTTTGATAAGTTACAACAGATTGCTAATCTAACAGTAATTGGTAACGTATCCGGAGCTACAGCTAATCCTGCAGAAGTTACTATTATCACAGATATGGCTAACTCTAGTTCTTCTACATTAGCTACTTCTACAGCAATTAAAAGTTATATTGATACTGTTGTTGGTGGATTAGGTAATTTAGAAGGTGGTTGGGATGTAGCATTATGGTCATCATTTCCTCAAGTAACTTCTCCTGCTGTTATTAAAAAAGGAGATTACTGGTATGCAACTACTGCCGGATTAATTAATACAAATACTGCTACACAAGTTAAAGTTAATATTGGTGATGTTTTTGTAGCAAAAAATGATGGAGCTCAATCTATTACAGAAGCAGATTGGATAGTTTTAGAAACTAATAGAGATCAAGCTACTACAACAGTATTAGGTCTTGTATACATTGCAACTGATATTGAAGTACAAACTGGTACAGATACTGTAAAGGCAGTAACACCATCTGGTTTATCTGCTCGTACAGCTACTGAATATCGTACAGGTATTGCAGAACTTGCAACACAAGCAGAGACTGATGCTGGAACAGATGACACTACAATTGTTACTCCACTTAAATTAAAGACTTTATTAGATAACAGAACTGGTGGTTATGCTGTAAACATTGGTGGAGCTGGCACTTCTTATGCTATTTCCCACGGCTTAAACACTATTGATGTAATTGTCATGATTAAAGATAATACTACATTAGAAGAAGTTATTACAGATGTAGTAATTACAGATGCTGCAACAGTAACTGTAAGTTTTGCTGTAGCTCCTTCTGCTAATGCATATCGTGTAATCATCAAGAAATAATAAACTCTGAATGAAATTTCTATCTGACATACTAGCTAAAGCTGGTCTGACAGTAGATGGTGTAGTTACACTTAACAATACTGCTACTGGTCAGACCCCTGATGCTAACGACAATTCTACTAAGTTAGCAACCACTGCATGGGTTAGAACTTTCGTTCAACCTTACAGCTTACCTATTGCCTCTGCAAGTACACTTGGAGGTATTAAAGTTGGTACTGGTCTGTCAATAGATTCAGGAAGTGGTGTATTATCTGTAACTGGTGGTAGTGCTAGCTCTCTTAAGTCTACACAAACATTTGTTGTTACAGAAGGACAAACCGTATTCACTGTAACAAATGGTTATGCACCAGGACTTATTGATATATTCTTAAATGGTGTATACTTATCTCCTAATCAAAGTACAGCTACTAACGGTAGCACATTTACATTAAATGAAGCTGCGGCAACTGGGGATATTATAGATGTAATTGTAGCTAGCCCTGTTTATCAAGGAACTTCAACCACTACAGATCAACTTCCTGAAGGAGTTGTAAACTTATATTATACAAATGCTCGTGCAAGAGCCGCAGTTAGTTTAACCACTACAGGAGTATCAGGAGCAGCTACTTATAATTCTTCTACAGGAGTATTTAATATACCTAACTACCAAGGGCTAGTTCCGTCTGGTGGTATAGCTGGAGACATCTTAGCTAAGGTGGATGGTACTGATTATAATACTACATGGATTCCTAATTTTACAAGTACTGTACAACACACTGTAAAAGCAGGAGTTGATTTAACAAAAGGTCAAGCGGTTTATGTATCATCTGCTGATGGTACTAATATGATTGTTTCTAAAGCATCTAATGCTTCTGAACAAACATCTAGTAAAACACTAGGACTAGTTGCTCAAAATTTAGCAACAAATGGTCAAGGTTTTGTTGTAACAGAAGGTTTACTTGCTGGATTAAATACAAATGGTGCAAATGCAGGTGATCCTGTATGGTTAGGAACAGATGGTAATCTTATTTTTGGTTTATTAAATAAACCTACAGCTCCAGCTCACCTAGTATTTATTGGTGTTGTTACACGTGTACAACAAAATAATGGTGAGATTTTTGTAAAAGTACAAAACGGTTTTGAGCTAGATGAACTTCATGATCTTTCTGTAAAGAATGCATCAGATGGAGACATGATTAAATATGTAGCATCTACAGGTCTATGGACTAAGGTTGCTGCATCAACTACAAACATTGTAGAAGGTACTAACTTATATTACACGGACGCACGTGTAGGAACCTACCTTACAAATAATTCTTATGCTACTCAATCTTATGTAAACACAGCTGTTTCTAATTTAGTAGATGCTGCTCCTGGTACATTAGATACATTGAATGAGTTAGCGGCTGCTCTTGGAGACGATCCTAACTTTGCTACTACAGTGGCAACAAGTATAGGTACAAAACAAGCTCAACTTAATGGTACAGGCTTTGTAAAGGTAAGCGGTACTACAGTGAGTTATGATAACTCAACTTACTACTTAGCTTCAAACCCTAATGGTTATATAACAGGTATTTCTTTTGCAAACGTATCTGCAAAACCTACTACTATTGCAGGATATGGTATTACAGATAGTTTAGTATATACTACTAGTACATACTCAGATCCTTCTTGGATTACAGCTTTGGCTTGGTCTAAGATTACTGGAGCTCCTGCATTTATTACTGGGTATACAGAAACAGATACTTTACAAAGTGTTATTTTAAGAAATAGTACAACTAATACAGGTTTTACTATTACTAATACAAATGATACGTATAGTACTGCTGCAAGTACCAATGTTCCTGTTATATATTTATATAATACAGGAACAACTGCTACGTCAAATGCTATTATAGCAATCAGAACTAGTTCTGCAACTGGAGGTGATCCAATACTTTCTTTTGATATTGGAGGTGTGCAAGGTTGGTCAATGGGTATTGATAACTCAGATAGTGATAAGTTTAAAATAGCTAGAAGTTGGGCAGCTTTAGATTCAGATACAAGATTTAGTATGGCTGTAGATGGTACAGCTAACTTTACAGGTTCACTAACAGCTGCAAATCTTAGTGGTACTAATACAGGAGATCAAACTAATATTTCAGGAAATGCTGTAACAGTATCACAGAGAGATTTTAGTGGAGATATATCTACAGGTGGAATGGGTCGTTTTACTGGTTGGTATACAGGTAATGCTGCAACAGGTTTAGCAGCTGAAATAGGTACATCAGGAGGACAAGTTTATATAATAGCTTATAACAGACAAACAAGTACTTATGGTACTGTAAATATTGAAGGATCAGCATCTACTTTACGCATTACTGGTTCAACAGTTAATGTAGTAACTGGATCTCTTCAACAAGGAGGTAACCAAGTTTGGCATGCTGGAAATTTTATTCCTAGTAACTATTTACCTCTTTCTGGTGGTACTGTAACTGGTAAGACTAATATAGGTACAGGTGGTTCTACAAATGGTGGCATATTTAATGTTACAGGTGGAACAGATAACCAAATGAATATTAGTCATAATAGTTCATGGGGTCTCTTACTTGGATACTGTAATGAAAGTTCTCCTACTGGATATCATGGACCTAACCACGCTGCTATAATAAATGTACAAGATGCTCCTTTACATTTAGGTTCTAATAATAGTTCAGTACTTAGAATTGTTTCTACTGGTGCTAGTATACTTGGCAATACTATAATTCATGCCGGTAATTATAATTCATACGCTCTTCCTTTATCAGGTGGTACAATGAGTGGAACTCCTGTGTTTGCTGCTGCTTGGTCAAATGCTGGTGGTGATTATACAGGTATAACTAATCCAGCATATAAAGTAGATGTAGCATCAGGATACTGGAGAGTTGTGTATAAAGGTGCACATAGTTCAGTAAGTGGTGTATATAATTTTGAATCTGGTAAAAATGTATATTGGGGTGAACCAACTGATACAGGAGATTACGTATTTAGAGGTAGATCAATAAAATGGGCCGCTAGTAACGGAACAGAATATACTGTTTGGAATTCTAGTAACTTAACTAATCTTAACCAGTTAACTAACGGCCCCGGGTATATAACAGGATATACAGAAACAGATACACTAGCAACAGTAATGTCACGTGGTTCTAGTACTGCTAGTGGAATAACTTTTACTGCTCCTGGTGGTTCTATACTTTTAAAGCATGCTGTATCTGAAGTTGATGCATGGATATTCCAAGAAAACGCAGCTAACTGGGGATTGTATTGGAAAAATAATCCTTCTGGGAATCACACATTTGGTGGATATACAACAGTTGGCGCTGAATTATTTGGTATGTCAGCAGCTAATGTAAATGGCAATGGAGTGTTGACATCTAATTTTGTTGGAGCAACATCAGCTTATGCTCAGTGGATGATGTCAAATTTCACTGGATATATCTGGTCGGCTAGTACAATATTTGCAGCGGGAGATATGCGTGCCCCAAGATTTTACTCTAGCTTAAGTAGTGGTACAATGTTTTCACATGGTGCAATGACCGATGCTTTTGGGTATAACGGAAGCTATGGAACGTATATTGGCTCACCGGTTGGTGGTACATATTATATTTATGCTAATGGTACTTTTTTTGATAATGGTACAATAAGAACATTAATACATTCTGGTAACATCGGTTCTCAATCTGTTAACTATGCTACTAGTGCAGGCAGTGCAAGTGTAGCAAGTAGAGCATATTATTCAATAGATGGATTTACAAATACAGGAGGACACGGAACTTCATATATTCAAAATGAATTACCTGCTGCAAATAATGGAGCAGCAACAGGAAGAGTTGTATTATATCAATGGTGCTCTGAACCCGGAGTGACATGGGACTGGGCTGGTTTTGGATATAACGTGATTAATAACGGAGGTTCTCCAAGTGGCTTCGGAAGATTTAATGGAAACTTTGGTCAGGCATACATGAGATTTTCTCCTAGCGGTGATTGGTTTTTTTACAATACTACTACAGGAGGAACAAGAACATCATCTATGACTCTTTCTAGTACAGGTGCTGCTAGTTTTGGAAGTACGATAAGTAATGGTTCTGTATGGATAAACAATGGAGGTAATTTTAATGCATACAATGAAAATATAAGACTGTTCAATGCACCAAACGGAGTATCTGTAATTGCTTTTAGTGCATCTGGTGAATCAGGTATGCCTACTACATCTATACTTGGATACTCAGATAGAATGGAGTTCAGGTATGGTAATGGAGAGCAATTTAGAATATGGAATGGGTATGTAACTGTGGCTGGTAGTCTTACTGCAGCAAGTAGTGTAACTGGTAATGATGTTTATACATCCGGTGGTTGGTTCAGAAATCACACCAACAACAACGGTATCTATTGGTCTAATACAGGATGGCATTTATATCCAGAAAATGGTTCTGATTTTTATGTACATAGTGGTAACTCTGATGCGTCTATACACTTTATAGGTGGCGGCACAACTAGGAATTATATTCACAACTCAGCCGCAAATGAAATCGGTTTTTTAAACACTGGAAGAAACTGGATATTTAGAGTGGACAACTCAGGTAACGCTACAGCGTCTGGTGACGTAACTGCTTATTCTGACAAAAGGATTAAAAGTAATATTACCCCTGTTAAGAATGCGTTAGAAAAAGTATTGCAGCTAACAGGTGTTTATTATAACAGAATAGACATTGAAGATAAGTCTACTAAGCTTGGTTTCATTGCGCAAGATGTTAAGGAAATTGTTCCTGAAGTAGTTAGCGTACAGCCTGACCTACTTGCTGGAATTAGTGATAGGCATTCGATAGATTATAGCAAAATGGTAGCATTACTTACAGAAGCTATAAAAGAGCAGCAGACACAAATAGAATCTCAGAAGAGTGAGATAGAAGAACTTAAAGATTTAGTAAAACAACTTATAAATAGATAATAGTAGGTTATGAACAAACAAAGGAAGACCTCCCATATACTTAATGTATTTCAGTATGATGCAGACGGTCATGTGGTATTACCGGCTAGTCTTGCTTTAGGCATAGCTCCTACTGGTGAAGATAATAGCGGAAAGGTTCCAACCACTGCATGGGTAAGATCTATTGTAGGTGGTGCTGTAACTGCTTATGCACCTACTAGTAGAACTATTACTATCAACGGAACTTCTTACGATCTTTCTTCTAACCGTGCTTGGTCTATTGATACAGGTGTGATGACAGCTAGTGCTGGTTTAGGTATATCATTAAGTGTAGTTAATCAAAACCTTAACATTGTTAATACTGGTATACTTACTGCTAGTTCAGGAGCCGGTATTAGTTTAAGTGTTGTAAACCAAAACTTAAATGTTGTAAACACAGGTATATTAACAGCCTCAGCTGGATTAGGTATTAGCCTTAGTGTTGTTAATCAGAATCTTAATGTAATAAATACTGGTATACTAACAGCGTCTGCCGGATCTGGTATTAGTCTTTCAGTAGTTGATCAGAACTTAAACGTTATTAATACAGGTGTACTAACTGCTTCAGCAGGTGCTGGGATCAGTTTATCTATTGTAGGAGGTAACCTAAACGTAGTTAATACTATTACTAACAACAACCAGCTTACTAACGGAGCTGGATATATCACATCATCTGCTTTAACTGGGTATGCTACAGAAACGTATGTAGGTACAGCTATTTCTAATTTAGTAGACGCAGCTCCAGGAACTCTTGATACACTCAACGAACTTGCGGCAGCTCTTGGTGATGATCCTAATTTTGCCACAACTGTTTCTACTTCTATAGGAACAAAAGTTCCACAAGCTAGAACTATAACTATCAATGGAACTAGCTATGATTTAACAGCCAACCGTAGTTGGACTATTAACTCAATGGTTTATCCTAGTGCAGGAATAGCTTTATCTACAGGTACTGCCTGGGGCACATCCATAACTGACAATAGTGCAAACTGGAATACTGCATATGGGTGGGGTAACCACGCAAGTGGTGGCTATTTAACAGGTATTACATCTACTCAAGTAACCAATGCATTAGGGTATACACCTTATAATTCTACCAATCCATCTGGATATATTACAGGAATAACTTCTTCTAATGTTACAACAGCTTTAGGGTATACACCCTATAATAATAGTAATCCAAGTGGGTACATAAGTTCTTATACTGAGACTTCTACTCTTGCTAATGTTACAGCTCGTGGAGCTACTACTTCTACCGAAACAACTTATTATGGTGGATTAAGAACTAGAAAATCTCAAACAGCTGGTAACTATACTACAGCAGCTTTATGGACAGAATCTTATGATAATACTGCAACAGGTATTGCATTTCATATTAGTGGTGTAAAAGGTACGTTCTTAGAAATGAGAACAAATCAAGTTTTATATTGGGATGGTAACACTATATATCATAGTGGTAATCTTACTAATTTAAATCAACTTACTAATGGGCCCGGTTATATTACATCATATACCGAGACAGATACATTAAACTCGGTAACAAGTAGAGGAAGCACTACATCAAACGCTGTTACAGTAGGATTATTAATAGCTCAAGGTCCTGGAGGAAACTATAATGAAAACGTCAGACTTCCGGGTTCAACTGCTGTAATATCATTTAATACAAGTGGAGCTACAGGTGCAGGTAGTTATAATATAGTTTCTCAAACTAACTTCCAAATAAGAAATTCTAGTGGCACTCAAGTATTTGTAATGGACCAATCAGGTAATCTTACTATGACAGGTACGGTTAGTGCTCCTACATTTAGTGGAAGTTTATCTGGTAATGCTTCTACAGCAACAAACTCTTCACAGTTGGGAGGTTATGGTCCTAATCAAACAGGTGGTGCTAATACAATAGTACAACGTGATTCTAATGGTTACATTCAAAACTCTTATTTCTATACATCTGGTGGTGGTTCTGAAAGAGGTACTGGTATTAGTTATATAGCTGGTTTTAATAGTGGTGATTATTATATTAGAAGTTATACATTACAAGGTTTAGCTTCTGCTATGAGTGGTGTTAGTATGAATATTAGTGGTAATGCTACTACTGCAAATGGAGCTAATGGTAATTTTTATATAGATGATAACTATGGCAACACTGTAGTAGGTGTGTATACATCTACTAGATATCAAGGTGTATTTGCAATGGGAGACGCATATAAGTTACCTGCTGATGGTACAACTACAGGTTCACTTTATGGTTTAGCTTGGTCTCATCCTAATGCAGGTGGTGTAGCAGGAAACCTTAATACACATGGTCTTCTTGTAATGGAAAATGGTACATTTTTAGCTGCTGTTTCTGGTTCTATTAGGGCTAGAGATGACATGCGTGCTCCTATTTTCTACGATTCAAATGATACAGCATATTATCTTAATCCAGCAGGAGGTTCACGTTTAAGAAACCTTTATGTAGGAGATAGTGGAGATGATTGGTCAGATCCAGGTGGATGGGGTACTCAAGTAAGATTTAGTAATGGTCCTCATGTTAAATTTGTATTACATGCTAGAACACCTGGTATTGAAGCAGGTATGTATGTGCATACTCCAGGTTCTGTATTTATAGGAAGTTATACAGGCCATAGTGTAAATATGATGGTTGGTGGTAATAGTAGACTTCTTATAGAAGATGCTAGAGTGTACTCTCATGTTTATATGGAAGCAGCAGGTTCTATGAGAGCACCAATATTCTACGACTCTAATGATACAGGATATTATGTAGACCCTAATGGTGTTTCAAACTTAAGTGCATTAAAGATTCCTAATGCAAGCTCATATACATCACTACGTGTAGGTATAGATACTTCATCACGTATATATGCTGATGATAATAGAAAAGCTATTGCAATAAATGCTGATTACTATCCAGCATTACACTTGAATGCTTATAACGGTACTAATACTACTCATGGTGCTTATATAGTAATGAGTGGAACTTTAAGTGCTGGAGGATATAGATTATGGACTATGGGTATTGCTAACTATAATCCTGGTATATTTAGCATTGGATACAGCGATCTTCAAGATGGTAATGGTCATTATGGTATTGGTGATGCTTGGTCAGGCAACGATGCTCATCATGGTAGATTAATAGTTGATACTTCTGGTAATACTAAAATCAGAGGTATGTTATATATAAATGGTACTAGTGGCGGTATATCTGCAGGAAGTCCTGTTATACATGCTGGTAACATTGGATCTCAATCCGTTAACTACGCATCTAGTTCTGGAACAACTTCACAAAGAAGTTTTGATTATTTATATGCTTCTTCATATTTAGAATCTGGTGGAGCAGTTTATGGTACTATATTCTATGATAACAACGATAGAGGATATTATTTAGATCCTAATACATCAGGTACATCTTTACGTATTGCAGGTAATATTCATTCTGATGGTTCTTTTGGTAGTAATGGGTACTCTTCTTCATCTCCAAACGTTGTTAGTAGAGTATTTGCACCTAAAGGAGCAGCATTTTCTTCTGACGGTTCTACTGGAGCTATAAGGATTAAATTACCTTTTAGAGGTAATAATCCTATGTGGACTATGAAAGTTAGAATTTATAATTATTCTACTAATCAAACATCTGAGTATTTATTAGGTAACTATGCATACGATCAAGGAGGATATAATTCTTCTGCTACCTTTATAGGTGGAAGTAATGCACCTGTTCATACTGTAAGATTTGGTAATCAAGATGGTGTAGACTGTGTATGGATTGGAGAAACAAACACTGGATGGTCATATCCAGTAGTTAGTGTTTTAGATTTTACTTCTGGATTTAGAGCATCAGATGCAGGAAGTCAAGGTACAGGTTGGAATATATCAATAGTTACTTCTTTTGGTACAATTGGTACTACTATAAATCCAGATGTTAAATTTTCAGGCTTATCTGCTTATTCTATTCAAGGAACATCAAATGTAGCAGGAACTGGTTCAGCATCTTATCACCCATCAGGTATATATAGTACAGGTACTAACTGGTTATATGGCACTATGTATTTAAATGGTAATACAGTTTATGATGTAAATGAGATACATGCTAATATATTTTATGATAGAAATGATACATCATATTATTTAGATCCAAATAGTACTTCAAGATTACATAGTTTAATTACACATTATACTAGAAATATTCATGATGTTGCTACTGATCATCCATTTGGTTTGTATTTTAGTAATAGTTTCTCAGATTATAGTTATGCTATATATAGACAAACTGGATCATGGTCTCATCCTTACCCAGATTTACATATTGCATTCCATACAGGTATTAAGATTGGTGCTTACTATGGTTATAATGGAACTAGATTTTATAATAACTCAGACTGGGCTACAATTACAGCTTCTGTAAATGACGGTGATAATCACTTCCGTGGGTATTATGATATTATAGCTTATGCTTCTGATAAAAGATTAAAGCATAATATTCAAGTTATAGATAATGCTATTGATAAGGTGATGAAGCTAACAGGTATGACTTATCAATGGAATAATGTAGGTAGTAAACATGGTTGGGAACCTGATACAGAAACAAGAGAAGCAGGTGTGTTTGCACAAGAAGTACAAGAGGTATTACCTGAAGCTGTTAAATTAGCTCCATTTGATAATAACATGGGTGTATCTAAATCAGGAGAGAACTTCTTAACAGTTAAGTACGAGAAGATAGTACCTTTGCTTATTGAAGCTATTAAAGAGCAACAAAAACAGATTGAAGAACTACAAAACAAATTAGATAATGTCTTATCAAGTAGATAGTTATGGTAATGCTTATTTTCCTGCAGGTGTATCTGTAGCTTCTATACCTGCTACTACCGGTACACAGAATAAAGTTCTTGTACCCGGACCTGGAGGTAGGATATCATCTGCTTCTATAGCACAGCTTATCACACAGAGTGGTGGTAATCTTGTTAGTTCTGTATTTGGTAGAACCGGTGCTGTAGTAGCCCGCCAGGGAGATTATAACACAGACTTAGTTACAGAAGGCCAGGCTTTATACTTTACAGATAGTAGAGCTAGAAAAGCTTTAAGTGTTACTACATTTAATACATCTGGTCCGGCTACTTATGATAGCACTACTGGTATAATCAATATACCACAGTATGGATCTGGTATTGTAGGAAACTATGTACCTGTAACAAGGACTATTACTATTAACGGGCAGACAGCTGATCTATCTGCTAATAGAATATTTAGTATAGACTCAATGGTTTACCCATCTGTTGGTATACCATTATCTAATGGAACATCATGGGGAACTAGTATAGTTAATAACTCAGCCAATTGGAATACAGCTTTTGGTTGGGGAGATCATTCTGTAGAAGGATACTTAACATCTTTCACTGAAACAGATCCTACAGTGGCTAGCCATATTAAAGCTATTACCACTACAAACATTACTAACTGGAACAGTGCTTACTCTTGGGGTAATCATGCATTAGCTGGCTACCTCACTTCTTTTACAGAAACTGATCCTATCTGGACTTCAGAGAAAATAAACTACTACACAAAGTTACAAGCGGATGCTAGATATCTGCAGTCGTACACAGAAACAGATCCTGTATGGACTTCAGAGAAGGTTAACTATTATACTAAAACTGCAGCTGATGCTAGATACTTGCAATCATATACAGAGACTGATCCAGTATGGACATCTGAAAGAGCTAACTATGCTTTAAAAACGTATGTAGATACAAGTATTTCTAACTTAATAGATAGTGCACCAGGTACACTTGACACTCTTAATGAGCTAGCAGCTGCGTTAGGAGATGATGCTAACTTTAGTGCAACAATTACTACGTTAATTGGTACTAAAGAACCAGCTATTACAGCAGGAACTACTGCTCAGTATTGGCGTGGTGATAAGACCTGGCAAACATTACCTGTGTATACACTAAGTGGATTAGGTGGTGTACCTACTACTCGTACATTAACTATCAACGGTACTAGTTATGATTTATCAGCAGATAGATCTTGGAGTATTACTGCAGGTGTATCATCTGTAGTAGGAGGATCTGGGATTAGTACTTCTACAAGTGGAGGAACTGTAACTGTTAGTAATACAGGTATACTATCTGCACTTGCTGGTTCAGGAATTAGTGTCAGCACTTCTGGTGGTACTTTAAGTATTTCTAACACTGGTTTATTATCAGGAGTTGCCGGAAGTGGTATTAGCGTAAGCACATCAAGTGGAACATTAAGCATTAGTAATACAGGATTGTTATCTGCCACGGCAGGTAGCGGAATAAGTGTAAGTACATCTGGAGGCTCACTATCCATATCTAATACAGGTATATTATCAATAGTAGCTGGTTCTGGAATAAGTGTTTCTACAAGTAGTGGAACAACTACTATTACAAATAGTATTACTAACAATAGCCAACTTACCAATGGTGCAGGTTATATAACTTCTTCAGCTTTATCTGGATATGCAACTCAGTCTTGGGTAACTTCTCAAGGTTACTTAACATCTGTAGCTGATGTATGGGTTAATACAGCAGGTGATTCAATGACAGGAAATCTGTCTTTTGGTTCTAGTGGTGCAGGTCTTACTTGGGCAGCTAACACAGATGGAGCTTCTATAACATTTGAATCTACTGGTGATGGAGCAAGTGGCGGTAGAGCATTGTCTAATCTACTTATTGCTCTAACAGATAATGGAGACGAAGGTCTTAAAGTCACTACTACAGGAGCTGAACTTCTTTATGTAAATATAAATCAGTTTCAGTATAAAGGTAGTAATGTATGGACGGCTGCTAGTTTAACAAACTTAAACCAGCTTACAAACGGACCAGGGTATATAACAGGGATTACTTCTAGTAATGTAACAACAGCTTTAGGATATACTCCTTACAATGCTACCAATCCTAATGGTTATATAACTGGATACACAGAAACTGATACTTTGGCTTCTGTAACAAGTAGAGGAGCAAGCACTGGAACAGCCATTGTAATGAGTGGTGGTTCAGGAACTACTTCTACATTAATGCTTGATAGAAACATTGCAACTCCTTCTAATTATTATAGTGGACTACAGTTTGAAGTAAGAGCAACTTCTGGAACTGCAGGTATTGCACTTCATAGAAGCGGTTACTCACATATAGGTATTTATCACGATACTATTAATGTTCTTAAGTTTGAAATGAATTCTGGTACTGTAACTTTAAATCACAATACAGGAACAGTTTGGGGAACAGGAACTCTTACAAATCTTAATCAATTAAGTAATGGACCAGGATATATTACTGGAATTACATCAGCTAATGTAACAAATGCTCTTGGTTATACTCCATATAATAGTACTAATCCATCTGGGTACATTACTTCTTCTGCAACAATATCTGGTGCTTCAGCTAGACTATCTTCTAGAGATAATAGAACAATATCTCCTTCTGAAGATAATGCAGCTGAACTAAGATTTGGATTTACATCTTGGGCTAATAATGATGGTGCTCCTTATGCTGATTATCTACACTTACGTTCTTATTCTGATAGTTCTGGAGGTTCTGATAACTTGGTGATGTTTCTTAAAAGTGGTATTGGAATGAGAATATGGCAACAGTCATTTGGCTCAGGAACTGCTTATTCTTCTTATGCAGATGTTTGGCATAGTGGTAATTTAACCAATCTCAATCAACTTACTAATGGGCCTGGTTATGTAACAGGAGGTCCTTATTTACCAACAGCTGGTGGTTCAATATCTGGTGCTTTATCTATTGCAGGTAATATAACAGTTTCATCAAGTAACACAACAGGAGGAGGTATTATTCTAGCTGACGATGGTGATATTGTAGATCTTAATGACGCATATTGCTCAATGAGATTTTCATACGGGGTTAGAATATTTTCAGCTAATAGAGGTGGAACCCCTGTAATTACACTTGCTAATACAGGAGCTATAACAGCTAATGGTCCAATATCAGCTTCTAATATAAGTAGTAGTATTATTGCTAGTTATATTGTACAAAGAGATGCTAATGGGTACATCTATGCAAACCATGTTAACTTTAATACTTCTGAAAATGAAAATCCTACTATTAGTAGTTTTATAACTTCTAATGGTGATGGATGGTCTAGAAAATCTAATCTTGCTCATGTTAAAAACTCTATACGTGGTGTAGCTGATGGCACTTGGGGTATTAGTATTTCTGGATCTGCTGCACAATTAGGTGGATGGTCTTTACAGAATGTAGTTCCATATCATTCAGGCAGTGATTTTCCTAATGGTACATTAGTAGTTACAAACATCAATGCCTCTGTAACATACGGTGATTCTTTTGTAATGGAAGTTACAGGTAAAAGCTATGGTAGTGGTGCAGGACCTTTTGCTTTATTATTAGAGGGGTATATATATGCAGATACTTTTATAAATGTTGGTGCATTATCCTATGGTGGCTATTTTCCTGGACCAATAAGAATATTTAACTATGGCGGTAATTTAGCTTTTTGGTGGCCAAGAGCTAGTTACTGGAACTCTTTTAGCGTAAAAGTAAGAGAAGCTGGAGGCTCTGCTTCAAATAGAGTAACATCTATAAGTGATAGTACTGAACCTTCTTCTTCTAAAAAAGTATCAATTACTCCAGTACAATCATTACACTCAAGTAACTATAACTCTTATTCTCCTACACTTACTGGTGGTAATGCTTCTGGTACTTGGGGAATAAACATAACAGGTTCAGCATCTACATTATCAAATAATGCAACTATTAGTGGACTTAACTTTGGCGGTGTATTAGCTTTAACGGGTTCTGGTGCAAGTACTGGAAATAGTACTGGAGCTAGACTATCTGAATCATATGGTCCAATTTGGAATTTATCTAATGGAGCTACGTGGCATCACCAAGTAATAAATGGTTCTTATTTATCAGGAATTAGTGCAGGTGGTGGAAACTATGGTAGTGGTAACTATTATGGTACTGGAGATGTTACAGCGTATTACTCTGATGAAAGATTAAAAACTAAGATAACCATTATTACAGATGCTATACAAAAGATTAAATCATTAGAAGGATTTGTATATGTAGAAAATGAACTAGCACGTAGTCTTGGTTATACTAATGAAAAAGAACAAGCTGGTGTATCTGCTCAGCAAATTCAAGCAGTTTTACCACAAGCTGTTTCATTGGCTCCATTTGATATGCAAGGTGTACCTGAAACAGGAGAAATTATATCTAAGACTGGTGAAAATTATCTTACTGTAAAGTATGATAGGATTGTACCTTTATTAATAGAAGGTATAAAGGAACAACAAGCTCAGATAGAAGAGTTAAAGAACGAGATTAAAGAACTAAAAAATAAATAACAATGGCTTTACCATCATCAGGTCCTTTAAGTATAGGTCAGATAAGAACTGAGTTAGGATCAAGCTCAGGTAGTCTTAGAACACTTAGTGCAGCAGCTGGTAAATCTACACCGGATGCTATTAGTGAATTCTATGGTTACTCAGCTTGTCCAGCTTCCGGTACATACTACTCACAGTATTGTAGTGGGTATGATCTATATTACACATACCACAACGGATCATGTGGATACTATAGTTCACTATATCAATCCAACTCTACGGCTTGTGGATATTCAGCTTGTACAACATGGTATGCTGGATACTCAGGATATTTTACTTATGTAGACTGTAATGGTACAACTCAGTATCCGTATCTTGAAGCTAACCAATCCGTATGTGCTCAATCAGCATATGGTGGAATGATTAACTCAGGTAATGCATGTTTTGGTTTTGAATAAACTTTTAAATAAAAATATATATGTTAACTTATTACAAATTTAATCAGTCTTATTTTAGACTAAGTTCTGACAACAGTTTTTTTGAGCAAATAAATAATTTTCCTAATGAGAAAGTTATTATTTATGGACAGATTGCGGAGTCTGTAGAAATATTAAATGAGGCTAAACTTAGAGATAACTGGGCCGAAGTTACACAAGAAGAGTACAATACTGTCAAAGCTGAGGTTTTAGCTTTCTTATCTGCCAACTAGTCATCCACATTTGGGGATAACTTTTTTGGCACACCAGTTGTATATCTTTGTATATTCGTAACAGATTAATCTAAAATTTTAAAAACACATGGAAAAAATTTCTCTTAAGTTGTTTGAGTTCTACAATCTAGATGCAGAACTTAACGGTTTAACCAACCAGCAAACTGGTGAAAAAATTGCTTCTGGTCTCATCCAGGAAAAACTATCTTTAGTTACTAAGTACTGGCTAACAGAACTAGGTAAGAAAGTGGCTGCTGAAAAAGCTGCTGTAGAAGAACTAAAGAATGACCTTATCAAGAAGTATGGTAAGGAAGATGACAAGGGTGGTATTTCTATCCCTATGGTCATTGATGAACTAGATTCAGACGGTCAGCCAGTAAAAGATCTAGACAAAGATGGTAACTGGTTTACCAAAAAGGTTATCAACCCTGAGTTCCAGTCTTTTGAGCTTGAGTTTAACAACTTACTTCAGACTGAGAAAGATCTTGAGTATAAAGCTTTTACACTTGAAGACTTTGAAAAGGTTGAGACTTCTGAGAACTACGGAACCTTCTTTAAGCTTATTAAGGTTGAAGAAACTAAAGTTGTTCCATTGAACTAAGCCCCCTGCTTTCTTCTATATATAAAAGACTACCTCTTATGGGGTGGTCTTTTTTTTGCTATTTCAACAAAAATAATGTATATTATATTGTAGACTACTTATTAACCACAGTGGCTTATTTATACCGACACATCAGATTAGACAAAAATGAGCCTTTTTACATAGGCATCGGTTCTGACTTATCTCATAGAAGAGCTAAAGAAAAGTCAAGAAGAAATAACATTTGGAAGAAAGTAGTAGCAAAAACAGACTATGAGGTTGAAATACTCTTTGATGATTTAACTTGGGATCAGGTTAAAATAAAAGAAATAGAATTTATTAAGCTTTATGGTAGATTGGACAACGGTACTGGTACATTGGCAAACTTAACAGATGGAGGTGATGGTACTGTAGGTTTAATAGTTAATGAAGAAGGAAGAAAAAGATCAAGTAGAGTTCATTTTAATAAGATAACATCTGAAGAAACTAAAGCTAAGATTAGTCAAGCTTTAAAGCTAAAACATAAGCCAGCTGAAGAAATAAAAAGGTTTGTAAATGAATCTTTAAAGTATTCTAAAAGCATACGAAAAAAGGTTTTATGCATAAGTACTGGTAACATATTTGAATCAGCTAATGAAGCAGCTTTATTTTTTGGAGTAACTCGTACCTACATATGTAGACAAATTACTGGAAAAAGAAAAAATAAGTTTAATTTAAAATATATATAAATTATAAATAATATGGCTATTAAAATTACAGTTCCTATCGGGACGGACAAAGGGATTACAAGTGAAGCATATGTACGCATTGCTGACTATCAGATCTCTAAATATGGGTCTGCTAACTTCAGAATTGAACTTTTTCAATCACAAGAAGATGCTACTCCTGCTGGATCTTACCCTACTCCTAACATGGGTGGAGGTGTAGCTCGTAACCAACAAATTGGGGAAAGCTTGTATGTAGCTTTGACTAAACAAGTAGAAGAAACTATTACAGTAAAACGTATGGTTCCTGTACAAGTAGAGTTTGAAGAAGAAGTAGCTGGTGCTCCAGATGCTGACGGTAATCCTACAACTACTACTGTTACTAGAACTCGTACAGAAATGCAAGAGCAAGATGTAGAGGAAACAATCACTAAGACTGTTCCTGACTTATCTTCTGCAGAAGGTGTTGATGTATTTGCGTTTGGTTACAGTCATTTAAAGACAAAACTTGAAGGTCTGTTTGGTGCAGACAATGTGGTTGATTGTTAATAACTTATTGATACCCAATATACTATGTTACCTACGAAATCCAATACTGCCGATAAGGGTTGTTCTCCGGTGTCCTCCAATTGTGTAATCTGGCAAGGACCGGATCTAGGATGCATTGACCTCTGCAACGGTGATGCTATCTCTGATGTAGTGTACAAAGTAGCTACAAAGCTTTGTACTATTCAGACTTCTTTGGACTTATCTACTTTAGACTTATCTTGTCTAGTTTCTTTTTGTTCGGCAGCAAATCCTGCCCCTACTAATAAGACCCTATTGGCAGTATTGGATTTTATTATAGATAAGGTATGTTGTTTGAATACAACTATTCAAAACTTACCATCTGGTGGAGGTTCTTCTTATACAGAACCTAACGTAGCTCTACCTACTTGTTTACAATACACTGATCCAGGTACAGGTCAAACTGTTACACAGTTACAACACAGTGTATACACATTAAGACTTGCTAATCAGCATTGTAGTTTAAAGGCTACAGTAGATGGACATACAGCTACATTAGCTACTTACAATACTAGAATTACTGCATTAGAAAATGCTCCTGCAGTAACACTTCCTCAAGTTACTCCTAACTGTATTCTACCAGCTGTACCTACAGCTATGAATGTTGTATTAGATAAGTTAGAAGAAGAGTATTGTGGTTTAAGAACTGTTTTAGGTACCAATGCTGCTCTAACGTCAGCTATTGCACAACAGTGTCAAGGTCTTGGAGCATCTCTTGCTTTAAGTACTACTGGAACAATTAGTTCACTTCCAGGTTGGAATGCTAACTCAACTACAGTTGGATCTGCAGTACAAAACCTTTGGGTTGTACTTTGTGATATGCGTCAAACTATTTATGATCTAAAAAATGCAGCTGGTCAAGTAGATTGTTCTGCTTTCTTACTTGGATTTACTGCTGCTACAAACGAAGCTCGTACTCAAGTTACTGTATTCTTTAATGGTGGTGGTACTGTGATTCCTGCAGGCTTTACAAACTGTACAGCTCAAGGATCTAAAATTACTATTAAAGATACATCAGGACATATTTATACAAGTAATGTAGACTTAGTAGCAGCTGTTACAGATACAGATGGTATTACATTTACTGTTTCTGGAGCTTCTCTTAATGCTTCTCAAGCTTATACAATCACTGTAGAAGGATGTCTTACTAAGAACGGTAGTACTTGTTCTAAGACAGCTAACTTTACTGTATCTGTTCCTTGTCCTATCATCTCATCAGTAACAGCAACATTAACATAAGATGAACGTAACACTTAACTGGACACCTGGTGCTGGATCTACATCACAAACTGTGCAATATAAACTTGCATCAGCTTCTACATGGACTACATTTAGTACTGTGTCAGGTACTGCTACAACAGAAACTGTTACAGGATTAAGTGATAATCTTATTTATGATTTTAAAATACTAACGGCTTGTAATGGTGGAACAAGTACATCAAGTCCTACAGTACAGAAGATCAATATGATCTGTCCTACTGTTACAGTAACACCTGCTTCTGATAGTCTATCTTATAGTTTTCCAGAGATTGGTGGATCTGTTACAAGTTATGTTGTTAAGTTATTTAACTCTGGTGGTACATCAGAGCTAGCTTCTCAAACACCTACTGGTACAACAACTCTTACTGGTACTTTCAGTTCTCTTACAGCAAGTACTACTTATAAGATTAGAGTTGTTCCTACAGCGGGAACTATTACTAAAACTGATTGTGCATTTGCTACTGGTGTAACATCTGCTCCTCCTGTGTGTAATGCACCTACTGGGGTAACTGCTGAATTAACACCTGAAACTTAATATAAACATTTAATAATATAAGATTATGTCATGCGGTTGTAACGATACTCCCCTACCTTTAGGTAACTGCAACGATGGTTGTGCAGATTGCTCTCCTACAAACTCAGTGAGTTTACCTCCTTGTGTAAGTGGTGAACCATGTGATGAGATTTTGTTTACTGATTGTGTAAAGTTTGCTGGACCTAATCTTCCAGCTCTTGGTATTCTTAACGGTGATCGTTTACTTACTGTATTGACTAAACTACATAAAGTACTTAATGGTGTAATTAGCCCGGCTATTACATTAGCTAACTATACAGCTACATCTACTACAACTACACCAATGGTAGTAAGTTATTTAGGACTTGGTCCTATTTATACTTCTACAGCAGGTGCAACAAGTAATGGTACAGCTATCACTGTAGGTAGTACAACTGGTTTAGTAGCAGGTATGACTTTAGAAGTAACGGCTGGTGTTGGGGCATTTCCTGCAGGAACTACTGTAGCAAGTGTTACTAATACAACTTTATTTGTAGCTTCAGCAGCACCTAGTACAGCATTGTCAGGCGGTGCAACTGTTATTAAAGCTACAGGAACCAATCATCAAATCTTTAATATTACTGTAGTACAAAATGCTCCTCAAACATTTAGAGCATTTGTTGGCTCACAAATTAAAGTGAGTGGTACAGGTACAATTGTATAATAAATAACCATATGCCAACACCTTGTAGTTCGTTAAAAACTTTAACTATTCAGTACACTACATCTAGCATAATGCCAGATAGTGGTTATACTGTCCAATGGAGAGTAGTAGGTGATGAGGTTTGGTACACTGAACCTAATAAAAAAGCTAATCCTATTACTATATCTGGTGTACCATCATGTTATCCTTTAGAGGTTAGACTAATGGTAGACTGTGGATCAGGATTACAAATTGTAGAAACGTTTGGTGTAGAAGGGTCTGGATCATCATCTTCTTGTTATACATATGAACTATTAGATACTGCACAGTATACATATACACCATGTGGATCATTTAGTAGTATTTCAGTATTTAACTCTTCAACTTCAGAACTTACTCAAACAATTTGTGCAGTAGATGGTACTGTTAACGGTGGTACTTTTATTCGTAGAGATCAATGTTTAGGAACCCAAGGATAAGTATAAATGGCTAATCAATTAACTATAAATTTTACAGCAGCTAGCCCAGCTCCATCTGGTGGTTACCTTGTTAGGTATTGGGATACAGCTACTCCTGGAACAGTATTAACAACAACTGTTACAAGTAGTCCTGCTGTTATTAATAACTTACCTGGATATAATTATACAGGTACTATTGAATCAGTTTGTAGTTTTGGTAACTCTACTAGAGTAAACTTTACAGACTCTGTTTGTAATGTAACATTTAATATTTCTTCTACATCTCCTACTAACCAAACTGGTACAAACGGAACAGCTACTATTAGTAATATTGTAGGTGGTTCTGGTTCATACACTTACAGTTGGAATACATCTCCTGTACAAACAACAATAACCGCTACAGGATTAACTGGTGGACAAACATATGTGGCTACAGTAACAGACACTGTAACAGGTTGTGTAACTACAGAAAATATAGTAATTGGTGAGACAAACTTTACGTTTGATGCAGATTACATGGTTATTACTTATCAGTTTAGTGATGGTCAAGACTTGGATACACGTACAAGAATTGTATCTATTGATGGTACAACTTATGCAGATCAAAATGGTCAAGGTAAATATATTGGTTGGAATCAGTATCAAAGAACTCCACAGTCTGCTACTTACATAGAAAGTGGTAACGTTTGTGATATGGTTATTAAACCATTAGCTATGTGGGGTAGTGATAACGTAGGTACTGGTTTTGAAACAGTACTTGTTGATTTTACACAACTTGGAGCTGGACAAAATGAAGTGGTAATAGACTGTCGTGCTTTCTGGTATGCCACTGTTGGTACCAATCCTATTAACTTAAGCTTTACTTTCTATAAAGGAGGTTGTATGGTTAAACAGGGTAGTACTGGATCACCAGCATATAGTTATACAAACCCTACAGCTACTGCTACATTAACAGGAGCATCTGCTAGTAAAGTAATTACAGCATATAAAAATGGTAGCTCAATTGCTACAGGTTCTTCAGATCTTGAAAGTCCAAACATTAATGCTGGATTATCAAGAGGTCAACGTTTAGCTGTTATTACATATAATAGATCTACTAATGTAGGTAACATAGATATTAATGATACAACAACACCTGTAGTATAATGAAAGAACTAACAGCTATAGTAAAAAACGATCTAGGTGTAGACTATATAATCCATGCCTCTTATGAACTTAATGGTTCACACTATACTATTTTTAAGCAGTATGATGGAATGAGAAATGTAGTTATGAAAGATCATAATGCACTTAGCCCATTCTTTAACAATCTTATTGAGGCTGATAACTGGATAAACACTAATTCATAATGGCAACCTTAAGTTTAACTTTCCCTGCAGCATCACCTGCCCCATCGTCAGGGTATAGGGTAAAGTATTGGCCTACAGCTGATCCTTCAAATGTAACTACAATGATTACTGCTACAAACTCGTTTACTGCAGTTGGTCTAACAGCTACATCTTATTCAGGTACTGTAGAAGCAAGCTGTGGTGGAGGAACTTTTGGGTCACCAAGAACTTTTACAGCAGCTACAGTTAGTGTAGTGAGTGCTAGTGCATCTTTCCAACCATGTATTGGTGGAACTATAGATGACTTCTTAGGAGGTCAAATTAACTTATCAGGACCTGTAACTGTAAATACTGACTTTACAATTGAAGTGGAGTATACAACTACAGGTGTATCATGTAATCCTAGTACTAATCTTAGAACAACTATTTACGGAACAGTTCTTGCTGGTTTTGCTACAGCTACTATTGACCCTTGTGTTGCTGGTGGTCAGTATATACCTAGTGGTGGAACAGTATGTTCTGCAGTTGGTTCTATTTAAAATATAAAAAAGTCAGTGGTTTTGTTGGTTTCCACCTGACAAACAAGGCCCCTGGTGTTTCTACATCGGGGGCTAAAAATTTTAGAATGTTGATATTTTGTGTATAAAAAGTACTATTATTCATTAACATGAGCTAACTTTATACACCATATACCAAATCCAAACAACTATGACACTAATCAACCAGGTGTATGGCTCTCTAAGGTGGAAGAAAACTGACGAGGTCTGTGCTTCAAAGTTAGGTATTTCACTACAAAAGTACCAAGAAATTAAGAAACAGATTTTACAAACAAAAGATCTTTTACAAGATGAACTAGATAGTAGTCTTGTTAGTATTGTAGGTAAAAGGATGCTAGAACTGATAGATGATGATACAATCAAAAATCAGTACATTACAGACCTTGAAAATCAGTTGGTGGATACAATCAACCAAACTAAAGAAAAGGTCGTAGAATGGAAGGAAAACCTTGAAGAAGGGGTAGCAGAGATTAAAGGTATAGCCTTCTCAGAACCTAAGAGTCCAGAAGAGATAATTAGGATATTAAAAATAGACACTGAAAAGTGGAAACTTAGTTCCTACTGGAACAAACAACATAAAGACTACTGGCTTATTTCAGCCATGGTTACACAGAAAGTCTTGGAACCCAAGGACTTATTACAAGAAACTTTACAGAATTTTAACCCGTCATATAAACCCGTTGCAGAGGTATTTGTTAATGACAAATTTGAAAACCCAACTGTGGGGATCTTGTCTATACAGGATCTCCACTTTGGTAAAGAGGGTAACCTATCTGTAGTAGATGACTTTAAAGAAAGTATTAAGAGTCTAGTATTAAGATCTTATTACTCTCATAATCTAGAAAAGATCATATACGTAGTAGGAGGTGATCTTTTAAACATGGATACTTTTAGTGGACTAACTACTAAGGGTACGCCAGTAGACTCTGACCTTAGAGCTCAGGATGCTTATAATGAAGCATTTGATGCTATGTTCTGGTCAGTTAACTTTATCAAGCAGTTCTGTAAAGAACTAGAGGTTGTATACCTACCTGGTAATCATGACCGTTTATCTTCCTACCATCTGGTACACGCACTATCTAAGTGCTTTACACAAGAACCATCTATTGTATTTAATGCTACCTATGAGGAAAGAAAAGTTGTGACCTGGGGTCAGAACTTCTTTGCATTTGAACATGGGGACGTTACTAAGAAAATGACAGCTCTTGTATATGCTACAGAGTTTCCTTTTCAGTGGGGTAACACTACATTCCGTACATGCTTTACTGGACACTTCCATACTAAGAAAGTTACTGAGTTTGTAACAGACAATGAGGTGCATGGTTTTAGCATCAAGCATCTTCCTTCTCTATCTAAGTCAGACTACTGGCATTATCACAACAAGTTTACAGGATCTAAGCGTCAGGCAGTTATGGAAATCCATGACTTAAATAAGGGTAAAGTATCTGAGTTTACCCATAACGTTTAAACTATAAAAGTTTAAGTAGGAAACTTCATGGATTTTTCGTAAATTATTAATGTAGATCATTGTGGCAAAAGCATGTAAAAAACCGGACTTAAATGCTCCAAGATATAGACCTAAGAAGTTAAACCTTACTAATATAGATTTCTACAAGAAGTTTATTGCAAGTAATCCAAGGTATGCTTCTATGGATATGGCTACTTTTAAAAGTATAATTAATGCTTTTAATGGGCAGATATGGGAAAAGGTTGTAGATGAACGTGATGGTGTAGAACTACCAGAACAACTAGGTTACATATTTATAGGGACATGTCCTCGTAAAAAGAGTAACGTAGACTTTAGTAAAAGTAAAAAGTATGGTACAGTAATACAACATCAAAACTGGGAATCTGATCAGTATGCTGCTAAGATTTTCTATACAAACTTTGAAACCAAGTATAGATTTAAACATCATGAGATGTGGAGCTTTACTGGGATCAGAGATTTTAAAAGGATGGTTGGGCAAACTTACCCACAAGAATGGAAGAAGTATGTGATGGTTGATAATCTTGTAAGGGTTAGTAGACTTTTTAGAAAAGAAAAGTTTAAAGATTTTAAGAAACAAGAAACTCAACAGATCATTAAAGACGGTGGATATGATGAGTTTAATTTAGATTAAAGCTATGGCTAAAACTACTATAGGAGATGTAATCTCTAGAATGCGTACACAGATAAAGGCTGTCAGACAAGATGCTTTCTTGACTGATAGAGCTATTTATGCATTCATCCTAAAGCATGCTAAGTGGTTGATGAAACGTGAAGACGGTAAAAATCAGCTTCTTTCTTTCTCTGGTGTAGTACAAACCCTAGACTTTGTTGAGCTTGTTGAGGTAGATAAAGTGGAAGCATGTTGCACAGGATTAAAATCTGATTGTACTATTAAACGTACTAAAGATAAAATGCCTGTTTTTATGCAAGGCTATTATGGCCCACTTATTCGTTCTACAACATCTATTGATGGTTCAGAAGAACTTCAACCAACTAATCCTGGTACATATTTAGCTTTATCTAAATCTAAAAACTTTAAGTATAACAAATCTAAATACTTCTGGTATCTAAATGACTATCTATACTTTCCTGATTTAGATTGGGATGCTGTACGTATAGAAGGAATCTTTGAAGAAGATATTTCAGCTTTTACTTGTGCTGCTGATAGCTGTATCCAAAAAACAGATCAGCCTTTCAATGTACCAGATTATCTGTTTGGTGAGATAGAAAGTAACGTATTTAAAGATCTTATGGGAATGATGCAGATTCCATCAGATAGTTCTCAAGATAAACAGAATGTATTACGATGAAAACTGAATTACAATATAGAACCTTTGATGAGCTTCTTAATGAAGTTCAGACAGACTTTGTCACCTACAGTAATGAGGGTATGATTGAGCCTGCTCAGCTAATTAAAGTGGCTCAAAGAGTTAACTATGACCTAGGTCTTAGAATCCATGGTACTAAAGAAAAGGTAGTAGATATTGAAAAGAAGAAAGCTAAACTACCTGGTGACTTCTATGTACTTAACTATGCTTACTTATGTGGTAAGTATACGGTATCATATCCTTCTATGTCTGGTCGTCACACTGAGAATGTGATATTAGATCCTTCTAAATGCACTGTTGTAAACGGTGTAAATACATGTAACAAATGTGGAGGTACAGATACTACATGTTTATGTGAAAGAACGTATGCTGTAGAATGTAAGACCGGTGAGAAAGTATATGTACAAGTAGTTGAGAAACGTAAGCATGAGGTTAAAACTTATGAAACATTACACAAGTTAGATATTGCTACTTCTACAGGAAGAATAGATGCTCTTAATGATACTCAGAGAACTGGTTATATTAAAAACGGATTTATCTATACTAATCTAGAAGAAGGATCTGTATTTATTTCTTACCAAGGTGCTCTTGAAGATCATGATGGTAACTTATTGGTACTTGACCATCCTGTGATTAATGAGTACTATGAGTATGCTATGAAGCAGCGTATTCTAGAAAACTTATATATTAACGGAGAAGATGTTAGCCAAAAAATGCAGCTTATTGAGCAGCGTTTAAGAGGTGCTCGTAATAACGCACTTAGTATTGTTAACACTCCAGACTTTGCAGAAATGTATAAAGTATGGCAGATGAACCGTAAAGCTCAATATAACCGTTATTATGACATGTTTAAAAGCACAGATGGTGTATAGTGTATGAAGATAAGTACTACTATAAAATTACCAACGTATAGTTGTAAACTCATAGTAGTAGTGGTAGAAAGTGTATCTGTAGCTGCAGAGAAACTTTATAAAAGATATAAGATAAAAGAAGAGTTTGGAGGAGAGGCTGAAGGTGCACTAGTAATGCCAGATATAGATAGCTATTATCTTTTGCTAGGAGATCAGTTCTTAACTCATAATACAATTGCCCATGAACTTTATCATGCTGTAGTAAGAATAACAGAAGATAGAGATATAACAGATGAAGAGGCACAAGCTTGGTTAGTTGGTCATCTTTCTGGAGAGATATATAAATTTTTGGACAAGAAGAAGTTAGTAATAAAACATGGCTGAAAATACACAGAACCCTACATCTACCACTAACCTTTTTAATAAGGGGATGGTTAAGGATTACAATGAGACCTTCGTTGGAGAGGGATTGTGGACACATGCCCGTAATGCTGTAAACAACTCACATGATGGTCAGATTGGTGTTATAGGTAATGAACCATCTAACTTACATTGTGTAACTCTTCCTTATACCATGATTGGCTGTATTCATCTTACTGATGATACTTGGGCTATCTTTACAACAAATGATGTAGATTCTGAGATTGGTGTCTTTGATGAGTCAGCATGTTCTTATACAAAGAAAGTAAACGCTAAGTGTTTAAACTTTAAGCGTTCTAATATAATTACAGGAACTAGCCGTAGACGCTATGACTGTGAACGTCCAGTTTATTGGTCTGATGGATTGAACCCAGACAGATTTATGGATTTAGATAATCCTCCATTTAAATACACTGAGAATATATCTAATGGTTGTGTAACTAGAGTTTATACAACAGACCTTGACTGTGAAGAGATCCGTTTAACATCTCTTATTAAGCATCCTTGCATTGTTCTAGAAAAAGGTAAAGCTAGTGGTACTCTTCCTAATGGATCGTATCAAGTAGCTATTGCATATACAATCAATAAAGTTAAAGTGACAGACTATCTTGGACTATCTGAGGTACAGTCATTATTTACTCATCAAAACGTTAGTTCTTCTTTAGAAGTAAAAATTACAGCAGTTGACGAGGACTTTGAAGAATTTGAATTAGTTATACTAGCTCAGATTAATGGTCAAACAATTGCACGTAGAGTGGGCTACTATTCTACTAACCAAGGAACTATTTACTTAGATGCTCTTAGTAATGATTTTGAGACTGTACCTATTTCTCAGATTGTTGTAAGAACTGAACCTATTGAAAAATCTGATGCTATCTATACAGTAAACAATTACATGTTACGTGTAGGTACATACAGTAAGACTAAGTTTAACTACCAACTACAAGCTAATAATATTGAAGCTAGATGGGTTGCTGTAGAATATCCTAGTAACTATTATGTAAAAGGTGGTAATAACACTGGATACATGAGAGATGAGCAATATGCATTTTTTATTAGATGGGTATATAATACAGGAGAACGTTCTGAATCATATCATATTCCAGGTAGAGCACCTTTATCTACAGACACAGCTTTAGCTAATGGTACAGATGCATTTGAAACTATAGAAGGTATTCAAGTAGAGAAATGGCAAACAAGTAATACGGCTACTGTAGAGTCAGTTGTTCCTTCTGTTTTAGCAGATGGTGGACGTGTTGTAGGTAAAGGTAAAATGGGTTACTGGGAATCTACAGAATTATATCCTTCTAATAGAGTAGACATATGGGGAAGCCTTTGTGGTCAACCTATTAGACACCATAAGTTTCCTGATGTTACAATTCCTGGTGGTGATGTTGTTAACCACTTTACAAATGATGGTAATAAAATTATTATACTAGGTGTTGAGTTTCAGAACATTACAAAACCTGTAGATATTAACGGAAACGTTATTACATCTATTGTAGGATATGAAGTATTACGTGCATCAAGAGAAGGACATAAAACTATTATAAGTAAAGGTTTGATTAATAACATGAGAGAATACTCTGTTCCTAATCAGACTAACGTAACTGGTCTATACCAGAACTATCCATTTAATGACTTAAGACAAGATAGTTATTTAACTCCTGATGAACAACGTGGTGATAATGGTGGACCTAATCCTACATCATCTAAACTATCAAAATATAAGAAAGATGTATTATCTTTTCATGGACCAGATGTAACATTTAGTACTCCTTTTTTAAATAGTAATGAATTAAAAATATACCAAGAGCTTTATGGTGAAGCTAATGGTAGGTTTGAAACTCCATATAAGCATCCTAAGTTTAAACTTCCTACAAACTTTACAGATCTAATAACAAACGTATTAGCAGCTGTATCTCAGATTTCAAAAGTAATTGGAGCAGTTGCAGGTGCTGATGCTACATTAAATCTTCAAGCAGATGGTGATGTAAACGTTACTCAAAGTTTATTAGCTCCGCATAGAGCTGAAGCACTTATGGGTACATTTGTTGGTGTAACCAATGGTTATTTTAGCACAACAGGTGTTCCTGAAGTAGGACCTATTGGAGCAGCAGGAAAAAGAACTGTAGGTAACTCAGCTATTACAGCAGCTAATATTCTTGTATTAGGAGCTATGTCTGTTATCATGACAGATGTTACTTCTGAACAACTAATGAAGTTAGTATTAGCTGTTATTCCATATAGACAATATGCTGCTCAGTATGTTTCTCATGGTTATTATAATAAATCTAAAGTTACACCAGAAGGAAACAGAAGAAGAAAGTTAATAGAATCTAGTTATGTTGGATCTGATGTTCAGTCATTCTTTGCAGATACTCAGAACTACATGATTAATAACTTTAATCGTGGTAAGTTTGTAGTAATCAAAACTCATGCTGATATAAGTGATCCAACTGTCCAAGATACAAGTAGATATTTAATTAGTGAAAAGAATGCTAACCTATACTCTACTTATCAAACTCCAATATCTGGACACTATGGTGCTTTAAAAATTCCTTTACCATCTCAATATGGTCAATTGGATAGTTTAAAGCAGCTACCTATTTCTTTATGTATAGAAGATATATCTACATCTACTGCTAGTAAGTTTACATCTAATGTTTACTTTAATGGTGATGTTTACATAAATAGATTCACTGAAAAGAATAGCATGTTGTTCTTTAACACATGGTTATATGGTGAACCTAACGGTGCTGAATTAGATTACACTATGTATTTTAGTATGCCTTATCCAAGATTTTGGGTAAACAATACTAATTTATCTGGTGGTTTATTTAAGCTAGCTAGTCAATTTAGATCATTAGATCATAGAGTATCTAGTGCATTTCATATTAGTAGAGGGTACTTTTATTTATTTAACTCTGGTGTACGTGACTTCTTTGTAGAATCTGAGGTTAACGTAGCATACAGAGATTGGGAAGATCGTATTGATAAACGTCATTATGATTATAACGGACTAACTGATCTAAGTAATATGTTTAGATCAGACATTATTAAAGAACCTAACTACTATAAATATGATTACTCACTAAGTGTATCTAAGTTATTTAACTCTCAGATCACTTGGGGCAACATGCTTGACAGAGATTTTGATCCTAAGAAAGTAGAATCTTGTTATAGTTACTATCCTAATAGAGTTGTTTATTCTCTTCCACAACAAGATGAGAGTAAGAAAGATAACTGGAGAGTTTACTTAGCTAACAACTATAAGACATTTGGTAGTCGTGTAACAGCAATCAAGTCTATTAATAAGACTGGTGCGTTATTTATGATGGCTTATCAAAGTCCTATGCAGTTCATGGGTGTTGAGGAACTTAAGTTAGATGGTACTGGTGCTAAGATTACTATTGGTGATGGAGCATTATTTAGCGGTCCTCAACAACTTCAAGCTTTAGTAAATGCTGATGAATCATTTGAGTATGGTTCTTGTCAGAATAAGTTTGCTAACCTAGGATGTACTCATGGTGTATTCTGGGTTTCTCAGAACCAAGGTAAGGTGTTTCAGTATGCTGGGCAGCTTAAAGAGATTTCTAGAGAAGGTATGAAATGGTGGTTTGCTAAATACCTACCTTCTGAACTACTAGCTAAGTATCCTAACTATCCTTTGTACGATAACCCTGTAAAAGGTGTAGGTGTACAAATGACCTATGATAATACTAATGAGATAATCTATATCACTAAGAAAGACTATAAGCCTTTGTTTAATGATATGGCTTATGACGCTGATGGTAGATTTTATAGAACAGTTTCAGGTATTAAGACATATTATGATCTTACTAATACCTTAGCATTTGAAGATGCATCATGGACTATTAGCTATGATCCTAAGAGTCAAACATGGTTATCATTCCATGATTGGAAGCCTACGTTTACCATTCCAGGTAAAGCTCACTTCATGAGTGTGGATACAAATTCTATATGGAAGCATAATGTACGTTGTGACTCTTATGCAAACTTCTATGGTAAAGATTATCCTTTTGAGGTGGAGTTTATTTCTGCTACTGGCCAACAGGTTAACTCTGTAAGAAATATTGAATACTTGCTAGAGGTATACAAGACACACAATAATTGTGCTGATAAGTTTCATGTATTAGATGAAAACTTTGATCAAGCTGTTATTTCTAACTCAGAGCAGATATCTGGATTACTAGAGTTAAACTTAAAGCCTAAGAACAATCCTGTAGCAGCTTTATCTTATCCTCAGATACAAACTAATTCTATAAAAATTTTATTCTCTAAAGAAGAGAACAAGTATAGATTTAATCAGTTCTGGGATATTACTAAAAATCGTGGAGAATTTAGTACTGTTAATGTACCTATGTTTAATACTAAGGCTAACGGATATCAGTATGATATTAATTCTCAGTATATTGATTATACCAAGGCAGCTTTAGAACGTAAGAGGTTTAGACACAATGTAAACAAAGTATGGTTAAGAAAAACAAAGAGTGGAGATCTAAAGATGCTATTTAAAATATCTAACCAAAAGTTAACACAGTCCCATAGATAATGAATAAGTTACTTCAATATTTAATGAGCCAGCCTAATGTAGAACATAAAATTCTTCCTGGCCTGCAGAAGATGCAAAAAGCTGGTGTAGTGATGTTTAAACCTCCAGTTAGTGAAAAACCTGTGTATGATAACATACCTAATCCTGCTGTTGTTAGATCACAAATGGTAAAGGACGCTGCAGCTAAACAAGTTTTAGCTAAACGTGCTGCTGATCAAGCTGCTAGAGATAGACAGGGATATATTAGACAAGCTCCTGCTCCAAAATCTATGGCTTCTAAAGCTTGGGCTATTGCTACTAACCCAATGACAGCTTTAGCTTATAAAGCTCAAGGTAGAGATATACCAGATAATTTTGAGTTAGGAAAAAAGAACTCTTTAGATATAGCTGCTAATATGGTTAATCCTTTTTTCTATGTGAATGAAGCAAAAGAGTTTGGTAAAGGTGCTGGTGATATAATATATAGAGGAGTTACTGATCCACTTAGTTTAAGTGGAATGGATTTTTTAAATACAGGAATGCATGCTTTAGGAGCAATGCCTTTTGCAGCAGAAGCTGTTCAAGGAACTAACCTACTTTCTAGAGGATTAAGAGGAGCTACTACAGCTTATAAGGGTACAGCAGGAATGACTAGTAAGGTAGGTAGAGTAAAAAATGCACTTAATGCTGGAGCTATTGATTTAGGTTATTTAAAAGGTGATGTAACTGGTCACTCATATTTTAATATACCTGCTGATGATGTGGCTAAAATGATGTCTCAAGAAATGGCTGCACTACCTAAAGGAGCATTTACTTTTGATGGAAGTATGAGTAAAAATTCAGCTCCATTATTTTGGACACAAGCTGCTAGAAGTAAAGGATTTACTGCAGTTAATCCAGGAAAAACTCAACCGTTAAACTGGGCAGGTAATAAAGGAAAAAGAATTAGTAATGCTTTGCCAGAAAACATAGAAAGTATTTTACCTAATGCACCTAAGTATACTCAAGAATTACAAAATCGTATTAGCCTTTTAAAACAAACAGGAAATCCTGAATCTTTACAAAGAGCTGCTCAATTAGAAAAAGATGGTATAACTCAACAACTTATACTTGATTTACCATATGCTGCTCAAAATGATAATACTATCAAAGGTTCTTTAAGACAGTTTTTAGATAATTATAAACCTACATTAGATAATCCTATACTGGAAGTTAATAAAAAAACAGGTTTAAATTTTCCAATGACTAGAATAGCAGATGAAAATGTTGGAAGATTTATTAGTGGGCTTTATGAACAACCTAGTATTTATATGGTAAAAGGTAATCCTTTATCTAGAGTTCCTCAAATTATTGGTGACTATGCTGGGCAAAGAGCTAAAGCTTTTTTTGGACGTAATAGATATAGTGAAAATCCACGTATACCTTTTATTCTAAGTAATGCTGCATACAATGCTGGTATGAATATAGCCGGTCAAAAAGAAAAAAGATATGGTGGTGAACCATGCTATGAGTGTGGAGGTAGTGTTAACAAGTATGACGTAGGTGGATTCTATGATTGTCCTGATCAAGAAAAAGATCCTGTAACAGGTAAATGTAAAGCTGAGGTAGTTAGAGGTAGAGAAGCTGCGGCTGCTAATAAAGCTGCTAATGCAGATATGAATGCATGGGCTAAGCAGGTGGCTGCTATGGATAAAGAAAATGCTAAACAATATGCCGCACAAGCTGCAGGTCAGTTAACTTTTGACTATGACTGGATGCAGAGTCCTTTAGATAAAGCTGATAAGAAAGCAGCTATGGCAGCGTCTAAACAGTTTTTTCAACAGAACCCTAATGTATTTGTAGCAGATGATACGTCTGGATATAGTCCTGAACAAAAGTATATTATTGCTAGTAAATTAAAGCAGAGATTAAGTACCCCTATGGGTTCTAAACTTGCTCAAGAAAAACTTGGTGTAGATCCTAGATATTATGATTTACAACGAATGCAGTCTGAGCTAGCTCCTAAGATGGGTGGATGGAATGGCATGAGAAACTTCTTGTTTAATGTATATAAAGAAGAAGGTGGTGAGTATGATCTACCTCAAGCTCAGTGGGGAACTTTTGTAAACCCTACTACTATAGCTGCTATGGCAACTATGGCTGCAAAAGCTAAAGAGTTTTTTGGTTTTAATGAACCTAAGATTGTTAGAACACCTGCCTCAGCTCCTAAAAGATTAAGCATACGTGACCCTAGAAAAGTCATGATGACTACTGGTAAACCGCTTAGACCTAACTCAGATTTAGTTAGTGGTGATTATGATTCTGAAGATTTAGGTAAGTTATTGACAGAAGCTAAAAGAAAAAACATGTCTTATAATGATATGATGAATCTTGCAGCTATGGGTTTTCAAGAAACTAAGTGGGGAAAAACAGATTATAATATAGGGCATACAAAAGGTGTACATAGTGATAATCCAGAAGAAGATGCTTACCAAAGTTTCATTAGTGCTTACAACTCTAAAATGAAAGATGCGGATAGACTAAAGATTAAAGATGAAGCTACACGTCTACAGGTATATAATGGTTTAGGTAAAGTATTTCCTTCTACAGAGGCAGATTATCATGGCTTCAAGATGAAGAAGATATATGGAGTAGAGGTTCCTAAAGGAGGTATTGATCTAAGAAAGAATCCTCTTTATGGTAAACAGGTTATTGACATTAGAGATAATGTGCTTAAGCGTAACCCAGAGTTCATGAGGTATATGGATAGTACATATAGAGCTCCTATGCCTAAAGAAGAGTTTGCTAATGGTGGGGTGTTTAATCTACCAAAAATGCAACTGGCTGGTAAAGTAGCAGGTAAGAAACCTAACACATCAGTAAATAGTATTAGTAATACATTACGTGATTATGAAAAGTCTTTAGATCGTTGGCTTGGTAGACCTATGGCTAAAGCAGTTAAAGATGGTATAAGTGCATCTAAAGAATACTTTGGTCCAAAGGATGATCCTTTAGATAACTTTAGACATCCAATGGCTGGTAGATATACGTCAGAAGCAATACAAGATAAACTTGGAAATATACCTATATTATCACAAGTTGCAGGATTCTTAGGTGCAAATGCATTAGGAGCAGGCCATGAACTTTCTACATTAATGAAAGGTAGTGATACTAGACCTTGGGGAGTTAAACTAAGAGAATCTGCAGAAGATGCTTTTAATAACATGGTAGGTGCAGCTGTAGGATCTACACCTTTTATAAGTCCTGAACAAAAGACTAAGTATCTTTTAAACCTTTCTCTTAATAATAAATTACCAGATGGTTATGGAGCAGGCAATATGTATATTAAAAAACAAGGTGGTCCTATATTAGATCCTCGTGGTCAGTGGGCTCACCCTGGTAAAGTAACTCGTATACCTAGTGCTAATATAACTATGCAAGGTGTTCCTTATCCTGTGTTAGGTATAGGATCTAATGGTCAGGAACAGATGATGTATCCAGAACAAGAGTATAACTTTGGCGGTGCATCTTATGTAGACGAGTATCCTATGATGCAAAGTGGTGGGTCTGTTCCTGTAATTGAAGATGCTGGAAACTTTAATGAAGAAGGTATATGGATTCCAGATCATGCTGCTATGGCTAAACAAGCTAAAAAACTTGGTGCTAGAAAAGTAAAGACAAGAAGTGGAAGTATTCTGTTTTTTGATAAAAACTGGAATATCACAAGTGCAGATGATAATCCAATGATGAGAAACGGTGGTGGTCTTCTTAGTAAGTCTGTTAGCTGTTCTAATTGTGGATGGTCATGGAAAGCAGTAGAAGGTGGATCTGATCCATTAACTTGTCACAAGTGTGGAGGTATGGTTAAGATGAAAAATGGTGGACAACATGGTGGACTAGATAGATGGTTTGCTGAGAAGTGGGTAGATGTAAAGACAGGTAAAGATTGTGGTAGACAAGAAGGAGAGTCTCGTAAAGGTTATCCCGCATGCCGTCCTTCTAAAAGAGTATCTAGTGAGACACCTAAGACTGCTTCAGAAATGAGCTCTGCAGAAAAAGCTAAGTTTAAAGCTAGTAAGACTAGTAGTCAACGTATAAATTATAATCATAAAAGAAATAAATAACTTAAGTTATGGCAAACAAACCTAACAACCCAGCCCTTTGGTCTAGAGCCAAGTCTATGGCTAAACAGAAATTTGATGTATACCCAAGTGCATATGCTAATGGCTGGGCTGCTAAATGGTATAAAGGTAAAGGCGGTACGTGGCGTAAAGCTGAGTATGGTATGGAAGTAATGGGTGACGGTGGTACACCAGACAACCCAGGCTTTAATGCTTTACCTCCTGCTGTACAACAAAAGATTATGGATAACATGGCACAAGGTGGAGAAAAGATGCCATCTGAAATTGCACGTGCACGTTTTGCAGCTGCCGGTAACTTAGATCAAATGGCTGATTATGGTTATGCTTATGGTGGATATATTCCAGAAATGATGTATGGAGGTAATCAATATATGCAACAAGGTGGAGAACAAGAGCAGATTATGCAGCTTATACAAGCGTTTGCTGAAATGAATCAGATGGATCCTAACCAGTTAATGCAGCAGTTACAAGAGTTGCCTGCAGAACAGCAGCAACAAGCTATTGAACAAATGGCTCAGTCTGTACAACAAGCTTCTCAGCAACCTGATATGACACAAGCAGCTATGGCTTATGGTGGGTATACAACAGGTATTTTTGCTGAAGGTGGTGAACCAAATGGTGGTATGGCTTTAGGACAAATGTCTGCAGTTGCGGATAAAATGTCTAAGCTACGTCAATTTGTGTCACCAGAACAAAACTTAGATCCTTGGATTGCTTCTAAGCTTGCTGTAATGGATCACTCTGCAGATGCTATTGCTGACTATATGATGTACAATCCTGAAGCTCAGGGTGGTGAAGAAGAAATGGAAGAAGAGTATGAGCAAGAAGAAATGCCAGAAATGAGTAGAGGTGGTTACACTGTAACTAGAAGTAATGATCGTAAAGGTAAAACACATAAAGTGACAGGACCTGATGGAACTGTTAAATACTTTGGTGATTCTAAACTAGGTCAGCATCCTAAAGATCCAGAACGTAAAGCAGCTTTCTATGCTCGTCATAAAAAGAACTTAGATGGTAATCCATACTTTAGAGCATTTGCTAGAGCAACATGGAAAGATGGTGGTTCTACATTTAGTGGTAATGCATTCTATCAAGGTGGTGGTGCTTTTATTCCTGAATATGATATGGCATTTCCAGCAGACTATGCTGTAGAAATGATGAGACAAGGTGGAATACATTTAGATCCTTCTAAAAGAGGAACGTTTAAAGCTCAAGCTACTCGTATGGGCATGGGAGTACAAGAAGCAGCTTCTGCAATACTTGGTGCACCAGAAGGAAGATATAGTCCAGCTATGAGAAAAAAAGCTAACTTTGCTAAGAACTTTGCTAAGCAAATGGGTGGCCCAGTAGAAGGTGAAGTTTTAGATGTATCTCCAGAACAATTAGAAACTCTTCGTCAACAAGGTTATCAGTTTGAAATAATGTAATCATGAAAATACGTATAACTAAAGCACCGTTAACTAAGTATCAATCTAAAGGTCAGGTAGATGAAAATGACTCTTGGATTCGTAAAATACTAAAGTATGAATCTAAGAAAGGATTAGCTGATGGTACTGGTCATCCAGCATTTGGATTTAATAATGCAAGTCCGGCAAACTTAGATGAGGCTGTTACATTATTTAAACAACAGTATCTTCCTAAAGTATCTATGTATCCAATGGGTATGAGAGAAAGGATGGCTGATTATATGTTTAATACGGATCGTAATCCTAATGACTTACTTCTTTATAACGCTGGTAAAATTAGTTTAGATCAGTTAAACAGTCCTAACTCATTTCCTAATGAGTGGAATCAATATGGAAAAGATATTGAGAAAATGTATTCTGATCCTGACTTTATTAATAATTTAGATAACTCTAAATTAAATGTTTATAGAACAACTAAACAAACAGACGGGAAACCTAATGTTGCCTATGCTAATACTTGGCAACCAAGAACAACAATGTGGGGAACTTATAAAGCTCCTGGTTCTTCACCTTTAAATGCTGCAGTAAATACTGCTGTAAATGAAGTTAAAGATCTTGTTCCAAAGGTTAGACCAGTTGTTACCAATGCTATAACTGATATTAAAAACTTTATACCTAAAGTTGGACCAGCTATTGGAAATGCTATATCTGATGTTAAGCAGTTTGCTTCTACAACTTTTAAGCCTTCAGCTCAAACACCAGCAGCACCTACTCAACAACCTGCGGCTACAGTTAGTTTAGCTAACTCACCTACTCCACTACAGTTAAATGGTAGTAGTATGCCTTCTGCTTTTTCACCAAGTGCAGCATTAGTATCAGCTGCATCTACAGTTCCTGCTAGTAATTCTGCTACAGCAACAACTAGTTCACCTGGTTCAGTAAGTGGTGCATTAGCTTCTAGTTTTAATATGCCTAGTTCACTTAACCCACAAGCTGTTAAAACATATTTTGGAAACATGGGTAGGACAGATTATGTAGCTGATACTCAAGCTGTTGCAGATGCTAAGTTACAACAACAGTATCCTACATTAGGTGCTACTCCTCAACAACAAGCTGCTAATAAAACATTCGGTATGAAGTCACCAATAGGATATATATGTAAAGGATTGAAACCAGATGGAACTGCTGATATTCAAGCGTCTTCTTACGCAAATGATGATGCTAGAAAAGCAGCAGGTGCCTTCTCTACAAAAGCAGAAGCAGCTATTAGATGTGGTGCGGTTAACTCATCACTTGCTAATAAAGTTTCTGATATATCTGATGCTGTATTAACAGCTGGAGCTGTAGTAGATTACTTTGGTCAAAATAAAAAGCTTAAAGATTACGAGAGAGCATTTAGACAAAACCAGTTTGATAATCAAGCTGTTAGTCCTCAGTTTAGAGGAAACTATAACATTAATACAGGTAGGTTCCGTGAGGATGTAACACGTAAGCCTAATGAGGGAATGTTTGAAATGGGTGGTGAACAAAACTTTGCTAATACAAGTAACATGATAAAGATTAGAATAACTGGTAAACCAGAAAACTTAGAGTTTGAATACGGTGGTCAAAATGGATATGGTTTAGATCTTGGTCAACGTAGAGTACAAACTGAAATGCCTCAGTCTAAAGCTGACTCAGTAAGTAATACTATTAGAGAAGTACCTCGTTACGCAGCTAATATAGAGGCAGAAAGAGGTGAAACTGTATATGGTGATTTAGATGGTGATGGAGGACTTGAGCATATGAAGATTGGCGGTAAGCGTCACTCTCAAGGTGGTACTCCTCTTAATGTACCAGAAGGAAGTTTTATCTTTTCTGATACGGCTAAGATGAAAATTAAAGATCCTTCTGTTCTTACTTTATTTAGTATGCCTCTTAAGAAAGGCGGTTATACTCCTGCTGAGATTGCTAGGAAGTATGATATTAATAAGTATAAAGCTATTGTAGAAGATCCAGAAGCTGATAAGATTTCTAAATCTACTGCTCAGTTAATGTTAACCAACTACCGTAAAAAACTTTCTGCTCTTGCTACTATACAAGAGGAGATGAAAGGATTCCCTCAAGGTATTCCTGCTGTTGCAGAAGGTTCAGAAGATCAAATGGCTATAGCTGCTTATGGTGGTTATTTACCTGAGTATCAAGTAGCAGGTCAAGTTTTAGATCCTAGTGTTGTTGCTTTTATTGAACAGCAAAAACAACAAGCTATTCTTGATGAGTTAGACAGACGTCAAGCTGCTTCTAAGCCTACAGTTATGCCGGATACTGAAGTTATAGATCAAACGTTATCACCTAAACAACTAGCAGCTCTTAGTGATCCTGAGTTTGCAAAATATAAAGGACTACTTGAGAAATATAATAATAAGTTAGTACCTGGTGCATATAATGTTGCAGACATGTCTGATGCAGATGCAAAAGAGTTTGCTCGTTTAGCTGGTAAGTTTGGATTTAAAAGAGGTGCAGAAGGAAATAATACTGGGTTTAGAGTTATTCAATCATCTACTCCTGGACTAACTTTTAAAAGGACTGGTGACTCAAAGAAAAAAGCTGGATTCTTTGGTGGATATAAACCTGAAATGTATGAACGTAGAGTAGTAGAAGATGTTCTGGGTGAAGATGCCATGAAGAATATGAGTGAGCTTGATATTCGTAAAGCTTACTTTAAAGAACTTGGTGTAGATGTATCTAACTTAAGTGATGACCAATTAAAGAATACTAAGAGTTTATATACTAATAAGAACTTCTTTGAGAAACAGTTTTATCCAAAGTTTGCTGAAAGATTTGTAGGTGCAGATTATAGAACTCAGTTAGGAGATGATATGATGCTTGCAGCTGAACACTATGATAGTTATCGTTCTAAACCTAAAATGGTTCCTGGAAAGTCTCCAGTTGGTTATAAGTGTACTGGTAGAGATGAAAACGGTAATCCTATTATTGTTGAGTCATCTTATATGGATGCTCAAGCTATGGCTGCTGATGGAGCTGTAGGATCAAGACAAGCTGCTTCTTTACAATGTCCTGGTGAAATTATACCAGGTAAAATTCGTACTGGTGAAATACCTCCTGAACAAAAACCTGGTTTCTTAACACCAGATAAACTAGCATTGTTAACAGCAGGATTGGTTCCTCCACAAGCTTATCTTCCTTTTGTTCCAGATCTTCCTTATAGACAAGGTGATTTAGTATTAGAAGATTGGTTATCTAAAGCTCAGCAAAGACAGCAGACATTTAATACTGCTGCTACTACTCTTGGTCAATATCAACCAGGAACAGCTATGGCTTCTAACCTTTCATTCTTAGCAGGTCAAACTGGTGAGGGTGTAGCACAAGATATTGCTCAAGTAGACTCTCGTAATGTAGATAGAGCTAATCAGTTTATGGCTCAAGAGTTACAACGTAAGACAGCTAATGATGCTTACAATACTAACGCAAGAGAAAGACGTTGGGAAGGCTTTGTTACTACTAAACAAAATCTTGATAATGCTCGTAGAAAGTATTTAACTGGTATTACTAAAGCAGCTAACAATGCATTTGCTAATAGAATGTATTTAGATATGCTTAATAAAGTTAACCCTATCTACAATGTAGATCCAAGATCTGGTTTATCCTTCTTTAAACAAGGATATGATCCTAGTAGATTAGGAATGATGTCTAGTGGGTCAGGTGCTGGAGGTTTAGATTGGGCTAGTATTTCTAAAGGATATAATGCAGCTAAGAAATCTTTTCCAGATTTAACAGTTGAACAGTATATGAACAGAACAGTTCCAAGAAGTACATATTCAGATAGTAATGCAGATGGTATTCCAAACAGTATTAGAACTACTGCTCAAAGTATGCCAGCAATGTATAATCCATTGTTTGGTGCAATGATTAATCCATTTGGACAAACCACTTAAATAATTAATTGTAAACCTATGAAGTTTAGTTCTAAACTTTAAAGATTTTTTTGTATATTTATAATGTAGTATATGGCAACCTACTTACCTAACATAACTGATGTAATTCCAGAGCCAGCTCTGTTTACACCTGACTTCTCCTTTCTAGATACAATGCTAAGAAGGAGACAGGGACTATATGAGCAAGGTTTTGCTCAAGTTAATAGTGCCTATAACTTTGTAAATAGAAATGTAACTAACCCTTACAGTACTCAAGTGAGAGATACGTTTCTTAAACAAGCACAAGATAATCTTAAAAACTTATCTTCATTAGACTTATCACAACAGCAGAATGTTAAAATGGCTGCTGGTGTATTTGAACCTTTTGTAAAGAACCGTGGGGTTCTTGCTGATATGGCTTTAACATCTCACTGGGATCAGCAAGAAAGTATTGCTGAATCTTATAGATTAAAAGACGGTGGTAAAGAATATAGTGATGATAATATTAAGTATGTCCGTATGCAAAGGGAAGCTTTTGCTAAAGATGATATATCTACTGTAGGTGATTACTATAGTAACAGAAGATCTTTTACTCCTTTTCATGATTGGAATAAAGAGATCAAAGATGCCATGAAAGACTTTAAACCTAGTTCTACTAAGATTGAAAAGATCAATGGTATGTACATGGTTACTACTAAGGATGCTTCTTATACAAAAGAAGAAATTAATAAATACTTAAGTTCTGTACTTTCTGATAAGGCTAAACAGCAGATGCGTATTGAAGCAGCTGTTAGATTTCCAGATCTTAATTCTGTTGCTGGTTTATACATGACTCAAGCTGCTGAAGATTTACCATTAATAGATAATAGACTTGAAGATGTTAATATAGCTTTAAAAGCAGAAAAAGATCCAGAAAAAGTTAAAGCTTTAAAAGAAGAGAGGGATTTTTATACAGAACGATCTAAAGAAATACGTGGTAATATTCAGAGTATTCAACAAGGAGATGTAGATTTTTTAAAGAAGAATGCTCAGAAGCTTGCTGAGAATATATACATTGGTCAAACAGTTGGTCGTATAGCTAATGGTTATTCACATAGAGATATAGAACAAACTATTGGTTTTAACCAAGTGGCTATGATGTATGCTCGTATGGCTTTTGATGCTGCAGAGAATGAAAAAAACAGGAAAAAAGATAAGGAAGACTTACCATTTGTGCCTGTACAAACTCCTGGAGAAGAAGTTACAACTAACTTAACTACTTTAAATGCTGAAGTATCTAATGCAGAAAGATTACAAAGATCTAAACTTTCTGAACTTAAAGATATTATTGTTAGAACAGATCCTACTTTTAAAGGTAGATCTTCTGGTTCATTAACTCAAAAAGAACTTGATAACTGGATTAGCAGAAATCAGACTAACAAGGAACTTATAGAGTTTACAAGAGCAAGTCAAGCTGTAGAAAACGCTAAAGGTAAGTTAGAACACTGGAATGCTGATGCAGAAAGATATGCCATAGAAAAAATGGGCCCACAATGGGAAGTATATCAAACATACTTACAAGAAAAAAATAAAGTTCAGGCTAGTATGGCTAAACCAGTTGTAAACTTTAATCCTACAACTGGTACCTATTTTGAAACAAAAGTTGATGCAGATGGTCAAAAAGTTACTCGTGACTTAGGTAGATTTTATCAAGAGCCAGCACGTCAAGATGCAACTAGAACTTCAAACAATTTTAGATTAGTACTACCACAACAAGCAGCTGCTGTTAAAGTTGGTATAAGTTTAAAAGAAGGAATGGCTTTAGATAATCAATTTAATAGTTTTAAAAGAGAGTTTAATAATCAACGTAATACTATAGTAACTCAAACTAAAAGTGGAATGGCTTTAAGTGTTAATGATCCTGATTATAAAAGAACTAAAGGATACTTAGAAGCTATTACAGGTTTAGAAGGTAAGGTAGCTGGTATTATGTTTTTTCCTACTGCTAAAGATTTGCAGCTACAGTTTAGTCTTGATGATTTTAATTCTACTAAACCTGTAGATAGAGAAGTTGTTAAAAATAAACTAATAGCAACTCTTGGTACACAAGATGTAACTTATAATGAAAAGACTAATACATTTACTGTAGGTAAAATCGGTCCAACTATTGCAGCTAATTTAGATCCTTTTAGAAGAATGGATCCTTTACATAGAGAAATTGTAACTAGTCTTGATGATTTAATGACTCCTCCGGGTCAATCTAGATTTACTACTTTTTTTAATATTATGGGTAAGTCAGGTATGCCAACATATCAAATTGAGAAAATAGGTACTAATACACCAAGCGTTTATAAATACTTATTACATGTAAACGGTCATGCTGTAAATAATACATACGTATCTCCATTAGATGCATATGCTGCAGCTTTTGGATTTGCTAATGATCCACGACTTCTTGGAACCATACTAAACACAAAATAATAACTCTGTACTTTTATGGCTGAAAATCTTTTTGAGCAAGAATACTTATCTAATATACCAGATACTATGGTTGAAGGTTTACCTAATACAGAAGAGCTTCCTGTTGAAGATACTCCTGTAGTAGAACCCCCTGCTCCTGTAGAAACACTTGAGCCACAACAAGTAGTAGCTCCTGTACAACAAGATCCTCCAGGTAAAAAATTAACTTATGAGCAGGCTGTTAATGCAGCCTCTATGATAGGTAAGAGAGCTTTTCCACTTTCTGGAGAAGCATGGCTTGCTCCTAAAGTTACACCACAAGACATTACTAAAAAGTATGAAGGTACTGACTATGGTTATGTCTATGGTATAGACAATGATGACTTCTATGGTCAACAAGAAGGAGCTTTTAAAACTTTTGGTAAAGGTGCAGCAAGATTAGGTGTAGGTATTGTTAGTAAAGTTGGTGAAGGTGTAGGTTTTATTGGTAGTTTACTTAACCCAGAAAACTGGGATGCTGACCTTATTAGTAATGCATCAGATAATGCTTTTTCAGATTTATTTAAAAGCTTAGATGAAAAATCTAAGAATGAATGGTTACCTACTTATCAAGAAGCAGAAGATAGAGATAAAGGTTTTTGGTCTAGAGCTTTTACAGATGGAGATTTCTGGATGACGGATGCTGTAGACGGTGTTGCGTTTTTAGTGTCAGCATGGGTTCCTGGTTTAGCTTTAAGTAAGTTATCATTAGGAGCAAGATTAGCAAGAGGTATTTCAGGATTACGTATTGGTGTAGGTGCTGCAGAAGCTGCTATAGAAGGAGCTGGTGCCGCTGCTAACTATACAAGGAATGCTGCTACTGCTTTTAGTAGGTTAGATAAGTTTAATGCTTGGGCTTTGGCTACAGCTTCAGAGTCTATGTTTGAAGCTAAAGAAGTTAAAGATAGGGTAATGGATTCTTTAACTTATGATGAGTTTGGTAGAATGCGTCTTAAAGAAGATGGAACACCATACACTGAACAAGAGAAAGCACGTATTTCAGGAGCTGCTGCACAGAATACTTTTTTAATGAATGCTGGCTTATTAGCCGCAACAAATGCATTTGAACTTAAATGGTTAGGTCAAGCTTTTGGTAAGACTCCAGGTATTGCAGGTGCAGTAACTGGGGCTACAGAGTTTGGTGAAAGCATGGGAGTAAGAGCTGCTACATCAGGTATAGAGCGTTTTCTTAACTCTAAGAAAGGAGCGTTTATAAGTGGTGTTGGACAAGGTGTAGCAATTGAAGGTTTTGTAGAAGAAAATGCACAGCTTGCTATTCAGAGAATTAATGAAGCATACGGTACTAAAGGACGTATGACTGATCTATCTATGACTAGTGAAGTGTTTGATCAATACTTTAAACAAACAGCAGAAGCTTTAAAAGGTAACGATCCAGAAGCATCAGTTAGTATTGGTATTGGTGGTATACTTGGAGGTTTTGGTTCAGCTGTTGGTAGCTTAAGACAATTTAACCGTGATCAAGCAGCTACTCAATCATCTGTTGAGATGTATAATGCTGCTCAAGAAAACTGGCTTAAGTTTGGTAATGTATACAAAACTAAAATAGTAGAGTCTACAGATGAGGCTGGTAATCTTATACAAAAGGAACAACTTGTGTATGATGAGAACAACCAACCTATTCTAAATAATGAAAAGATTGCTGGTATTGCAGCTTCTTTTAGAGCAGTAAACTCTGCATTAGATGAGTCTACTAAAGTAAATGATAAGTTTAAGAAAGATGCATTAAGAGATACAGCATTTGCACAGTTTGTGGTAGCACATATAAATGCTGGTGTTGAAGGAACTATTGATCAAAAGCTAGATGCAGTTAGAAAGTCTGATCCAGAACAAATAGCTAAACTAGGTTTTGTTTTAGGTGAAGATATTGATACTCAGATCAATAGATATAAAGGACTAGCCGCTTCTATTATTAGACAGAACAAGCTTATGAATTCTGACATCATGTTTGATGGTACTCAGGATGATGTAGCTCGTAAAAATAAGATGGTTAATATAGCAGCTGAACAAGCAGCTTATAAGACTATTCTTAATGACCTGTTAACAGAAGTAACTGAAGTTAAGAATGATTTACTATCTACAGAGAATAGTTCTCTATCAGATGGTATTGTAGATCAGCTTAACGAATATCAGTACAGAATTAAATCTCAAGAAGAAGTTATTGAAGCTATGCAGAAGAAAGGGTTTGTTACAAACCTAGAAACTGTAGCTCGTGATGTACTTGATGGTTTAAAGAAAAGCTTTGATAAGCTACAAAAAGATAATGAGACAACTGTTAAGACTCTTGAGAAAGATGAGAACGGTTTCTTTAAATATGAGAAAGAAGATCGTAACCAGCCAGGTGTTACTGATAACTTAAATAAAAAGATTAAGCTTAAAGGTGAGTTACAGAATCATATTAAGAGTATTGGTTTAGAGTGGGCTAAGTATGCAGATACTATTAACGGTAAGAAAAACTTCTTAGAAGCTTTATCTGATGACATGCTATCTGTTGTAGATTCACAACTTAAAGAACAAGCATCTAGACCTAAGCCTGTAGTTTCACCAATACCATCTGGTAAAAAGATTTCTGTCACTTATGATACAGATGATAATGTAGAAAATACTACTGAGTTTACTGTAGGTGATGTATATAATAGAACAGATGAAGAAAGTGGTGAAGTCTCTAAGCTTGAGATAGTAGATGTTAACGAAGAAGATAAGTCTGCTACTATTAAACTTAATGAAGGAGATCCAAAAATTGTTGATGCAGAAGAACTAGCTGCTATATTAGATAGAGAAGGTTGGGTAAAAGAAGAAGTAAAAAAGTCTCGTAAAAAAGCTATAAAGAAAACTCCTGAAGAAGAGAGTCAAGAAGACTCTGAAGAACTTGAGGAAACTAGTACAGTATTTAGTGAGGAAGGAAGAAGACCTAAGTTTGAGGTGGTTGGTTTTAATAAAACCTTTGGACGTCAGTATCTTGATACAGAGGATACTGTTCCTAATCAAGAAAATGGTACTGATAGATTTTTTCAGTTTACTGGTAAATATAACTTAGTTGGTCGTAACTATGGTTTTTTAGTAGTCACTGCAGATAATGATCAGTTCTCTATACGTGATACTGAATTTAATGCAGATGATATTAAGGTTGTCCTTGTAAAGAAACTACCACAAGCTGACGGTACAGTTAAATATGCTTACGTAGATGTAAACAATGAACTAATTCCAGAAGGACAAGAGTCTAAAGATAATATTATATATCGTTCTTTAGCAGATGTTAAGAGCTGGGATGTAGAAAGAGTTAAGAGAGACTATACTGTAAATGAAGAAATGACTTCTGATGAAGATATTCAGAAGGCTATTGATGATCATAAAGCTTTTCAGCAATCTTTAGTAGATCGTACTAAAGAAGGTAATGTATATCTAGATGTAGTTAGTGCATTACCAGGTATCCAAAGAATTGAATTTACTACTGCTATAGGTGAAGATGGTAAACGTCAACTTTCTAAATCTGAAGTAGAGGGTCGTGTAATTACAGAGAACCCAGACTTTACAGATTTAAGAAGTGCAAGCAATCCTGATGTAAACATTGGTCTAAGGGTATCTACTGGACGTGGTGTAGTAATGGCAGGTGTTCAACCTGGCCGTTTGGTTATGCAGGAGTATACCATGGAGAACGGTAAGAAGATCTATGGTGATAAGGTTGTTCGTGTATTTAACCGTGACTTAACTGATGTAGAAAAAGATACCTTTATTAAGGCATTAGTAAGACTATCAGATCTTTATATTCAAAAGTATGGATATAATGCTGCTTTAGGTAAGAAGAGAACTAAGGCTTTATCTAAAGAAGATGCAGCTGAATTAAAACTAATTGAAGATTACTTAAAGCATATTGTTAACTGGAGCCGTCCTGTAAAAGGAAAGTCTTCTGATAAATACTTTTGGGTTCAAAGTGGACTTCATAGAGGTAGCTTTAAGATTGATTTTGATAAAGAAAGTATTCTTAAGAATAGAGACAAGTTAGTTAAAGGACTTACTCATCACGTAAATAACGTTGCGTTACAGAACAATGATAGCTTTGACACTATTAAGTTTGTAAAAGATAAAGCAGTTCGTGATAAGTCTTTTGACTCTTACGAAGAATACTTACTTGCTGCTAGAGAAGATGGTACTACACCTCCAGTGTATACCTCTTTACCTTTATATGATTCTAGTACTCCTCAACGTACTCAAGTTCAGCTTATATGGAAAGATCCATCTATAGTTGAGCCAGAAGTTTCTCAAGAACAAAAAGCTGCTAAGAAGAAACCTATACCTAAAGTAAAGGGTTCTTCTGAACTAATGGATGATAAGATTGATGAGTTCTTAGATATGTCTCGTAACGAGATTGAACTTAGTGGTTTTAAGATTAGCTATGTAGTACAACAAGGTGGATTTGTAATTAAAATTGAAGGTCCAAAACTTAAGCCTAAGTTATCTAAGCTTTTTGTTAATCAAAAAGAAATACAAGAAAATAGAAGTGAGATTCTTAAAAGCATCACACAAGTTACTGGGTATATATACGGAGTCAATCGTGGTTTAAAACAACTTGCTGCCCAAGCTATACAAAAAGCTGCAGAAACTAAAGCTACTGGGCAACAGCCTACAGCTCCTGTTGTGCAACCTACTAAACCAGTAATTAACGTATATTGGAGTGGTCCAGAAAGTGAAACTAATACTAGAGAACTTTCTAATCTAGCTCCTCGTACATTTACTTGGAGTGGAAATGAATATGGTAGTGTAGAGCATGCTTATCAAACTAACAAGTCAGGTACTTTTGATCAAGCCACATATGATAAGTATGTTGCAGTAGGTGGTTATGGTACTAAGATTAGAGGTAAAGCAGTAAAGAAAGGCTTTGATAACTTACAGCTAATGAGAGATTTAGTTGTAGAGTCATTCAAACAAAATCCAGATAAAGCTCAGTTATTATTAAAGTATAGTGACTTTACACATACTACTAAAGAAGTAATTGATGAAGCTTTCTTAGAAGGTTTAAGACTTGCTCAAAAGAATGCAGAATCTACATCAACAACAGCTGGTGTAATTGTATCAGAACAATCACAAGCTGATAGACTATCAGGTAGAGAACCATTAACTGGTGTAACTACATCAACAGAGTCTCTTCAAGAAGGTCCTTTCTTTAGTGTAGAAGAAGCAGTAGCAAACGCTGTACCAGAGAATGGTAAGCTAACAGCTGCTGTATACCAGATGAATGTTAAGACGCAAGAAGTAGTTAAACTAGCTGAAGCTGTTATAGGTATTCCTTCTGGTAATATAAATGCAGCTAAAGCATTGTTAACCAAGGCTTTAATTGCACAACTTGATATTGACTCTGAAGAACCTCCTTTCCGTTTAGATGTAGGAGAGATGGAAGCTACAGAAGACTTTGCTAAGTTAGCTAAGTTCATGAAAGAAAAGCTTCCTATGTTCCCTATTAAAAAGATGGGTCATCTTATTCATGGTAAAGGTTTAGGTGCCTTTATGAGAGGAGCACTTTATATCTATGAAAATGCTGGGTTAGGTACTGGTTTCCATGAAGCGTTTGAAGCTGTATGGGCATCTTTCTTAACTCAAGATGAGAAGTTTGAATTAGCATCTGAGTTTAAATCTCGTGAAGGTACATTCTATAATAAGTTTAGCAGAGAAACTAAACCTTATTCTGAAGCTAGTATGTATGATGTACGTGAAATGCTTGCAGAAGAATTCCGTAGTTATATTCTTTTAGATCAATCTATTGGTAATAAGATAGCAAGGTTCTTTAAAAATTTATGGAAAGGTATTCAGGCTTTGTTCAATCTTTCTACTAAAGATAAGACAGAGATGAATAGTTCTATTAATAAACTATTCAAGAAGATTGGTAGCGGTAAATTTAAGAATGCTAAGTTTATAAAAGACAATAGACTTACAGGTCCATCTTATAAAGCAGTAGCAGATTTAACACAAAAAGATACTTCAGATATTTTAGAAGGTCTGAACTATTATTTCTTTACTGAGCTATTTAAGAAAGGTAATAACATTGATAGTATTCTTGGCAGTCTAGATAAGAAAGAGTCTAATGTTTTACTATCATCTTTATGGAATACAGCTACTGAACAGGTTATTAATAATCTTACATTAGTAAGTCCTAAAATTAAGTCTATTGTTGAGGCTTATAAAGATGATTTTTACAGAGAGTTCAAAAAGAACCTTGACAGATACGGTGTTATCTTCTCAGAAATTGAGCAAGATGAGAATGATGTAACTGATACTTTAGGTATTAGAGATGCTATTACTATTGATCCAAGAAAAATGACGTCTACAAACGTTATGTTACTTCTTGCTTCTTTACCTCAAACTACTGTAGTGAAGGGTAAAACAGTACTTGTTAAGAATGATCTTAATCAACCACGCTTAGTTAATACAGATAGAGTACATACTACATTATTAAATGAGCTTAGCAACGTTGTAAGTATTGTTGATAAGAACGGCATTCGTAAGAACACTTTAAATCTAATGTTTCAAAAGTTAGATAAAAAGTATAGACTACAAGATAATAACTACCGTGAAAACTACGGTTGGTTACGTAACCTTAAGCTTCGTCTTAAATATGAAAACAATCTTGGTAAGGTGATACCAGCTTCTTCTTTAAGTGAAGAAGATTTGATGCTTAGAGTTTCATTTACTAAGAGCTTTAGTAATGCTAGATTTACCCCAGAAAAGCTTATTATTTCTGATGAGGGTTACATCTATAATACTAATCCACTTATTAACGTAAATGATGATAGAATTCGTAATGAGTGGGCTAACAATCTTAAGATAGCTGTTCAAAACAAACAGACTCAGATAGTTAAGATTGATTCTTCTGGACGTATGATGATCAATAGAAAGTCAGATGACTATCTTGATCTAATGGATACAGCTAGAAATAGAAGTAGTTATGATTTAGCTACAGCTTTAAATGCACTAAGCTCTTTAGGTATTGAGTTTAATGCTACACTTAATGATTTAGCTCAGTTTGAACAAAGTATCCGTGAACAAACATTACAGATTTTAGATGTAATGAAGTCTGGAGAGATTGAAGACATAGCTGATCTATTTGGTAGAAACGTAGTAGGTGGTAGAATTAATACCCTTATTGCTATTGAGTCTAAGTTTAACAGTGAAGATAACATCTTAAGTTATAATAATGCAGAGGGTCAACAACAGTTTAGCGTTGGTCAACCATCTTTGTTAAGTAATATGATTAATATCTTAAACACTGTAAACTCTCAAGAAGAACTTATTCAAACTGCTCCTTGGTTAGGAACTATAGATAAAGAGACTGGAGAGGTTGTGTTTAATGCTTATCAAACTAATTCTGAACTACTTAAGAAAGGTGGACGCTTATTTGATATTAACGGTAAACGTAAGAATAATACACAGCTTACATTCCACGTAATATCTGGTTTAGGTATTACAGAAGTGGATGGTAATAATACAGCTAAGCTTCAGTTCCCTGAGCGTGTAGCTAATAAGATTCATTTCTTATTAAACAACACTGTATTCTCTAACATTAACTCAGATAAGAGTACTGAATATGGTATCGGTATCCCTGGAAAGCTAATGGTTTCTAGAAGAGATGTTGAAAGAATGATGCAGGATGATAATAGAACTATCATAGACATGTACATGAATCAGCTAATAGATGAACTAGATGCTGCTGAAATACAATCAATAGCTCCTGTAGATATTCAATACTACCGTGATAACGTATTTAACTTAGGACACTTTAGAGATATTATTGGTCCAGATTTAATTGCTAAGTTTAATAAAGATGTTATCAATGGTGAGTTAGAGCGTGAAGACTTTGTAGAACAAAATAGAGAAGCTCTTGAAGATAAGATAGCTACTTACATTAATTTTAAGATTGAGGATACAGCTGCATTCTTAAAAGATTTAGATATTTTCATTAAGCCTAATAGCTTTAATAGTGACTTATATGTTACTGATGCTATTGATAATGAAAGCTTAGATGAAATGTTAGGTACTGCAGAGAAACAAACATTGCATTATAACACTGCAGGATATGACTCTGAGTCTAAAACACGCAGTGGTTACACTGAAGAAAACATAAAAACTATAGCAGCTATTCTTGCTCTTAATGAGGAAATCTTATTGACAGAGCAACATAAGTTGATCTATGGTCACCCAGCTTTATATAAAGACTTACCTAAACGTGCTAACGGAGCTACTTCTACTAAAGAAGCTTTTGTAGAGGACAGTGATGTTATAGACTGGATGGATATGAACATGGTACGTAACGATGGTAAGTTACGTTCTTCTGAGGTACATCAGACTATTAAAAACATATCATTTAAAGATATGGATGTAGTTAGTGCTTTCTACCAAGATATTGCACAGAGTACTTATAATCAGATGATTGAATCTGGTATACCTAAAGATAAAGCAGAAAAGAAAGTTGGTGCTAGATTTAATGAGCAGGGTCAAATAACTGGTTTTATTTTAAACAGAAAGAAAGAGTTTACTGGAGTCATTAAAGCTTACATGAATCTGAATGAAGCTGATGCTATGGCTATGGGTTTACCAGACGTAATTAGAGATATTCTATTTATGAGTGGTAAGTTTACAGCTCAGCGTAAAGCACAGTGGAATTATGAGATTGCTTATGAAACTCTTGTACGTTCTGGTAGCATGCGTAATGCTAAAGGTGAGACTATTAAAAAGACAGACCCTCGTTATAAAAAAGCTACACAAGCAGAAATTCAAGCTGCTCAAGAAACATTTGATAAAGGAAACCCAGGATATATATTTGAGATGTTAAAACCTCAGTACTTTGGATATGCCGTAACAGATAATGTTACACACCCTGTATTCTTAAAGCATGCTTTACAACCTAAGTTTTACCGTCACGTTGAAGGTAGCCAGTTTGAAAAGCTTTATATAGCCGCACAGAAAGAAAAGGTAGATGTTATTGGATTTGAGTCTGGAGAAAAAGTAGGTAACGTAACTACTGCTGAAGGAAACTTTGTTCCAGTATATACTGAAGCTGGGGATGTAAACATTCAAACTACAAATAAAGGTTATCAACTTGCTGCTGATTTACCACGTCAAAGTTTATACAGTAGATTCTACGGTATTCAAGTAGAACAATCTAGCAAGCCTAAGAAGTTTGTAGTAAAAGGTACTCAGGTTACTAAACAAGTAATGAGTAACTTCTATGAAAACGGAAAGCCTGTAAATGAAGCTATAGGTCTTCTTATCAAGGAGTATAATGATACTCTTCGTGAGATGATGAAACTTGGTAAAGAAGAACTACTAAAAGAAATTGGTCTTGAAAGAAAAAATGATACTGAGTATACCACAAAGGATATATCTAGATTGGTTAGTCTTTTAAGAAAAGAAGCTGAGAACAGAGACTTACCTGATAACATGATTAATGCTATCAACTATATCACAAATGAAAATGATACACAGTCTTTGGAGTATGAGTTTGATACGTTGATTAACCGTGATAAGATAGATAACATTCTTAACTCTATTGTAGATAGTAGAGTTATCTCTCAGAAGATGAGCGGTAAATCTTCTCCACAAGCGGCTAGTACATTATATGAGTCAGCACCAAGAAACTATGTATATCTTAAAGATGGTGTTTACAAGACACTTACTAAGTCAGAAATAAAAGCATTAACTCCTGAAGAAAAGGCATCTATTCGTATGCAGTCATCAGATCTTAAGTTTTACCATTCTAAAGATGGTAAAGTTCAAGCTGCTGAAATGTATATAACATGGCCATTTACTGAAGTTACTCCAGAAGAGTTAGGATTAAAACTTGAAAATGGTATTTATAGAATGCCTGAAGGTGGTATTAACGGTTTAGACAATGAGCTGCTTAAAGCTATTGCCTTCCGTATTCCTACTCAAGGTATGAACTCTATAGAAAGTATTATCATTAAAGGATTTACACCAGCTGCTAATGGTGATATGGTTGTAGTACCTTCTGAAATTGTTGGTAAAGCTGGATCTGACTTTGATATAGATAAACTTAATATCTATTTAGGTAACTACTATGTAGATTTATTAGGTAGAGACTACTCTAGTCAAGAGTTCAAAGACTTTATGACAGCAGATATGCTATCAGCAGGAGCTAGTCAAGAATATATTGATAATGTATTAAGTATTATTACGCCTGATCAATTTAAGCAGATTAACCAATCTACTTATAAAGATAATGGCAAACTTATTAAAGGAGCTAAAAGCAGCTTAAGTGATATTAGTGCTTCTAAAGAAACACAAGAAGACTTAGCGTTTATTAAAGCTAGTATAACTAGATATAACGCTTCTGTAAAGGGTAAAAAGACTATTCGTTATATTAAAGATAACTTAGGAACTAAAGAAAGTTTACAGAACAAGCTCATAAATATCATGTCTGAGTTAGTTCTTAGACCTGAAAACTATGCACAGCTTGTTGCACCTAACACTACAGACACTCTTAAAGATCTTGCAGAAGATATTAAGGGATGGAAGGTAGATGCTGGTACTAAACAACTAGAAGATGAGAAGTCTCCTACTTACTTAAGAACATTTATTGGATCTAACAGTATCCGTGAGCGTTACTTAACAGCTAAGAGAATGGTTGGTATTGCCGCATTACATTCTACATTCCATGTAATGTCTCAGGTTAGTGGTCTTAAGCTAAATAATAAATATAGTTCAAAGAGCTTATACTATCTTAACGCTAAAGGTGAGGATGCTAAAACTGTAAATATTAAGCTCAATCATCACGGCAGAGATGAGAATGGACTATACTCTATAGGTCACATTCTAGATAAAGCAGGTGATTATATCAGTGACTTAATCTCTCAAGCTCTATCAGGCTTTGTGGATGGAGCTAAAGATCCATTTGTATTTGACCTTAACTTCTCACTTAATACAGCTAATACATGGTTCTATTTACAGCACCATGGTGTACCAGTAGAAGAGGTGGCTTACTTCTTTAACCAGCCAGTATTAGATAGCTTATTTAAAGAGATCTCTAAGAACCGTTCTTCCTTTAAAGTGATCAACGGTGAGAATCTAACTAGAAAAGAGTTATTCTATAAAGTTATTGCTCCATACTATAATAAAGTAGTTGGTGGAGATTTAATGGCTATGTTAGCTGGTGCAGAGAAAAATGGAAAAGCATCTGAAGATGCAATCTATAGCATTGTATTAACTGAGCTTAATGAAATTAAAGATAGCGTAGAGTCATTTAAACCTGAAGATCTTAAGAAAGCTATCAAAGATGGCAGCAATGCTGATGCTAGATTACAGATTGCTATTCTTATGGACTATGTTGAGTATGAAGCACAGGCTAGATTGATGTCTAACTTTATGCAAGCTATTGGTTATGATACTAATAAGACCAAAACTGTACAAGAAAACATGCTACAGATTGGTCGTTGGGAAAGATCTAAACAAGAAAACTTCATAAACAATCCAGAAGATATCCTTGATAATACGTTTTTAGGAGAACTAAAAAAGCAAAAGGAAGATATCTTTAACTTGTTTAGAGACTTCTTTATAACATTGTCTCCTGAAATCCAAGAGGTTTTCCAACCATTATATGAAAAGATTGATAACCCAGAGTTCTTTATGATGAAGGATGACGCTATTAATCTTATTAACAAGTACCAAAACTTTGTAGTTGCATATCTTTTACATACTACTTCATACATAAATGCAGAAGGTAAAGAGGAAACTCTTAATAATATGTATAAGGACTTGTTTACAGGTAATAATTCATTCCCTGCTAAACTATATAAGCTTAAAAATTCTGAAGATCCAAACATATCTGATAACTTGATTATCAAGGAGTTAATACCTATGATGACAGATGATGCTACTAAAACAGATAACATCATGTTGTTTAGAAACAAGATGGATACTTTTGAGATAAACAATGTTATAGAAGCTTACAATAACCTAAGAAGCTATGGTGAGAAAACAGCTGATGAAGATCTTGTAAAGTTTGCTGATGACCTAGCTAAATTTAGTATATTGCAGTCAGGTATGCAGTCTAGTTTTATTGACTATAAGAAAGTATTAAGTACTGAGATATACTCTGAACTTGTAAAAACAATCTTAGATAGATTTAAACTAAACCCTGTTATATCAACTGATCAAGTTTGGAGAAGCTTCCATCAAAATAACTGGTTCAACAGATCCATAGTTGCTAAAGCACCATCATGGATAAAAGTTAAAAATGGTGAGTTATCTATTAGTCCTAATAGCTCTGTTAGTCTAAATGACTTTTTGATCAAGTATGTGCGTGACCCTAAGATTAGTAGAGAAGAGCTTAAGAAGATGAAGAAGAATAAAACTATTCTTCAAGCTTATCAGCCAATACTATTTGAAAAGACTGATCAGAAAGATAAAAAAGGAAAGATTCTATACATTCCTATTTCTAAAGTTGGTAACGGTAATCGTATGCTTGAGATCTATAAAGATGATCAAGAGTCAATCTTACCAAGTAACGTAATGCAGATGGATACTAAAGCAGCTTTAACTGCAGCCGAAGGTTATAAATCTGCTAAGGACTTGATGAGAGAGCCAGAATTCATAAAAGCTATGGAACAGCTTAAAGGAGAAAAAACTCAGAACAATGGGTTAAAAGCTCTAGCTGAGAAAGCTTTAAGAAAAGTAAAAGATAATAATGAAGTGGACGAAACTATCTCTAAAAAAGAAGAGGAGTCTGTAAAATGTAATAAAGGTAAAGCATAATAACTATGGCTTGTAGTATAATTCGTAATCCTGAGACTAAACAAGTAGAAAGAGTATTGGCTCCTAACGGGAAAGAGTCTAGACTCTATGATGATATTCTTTCTATCATGGGACCTGAAGCTAAAGAGGATGCTCTTAAGCTTTGGGCTCAAGTGTATACCACTAAGTTTAAAGACTGGTTTGGTGACTGGGAAAGACTAGAGCGTATTAGACGTGAAGACCCAGGTATGGATGCTGGTACTCTAGAGAGTATTGCATCATTTGTATCTACTGAAATAGATGAGAATGGTGAGCCTAGAATTAGTAACGGTCTTTTTACAGATAAGGAAGGTAACGTAAGAATGTTTTATGATGCTTTAGAAACAAATATAGAGCAGCTTAATGAGGACTTTCTTATTAATACACCTTTTACTACAGATATACGTGAGCCAAAGGAAGAAGTAGAACCAGCAGTTACTACTGAAACTGTAGAAGAGTTTACCCAACCAGAAGATCTAAAAACTAAAATAACCAAGTTCTTAGAAAACATTGGCGTAGCAGTACAGTCAGTAAATGAAATCAGAGACTCTCAGGGTAATATAGTTAGAGATGCTGCAGCTAAAGCAGACATGCTTAATAAGATTGTTCAGGTAGTAGATGGTTTAGAATCACTAGATACACTACCAGAAGAAGCAGCTCACTTTTTTGTAGAAATGTTAGGCCCCGGTCATCCTTTGTACAAAGAGATGGTTGCAAAAATTACAGGGTATAAGTTATATGCAGACACTGTAGAGCAGTATAAGAATAAAAGAGACTACCGTAACGCTGATGGAAGTATTAACTTTGATAAGATTAAGAAAGAAGCTATTGGTAGAGTGATTGCTCAGCATGTTTTGCAAATGCAAGCTGGAAACGAGACTCAAGAACGTATTAGTTTCTTGATGAACTGGTGGAATAAGCTATGGAACTTTATTAAAGAAGCATTTAATAAGTCAGAAGATAATCCTTTTGAGACTGCAGCTGAAAATATTCTAGACGGTAATACAGAAATGCTAGATACTGATCTAGAACTAGATGAAGAATACTACCAGTTAGTTGATCCTACTCAAGGATTAAAACTTGATCAAACTAATATTACTCTTGATAACAGCATTGATCCTAGAACAGGACAGAAAAGACATATATATCAGTACAAAGGAGAGAATGCTAAAGGTTCTGTTACATCTGTTTATGTAGATAGATGGCTTAAGAAGATATTTAGATCAGACCAAAGATCTGATAAACAGAAACTTATAGATTTAAACAAAGCTGAATTTGGTGATATAATTCATCAGCAGATTCAGAATATTGTAAACAGTTGGACTTATGATGATGGTAGTAAGCGTGATACTCAAGGTCCTATAGAAGTTATTTTACCTACTGGTATTTATAATAAGCTTAATACATACATTCAGTCTGTAATGGCTCAGTATGAACCAGGTACAACGTTTATGGCTGAGGTTAAAGTATTTGACCAGAAAGCTAAGATTGGTGGTAGTATTGACTTGTTAGTAATACAACCAAATGGTGTTGTAGATATATATGACTGGAAGTCTCAGGAAGTTGGTAAGACACAAACTGACCTAAAGACTTATAAAGAAACTATGTATCGTATACAGCTAGAGAACTATCGTAAGATATTACAGCTGCAGTATGGTTTCCAAAAGTTTGGAAAGATACGTAGTATTCCTATGAGAACTAGGTTCACTATTAAGAATGGTCAAATTGATACTATTAAGGAATTAGAAGTAGGTAATATTGATCCAAGCTTAATCCCAGATGATAAAAGTTATTTACTACCTGTTACTCTTCGTACAGAAAGTACAGGAGATACGCAGCTAGATGATCTATTAGAGAAGCTTAATGGTATCTATGATAAGATTGATAAGACAAGATATACCAAAGAAGAACTATATAAGAAGCGTGAAGAGCTAGCTCAGCTTAGAGTTGCTATTAGAGATCTACAGCTTAAAAATAAGATGGATCGTTTGATTGAGCTTGGTCTTCTTGAGTATAAAAAGTACTCAGAGATGCTTAATGATAAAACATTAAACGGTAAAGAGATACAAGATGCTATTAAAATCCTAGAAGTTTTTAGTGACTCAGGAGTACTTCTTTATGATCTAAGACAACAGTACTTTGATGTAGCTCAAAACAGTAAAAAGAAAGGAGCTAAAGCTGAGTATGAGGAAATGAATAAAAAATTCTTGACCATGACGTCAAGAGTAGATAAGTTAATTAAAGACATTGAGTATTATAGAAGAGAGCAAGTTGAAAACTTAGGTAAGAAGAATGGTATATTTAATATATTAGATGCAGAAGCTCCACTAAATGTATATAGAGGATTGTTTAGTGCACTAAGTAACATCTCACAGAAAAGCTTTAGATTGTTTTCTAAGTTACTGCGTGTTGCTCAGAATAACAGAGATGCTAAGTTTGATTCCACAGCAGCTAAGATGGTCTTGTTAAAGAAGAAATTTCTTACATGGGCTAATGGTAGAGGAATATCTGCAGATAAAGCTATGGAAATGATTCTTCAGATTGATCAGAAAGGAAACTGGGATGGTAACTTCTTAAAAAAATATACATCTGAGTTTTATGACCTTAAGAAGAAAGCCATACTTGTAGGTAATAGTAAGTGGATTGCAGACAACATGGATTATGATAAAGAAAGATATGAGGCTGAAGAAAAAAGAACCATTGAAAACTTTAAAAGTGTTAACTATGCTTTAGATGAAGCTGTTAATGAAAAGATAATTGAAAAGAAAATTAAAGAGTGGTCTCTTAATCATAAGGTTCTTAATGATAATGGAACCATTAACGTTAAAGCTCTTCTTAACCCAAGTAATAACTTCTTAGTTCCTGCTGATCAATGGCTTAGTGAAAAGTGGTCTAACTTACAAAAGCCTGAAAACAAACCTGTTAAAGATGTCTATGACTTTTTTAAAGGATTGGTTGATGAAGCAGAAGAACTTGGTATGTTAGACAAGAAGTCTAAAAGATTTATTCCTTCTCTTTATAAGTCAAAAGTTGATCAGCTTGTATTTGGAGACATTAAGAACGTATTTAGCACTAAAGGTATATTTGAAAACTTACAGGTTGATGCCGGTAATACTTATACACCAGAGGTAGATCCTACAGATGGTAGTGTAATCAATCGTATACCTGTATACTTTACTACTGATATTGGAGTAAAGAATGAAGAGACAGGAGAAACAGACTATAGTAAAAAGTCTAGAGATCTATTTAAAGTATTTGCGGTATGGTCTGCTCACATGTATAACTATGAAGCTATGCATAGTATTGAAGATTCATCACAAATGCTTCTTGAAGTAGAGCGTAATAAGAAAAGCTTAGTTACAGATAACTTTGGTAATGTTACTATTGAAAATGGTAAAGCTAAAGCTGCAAATAATAATGATAGAAATGCTAAGATTTTTGAAGAGTTTGTAAACTTCTACATCTATGATAGGATTGGAGGTAAGAGTAGTGATGCTAAAGTAAAAATTTTAGGTAAAGAGTACTCTCTTTTAAAGACTGCTCAAGCAGCTATGAGATTCTTTAGTTTAAAAACACTCGCCTTGAACCCTCTATCTGGTACTGCACAATTTGTTGGTGGTACAGGTAATGCTTTATTCATGGCTCAAAAAGGTATTTATTTTACTAATAGAACATGGGCTAAAGCTATGTACACTGCTGCTGGTAGTAAAAAAGCTTGGGCTGCACTAAAGTATATGAATGTTCTTGGGGAAGGTAATACTAATGTTATGGTAGAAGAGCTTAGTCTATCTGGTACAAACAGAGTATTAAAAGATGAGAACTTCTACTTATTCATGCGTATGGGTGATAAAGCTGTACAATACCCAGTAGCTATTGCTATGATGATGGAGCACATGGTACAGGATGGTAAGATTGTAAACATACAACAGTTTGTAAAAGCTAAGTATAACTATAACAATGAGTTCTACAATCTTTCTAGTGCTGACCGTAAAGCTTTAATGGCTAAGATAGATAAAGAAGTAGGAGAACTTCAAGAAAAGGAAAGTGTATATGTAAAGGGTGTACTTTCACCAGAAGGTGAATTTACTATACCTGGAATTGAAAAAGACAGTGAAACTTTCTCTGACTTTAGAAATAAAATTAAGGGTGTTAACAAACGTATTGTAGGTAACCAATCTAGAGATGATATTAACAACATTAGAACTACTCTACTTGGTCAAGGACTTATGCAGTTTAGATCTTGGATGCCTGAAATGATTGAAGAAAGATTAGAAGGATTAAGATATGACGATGAGTTACAAAACTGGACGTATGGTAAGTTCCATTCATTCTTTGGAGATCTATTCAGTAAAAGAATAGGTAAGCTACTTAAAGCTATAATGACTGGCTTTGGAGACAATGCTGTTGAATTAGCTAAAGAGAAATATGAAAACCTTAAGCGTGAAGCTTATGAAAAAGGAGAAGAGTTTACTATTACAGAAGGAGAGTTTATAGATATTCATATTGGTAACTTACGTTCCATGGTAGCTGAACTTATGACTCTTAGCTCTTTTGCAGCAGCTGTATTCTCAGTAGTATCAGGAGATGATGAGAATAGAAGAAATAAAGGTATGAAGCAGTACTTAGCTAGAGCTCTTAAAAAATACTACAATGAGTTTGCATTCTACTATAACCCACTTGAGTTTACTAGACTAGTACAACGTCCTCTACCAGTTATTAGCTTAGCTGAAGACATGTTTAAGTTTCTAGGAAATCTAAGTGAGGAAGCAGGAGGTCAGCTCATTGGTGACAAAGAGTGGACTGAAGATGCAAAGCCATTGAAGTATTTTACTAAGATGGTACCTGTAGCTAAAGAAATTATGCTACTAACTGCTACATTTGATGAAGACTTTAGAAAAGACTGGGATATTAGAATCCAGCCAGGATATTAAAAAAAAGGGGTGAATTAATCTTCACCCCTTAGTTTTATATTTACATTTAGTGTTACTATAATTAAACCAATACTAATGCTTGCATATCTTGATATGATGAAGCTTTTATCTGGTCTAACACCGTCACACATGTTTAATACTTCACAATCTATTCCTAGAAGACTTTTGTCTGGGCTAAAGAAAGATAGTAATACTGTTGGCAATTTTTCAATCTTCATATTATTTTGTTTTAGTTTCTACTGTAAACGGGTGCTTGCCAATGTAGCAATCTTCTGGTAACCCTAAGTGTTTTTTAAATCCGTTAAGTAAGCTATGTATGTTACTAGCTCCTACAGGATTGTGGCTGTGTACAGAACATCCACATAAAGGAATGTTTCTTTCTTGACAGTAATCCACTAACCATTTAGCACAGTCTAGACCAGTCTTCTCAGTGTATTCATTATAACTGGGATGCTGATATCCTAATGCTAGTTTCTGTTTGAAATAATCGTCTATATGTTCTTCAGCTAGATCATGATCAAATGATACAAAGTCTGATATACCATTGGTACTAATCCATTCTACAAATTGATCATAGTTCCTAACAACAAACCAGGGCTCGTACCCTGGTAGTGTGTTAGTTGGAGTTCTTTGATCATCTAAATAGAGTGCTCTTTTCATAATTCTATATTAAGTAATGATTCTTTAGCGTTTCTAAACACTAATCTAATACTACCACATCTAAGTCTTCTGACAGCTCTTTTAAGAATTCTTCTTACATAAGCATCTTCTACAGATAGATGTTGTAGTTTATTAATCATTTGATTTTTATTCATACTAATCTTTTACAAAGACACCGTTAACAGTTTTACCTGTACGGTTTTTAATCTCATTCCAAGCTGCTTCTAAACAGTCTGCAGGTTCCATACCTACTTGCTTGGCTAGAATGATTAGTGTTACAAAAGCATCACCAATACCATCTTTAAGTTCAGCTTCTTTGTTTTTAGCTAAGGCTCCAGCAGTTTCTCCTACTTCTTCCATCACTTTAAGCATCTGCTTAGGTGCATTCTCAGGTTTAAGGATGTTTTTGTCTGCAGCCCAGCCTACTACGTTGTCAATAAGTGCGTCAAATGTTTGCATGTTGTTCTAGTTTTATAATTCTTGATTCTAATTGGTTTATAAAGTTACGTAAATCTTGGTTACTTTGCTCTAAATAACTTACTCTTTTTGTAAGAGAAACTATAGCTGACCTATACGGAGATAAGTCTATTTCAAAACCGTTAGTTGGCATCATTGCACCAGCTATCATAGGTGTAATATATATATTCCTCCTACCTGATAATTTTACCTGCTCTCTATAAGCGTATGCTGTACCAGCTTCAGCTACAGAATCTACCCATTGCTCATCATATACTTGATCTGAGATAGATAAACGTAGATGTTCTCGTAACCAAATAGTCATTTCATCATGCAAAAAGAACCTAGGAGCTTGATCTTTTTGTCTGTCTTCTAAAATATCTGTTATCATATTATTTTTTTAAATAAAAAAGGAGAGTGGTTAGCTCTCCTTTTTTTTGTTATCCTTCACAGCTTGCACATTCTAGTATGTTTCTTGCAAATGACTGGGCACTACTTATACTAAACTGGTAGTATAGAGTCTTGACTCCTTGTTCATGAGCAAATAAATATAACTGGTTAATGTCCTTAGCTGGAACTGAAGGGTGGATCATTAGATTTAAAGATTGAGACTGATCAATAAACTTCTGTCTTGCAGCAGCTTGAATGATAATCTCTTTAGGACTAATCTCTATAAAGGATTTAAACACCTCTTTAGTAGGGAAGTCTAAGTGTTGTACAGAACCATCTTTCTTTAAGATGCTTTCCCAAGTTTCTGGTGTATTAAGACCATACTTCTCAAGCTCTTCTTCTAAGAAAGGATTCTTGTACACAGTTTTACTCTTAGCCAAGTCTTTGATAAAGTAGTTAGACTTAATAGGTTCAATACCCATAGATACTTGACCGTGGATAAATGAACTAGACTTAGTAGGAGCTATAGCTACAAGCGTAGTGTTAGCATATCCTTCTCTAAGAGATGTATACCCATGTTCTGTATGCAACACTTTAGATGTAGCGTCAGATCTTTCTTTAATAGTTTTAAAGATATCTACGTTAATCATCTTAGCCTGCATAGATTCAAACTCTACAAGCTTAGACTGCAGATAAGAATGGTATCCTAGTACACCTAATCCAATAGCTCTGTGTTGTTCTGCAAACCTGTGGGCCCTTGCCATCCCCGGGAGAGTAGCAGCTTTAGTAATGAACTCATCAATCACTGCATTAAGAAACAGTGTATAGATCTCAATAGCATCTGTCTGCTTAATCTTGTCCCAGTGTAATAGATTTAGGGACCCTAGACAACACACAAAAGAGTTATAACTATCTGTAGGAAGCTGGATCTCTGAGCATAAGTTACTAGCTGTAATCTCTAATCCTATTTCTTTATAAGGAGAGTTGTTGTTAGTGTTGTCCTTAAACATGATGTAAGGAAAACCAAACTCATTACGTCTCTGGATAATCTTAGCCCAGATCTTACGTTTGTCTGGATCACCAGCTTTCATCTCTTCAAGCCATGCGTCACCAACTGTCACACCATACTGAAGATTCTGAATAAGATTACCTTCTGTACCAATATCTAGGAATTCTAGGATGTCTGGATGTTCTACTGGTAAGTATGCAGCACATGCACCACGTCTAGCTTCTGATTGTTTACAAACATCAACCACTGTATCGTATATACGTGCATAGTGTACAGGTCCATCTGCAGTACCTCCTGTAGAAATCACTGTTCCCCGGGCCCGGATGTTTCCCAGGTATACACTAGTACCTCCACCATACTTAGACATCATACCAATCTCTCTACCTGCATTAAGAATGCTGTCAAGATTGTCGTCTACGTTAGATCCGTAACAACTAATAGGTAAACCTTTTTGCTTACCAAAGTTAATCCATACTGGTGTAGAAAGACTATAGTAGCCTTTAGCCATATAGTCTTCAAACTTCTGTGCAAAGCCATGGACGCCAAGATACTTCTCAGCTGTCCTAGCAATGTCTTTAATTCTCTGTTCTGGTGATTCTGTAATGTAACCTCTTGAGAGGAACTTGCGGCTTTCATCATTAAGCCAATAATAGTTAGAATAGGTCATCTTCTGTGATAGCTTTAGATTTTTTGTTATAGTCAATTTGTTTCTTGTAAAAGAAGTCCCCTTCCTTAGTAGCTGTAATCTCTACATCAAACCAATGAGTCTGCTCTAGTAAGCTACTATCTACATAGAACAATGGCTTCATACCAATCTTTGCAAGAGAGTTATTAAACCTGTTCATAATGAACTGTCTGATGTTTTCTTTAGGAAGAAAGTCAAGCTCACCTTTTTCAAAGATCCAGTCTAAGATGTCACACTCAGCAATGTATGCTTTGTTACAAGCAGAATAGATTAGGTCTTCAAACTCTTGATCAAACCACTCTGGATTTTCTGATCTGATAATGTTAATCAGCTCAGCTCCAAAATTACCATGGATATCCTCTTCTTTAGAGGTAGCTTCTACCACGTTAGAGATACCCTTAAATAAGTTTTTCTCTTTGTTGAAAGACATCATGATCAAGAACTGGCTGAACAAGCTTACGTGCTCAATAAACAGAGAGAATAAAAGAACGCTCTTAGTGTACATCTTATTGTCTTTACTACGAGATCCATCAAGATACTTTTTTAGATACTTAATTCTACCTTCAATAGCTGGGATTTCAATAACTGTTCTAAACTCTTCTTCTAATCCTAGGATTCTAAGTAGTCTTGCATAAGCATCTTTGTGTCTCACTTCAGACTCTGCAAACGTCATACCTACATCACCAATCTCAGTGATGGGCATTCTTTTATATAAGTCAGCCCAAAAGGTTTTAACGTTAACTTCTATCTGAGCAATAGCCAGCATAGTCTTTTTAATAACTTCTCTTTCTTCATCTGTCACCTTAACTCTAAAGTCATCAATATCTGTAGTAAAGTTATACTCAGTATCAATCCAATAGGAGTGACGGATAGCATCTTTATATGCTAATAACTGTGGGTACTCATAAGGTAGGATGTTTACTCTAGCCTCAAAGATGTTTTTCTTTTTGTCTTCTGCGTTCATTTTATAGTGTATTATGGTTAGTCTTCTGTTTCTTCTTGCTGGTTAGCTATGAGCTCATTCATTTTAATCCTGATAATATTATCACACTTTTCTTTCCAAGTATTAAGTTCTACATTGATCATAGGTACTTTAAGATTGTTAGCTTTAGCGTGAGAAAACTCTTCTGGATTATCATCTAGATGCCATAAAAACTTAGTACCATCTAAGTATTTATGTTTGTATTCCATACATGTAAAACGTACATGATGTCTAGGTATACCTAGTTTTTCAATCACACCCCATAATCCAAAATTAGGATCACCATTTGTAGTGCTACAAATCTTAGCCCAAACCTCTTCAGGAAATGCTCTATAATATTTATGTTGATGGTTAGAGTCATAACGTGTAGTTACAACCCATACCTCTACACCTAATTTTATAAGTTCTTTAGCATACTCTTGGACATCTGGTCTTTCTAGTGTGCCGTCAAAATCAAAGCTTACTTTCATATTTATTTTGTTATCCAGTTTATAATGTTGTACCATAGTGTAAAACTAGTAGCAGCAATAACTAGCCATACTAGTATTACATCCCAGTTCCATTTATTCTGTTTCATGGTTCATAAAGTTTATAAATTCCAGTGCAGCTTTAGGATTAGTTTTTTGTAGGTGATCTATTGTTATCTCATATCTACCGTTAGTAACTTCATGTATAAAAACTTCATTTACTAAACTATCTTTAATAGTTGTAAGACTATCTACCTGATGTTGTAATACTGTTATTTGTTTAACCTGTTCTTTAAGGTCAATAAGTGTATAGAACAACAATCCAATAGTAGTAATACTAAGTGCAGCACTTATGTACTTTTTCATTTTATTTTATTTGTTAGTCCACAATATAGATCTATGAATGCCATTTCTCTTTCTGCAAACTTCTTATTCCAACGTTTCTTTTTACGGAAGTATGCAACACCCCAGTCTATCCATTCTTTACGTTGGTCTTCAGTCATACTCCACTGAAGATACCATTGGTCTTTTCTACCAATGACGTCATCATAGCCGACTTCAGGATGGCCGGCTATGATAAACATCTGATCAATAATATCCTTAATTGCGTCAGTTTTTTGTTTCATAATAAAACTCTCTAACTTTAGCTCCTAAATCATTATTATTAGGGTTGTTAATAATAATAGACTCTGGTATAAGTATGTGGTTAAAATTAGTACTAGAAGTGTGGCATTTGTTACACAACTGTCCTAAACCTTCAACATATCCATTTCTCATATCTATATGAGTAGATATTTCATAGGCGGTTTCTGCACCGCAGCTTACGCATTTATCTTTCATAGTAAGTGTTGGTTATATAATATACTTAAAATTATTGAACTTCTAGCACGTTTCCAAAAGAAGTTAGACCAAGGCTAAACTTTCCGTCATATACACAAGCTGCATTAGAAAATACAGTTTTTGTACGTGAGTAAGTGGAGACGCCTTGGTTAGTGTCTACCCCATCCATATTATGGATATGGCCAAAACAAACTAACTTTAGTGTGTCTTTTAG